ATGTTCCTGAAGAACCTGAGCTACCGCTAGTTCCCGAAGAACCACTTGAACCTGATGTTCCTGAGCTACCGCTAGTTCCTGATTCACCTGATGAACCTGATGTTCCTGAGCTACCGCTAGTTCCTGATTCGCCTGATGAACCTGATGTTCCTGAACTACCTGAAGTACCATCTGTTCCTGAACTACCTGATGTACCATCCGTACCACTTGAACCTGATGTTCCTGAAGAACCTGAGCTACCGCTAGTTCCCGAAGAACCACTTGAACCTGATGTTCCTGAGCTACCGCTAGTTCCTGATTCACCTGATGAACCTGATGTTCCTGAGCTACCGCTAGTTCCTGAAGAACCTGAAGTTCCGCTAGTTCCTGATGAACCTGATGTTCCTGAAACTCCTGAGCTACCGCTAGTTCCTGAAGAACCACTTGAACCTGATGTTCCATCCGTTCCGCTTGAACCTGATGTTCCTGAACTACCTGAAGTTCCGCTAGTTCCTGATGAACCTGATGTTCCTGAACTACCTGAAGTACCATCTGTTCCTGAAGAACCTGATGTTCCTGAACTACCTGAAGTACCATCTGTTCCTGAACTACCTGAAGTACCATCTATTCCTGAAGAACCTGAAGTTCCGCTAGTTCCTGATGAACCTGATGTTCCTGAAACTCCTGAGCTACCGCTAGTTCCTGAAGAACCACTTGAACCTGATGTTCCGTCAATACCGCTTGAACCTGATGTTCCTGAACTACCTGAAGTGCCACTTGAACCTGATGTTCCTGAACTACCTGAAGTACCATCTGTTCCTGAACTACCTGAAGTACCATCTGTTCCTGAACTACCTGATGTACCATCTGTTCCTGAACTACCTGATGTACCATCCGTACCACTTGAACCTGATGTTCCTGAACTACCTGAAGTACCATCTATTCCTGAAGAACCACTTGTTCCGCTTGAACCTGATGTTCCATCCGTTCCACTTGAACCTGATGTTCCTGATGAACCGCTTGTACCATCCGTACCACTTGAACCTGATGTTCCTGATGAACCGCTTGTACCATCCGTACCACTTGAACCTGATGTTCCTGAAGAACCACTTGTACCATCCGTACCACTTGAACCTGATGTTCCTGAAGAACCACTTGTACCATCCGTACCACTTGAACCTGATGTTCCTGAACTACCTGAAGTACCATCTGTTCCTGAACTACCTGATGTACCATCCGTACCACTTGAACCTGATGTTCCTGAACTACCTGAAGTACCATCTATTCCTGAAGAACCTGAAGTACCATCTGTTCCTGAAGAACCACTTGTTCCGCTTGAACCTGATGTTCCATCCGTTCCACTTGAACCTGATGTTCCTGATGAACCGCTTGTACCATCCGTACCACTTGAACCTGATGTTCCTGAAGAACCACTTGAACCTGATGTTCCTGAAGAACCACTTGTACCATCCGTACCACTTGAACCTGATGTTCCTGAAGAACCACTTGTACCATCCGTACCACTTGAACCTGATGTTCCTGAACTACCTGAAGTACCATCTGTTCCTGAACTACCTGATGTACCATCCGTACCACTTGAACCTGATGTTCCTGAACTACCTGAAGTACCATCTATTCCTGAAGAACCTGAAGTACCATCTGTTCCTGAAGAACCACTTGTTCCGCTTGAACCTGATGTTCCATCCGTTCCACTTGAACCTGATGTTCCTGATGAACCGCTTGTACCATCCGTACCACTTGAACCTGATGTTCCTGAAGAACCACTTGAACCTGATGTTCCTGAAGAACCACTTGTACCATCCGTACCACTTGAACCTGATGTTCCTGAACTACCTGAAGTACCATCTGTTCCTGAACTACCTGAAGTACCATCTGTTCCTGAAGAACCACTTGTACCATCCGTACCACTTGAACCTGATGTTCCTGAACTACCTGAAGTACCATCTATTCCTGAAGAACCTGAAGTACCATCTGTTCCTGAAGAACCACTTGTTCCGCTTGAACCTGAGCTACCACTAGTTCCTGAAGAACCACTTGAACCTGATGTTCCTGATGAACCGCTTGTACCATCCGTACCACTTGAACCTGATGTTCCTGAAGAATTACAATCTGAAAACCCTGTCACATTAACAAAAGAACCATCGCTATTAGATAATGTTAAGGTGTCGGTATTACATGTATATGTTCCACCTGTTACAGTACCAGTAAATCCTGATACTGAAATCATTTCACCATAGTTATTATTTAACTGTAATGTAGTTGTCGCAGAATAATATGTACCACCCGTAATAAAAGTGTCATTTAAATCTGCGATTCTCCATCTTGCGGTATCACGAGTAAAACCATTAACACCCTCAATTGTTGAACCAGTCCAAGCGTCCATTAAGTTTTGTCCACTAGGCGTTAAATTCAAAACATAGTAACCTGTACCACCAACATCAGTAATGTCACCAGCAGCTTCTGCGGCATCCCACAAATTTTCATAATTTGGTATTATATATTGATATGTTGTTAGATTTTCTTGAACAAAAACCAACATACCCAATCTTCTTCTACCAGAAGAAATTCCGTCATTATTTAAATTTAATTGGTTAATATAAGGTGGTGGGTCACTATGTACAGCCGAAGTAAAACTAATAGGAATTGTATTACCCGTAAATAGGACTGGACCTCCACCGTTGTAAATATCATTTGGAATAATCCAATCTAAGTCCGCCAAACTCCAAACTTCCATGTGTCCACCAATACTATTTACACTAAAAATTGTTCCAGTGTCGCTATCCCTATCTACAGAAATAGGTCCAAATACTATGGTACCTGAAGTTGGATTTTTATATTCAAAACTCATATTAGTTTATTTCTATTTAATTTTTTATTGTATACTTTATTTTATAAACTACGGTGATGTTAATGAACAAAGTGAGAATCCTCCAGTTTCCTCTCCCGCTGAAAGTAATTGAACTACTTGTCCTGAATTTGTATAGTATCCTGTCATGTTAGTTGTAACTGGTCCCAATAAAGAATCATAAAATAAGACATTTTGGTCAAAAGTTGAATTGTCACCATATATTGTTATTGTGTTAATACCATTACATGAATCATAAGCTGTTGCACCTGTTGAAACTACAAAACTAAATCTAGTTTGTGTTGGAGAAACAGTTGGTGTTACAGTATTGGTTGGTGTTGAAGTTCTAGTAGGTGTATTGGTTGGTGTTGTAGTATTAGTTGGTGTATTCGTATTTGTTGGTGTTACACTTGGTGTTACACTTGGTGTTGTAGTATTAGTTGGTGTTACAGTTTGTGTTACGGTATTTGTTGGTGTTACAGTTGGTGTTACAGTATTTGTTGGTGTTACAGTTGGTGTCACACTTTGAGTTGGTGTAGGTGTTGTAATAATAGAACAAAGTATGAATCCATCAGTTTCATATCCTGTTGAAAGTAATTGAACTACTTGTCCTGAAATTGAATAGTATCCTGCCATGTTAGTTGTAACTGGTCCTGATAAAGAATCATAAAAGAACGTATTTTCATCAAAAGTTGCAACATCACCATATATAGTGATTGATGATAACTCATTACAAGCTTGATTATAGGTTGTACCAGTTGACACAACAAAACTAAATCTAGTATTTGTTGGTGTTTCAGTATTAGTTGGTGTAACAGTATTAGTCGGTGTAACAGTATTAGTTGGTGTTACAGTATTTGTAGGTGTTTCAGTATTAGTTGGTGTTTGAGTTGGCGTTACGGTTGAGGTTGAAGTATTTGTTATAGTAGGTGTTTGTGTTGGTGTAGATGTTGCGCATAGAATAGGAATTACCACACCATTTAACATTTCATCTCTTGTCAGTCCTAAATAATAAGCAACATTATTTAGGTAAACATTAAAAGGTCCTAACGCATTTGAATTTGACGCTAAGCTAACAATATAAGACGTACATCCAGTAACCGTAATTTGTTGTTCAATTTCATTAACACATCCAGGTGCGTTATTAGTAACTAATATAGAATATACCGACATTCGATGTTTTTATTTAATAAATACTTTGACAATATTTATTTAAACAAATATTAAATTAAAAAATAAAATTTAGGGTTGAGGATGTTATTGCAACTTAACTTATGAAGGAATACAACTATAATAGCCAACAATAACCCGATTAATAAGTTGAACAACAATCCCATCAACAGGACTATGGACATCTTATTAAAAAACACCAATTAGTACCTCCTAACGGAGCAAATTTCTTCAACCGATGGTTATTAGTTAGTTAATACATACCACTGAAAAATTCCAAGCAGTACTTAATATCGGAGCTGTAACAACTACCAAAACGGTTGTAGGTGATGTCGATGATTTGTTGAAAATCATACTACCAGCCCCTGGCCCTGATACGTTTGGATATCCTAAGGCATTTAATTGTGCATTATAGGAGGGGTCACCTCTAAATCCTGTGTCAATAACCATATTCCCATTCCAAAAAACTTGAAATTGGTCAGGTACAGTATATGCGTTAAAGTTAAAAGTAGTATCACCCGCAGTCAACCCCATCTCAACAGTAATTTGATGAACACCAATACTACCACTACCATTATATGTAACATCACAGTTGGTTTCACCTGTAATAATTGTATATGGTGTTGTAGATGGAGTCGGTGTAACAGTATTAGTTGGTGTAATAGTATTAGTTGGTGTTTTAGTTACTGTTGGTGTATTTGTTGGCGTTACAGTATTTGTTGGAGTTTTAGTATTAGTTGGTGTTACTGTAGGAGTTGTTGTTGGTGTTGCGGTATTTGTAGGTGTTACTGTAGGAGTTGTTGTCGATGTTTCAGTATTTGTTGGTGTAACAGTTGGTGTTTCAGTATTTGTTGGTGTAACAGTTGGCGTTTCAGTATTTGTAGGTGTTACTGTAGGAGTTGTTGTCGATGTTTCAGTATTTGTTGGTGTAACAGTTGGTGTTTCAGTATTTGTTGGTGTAACAGTTGGCGTTTCAGTATTTGTAGGTGTTACTGTAGGAGTTGTTGTCGATGTTTCAGTATTTGTTGGTGTAACAGTTGGTGTTTCAGTATTTGTAGGTGTTACTGTAGGAGTTGTTGTCGATGTTTCAGTATTTGTTGGTGTAACAGTTGGCGTTTCAGTATTTGTAGGTGTTACTGTAGGAGTTGTTGTCGATGTTTCAGTATTTGTTGGTGTAACAGTATTTGTTGGTGTTTCAGTATTTGTTGGTGTTACAGTATTTGTTGGTGTTTCAGTATTTGTTGGTGTTACAGTATTTGTTGGTGTAACAGTTGGTGTTTCAGTTGGGGTAGAAGTCACTGTTTCAGTATTAGTCGGTGTAACAGTACTTGTTTGTGTTGGCGTGTTAGTTGGAATTAATGAACAAAGGAAGAATCCTCCATCTTCTCCTCCTGTTGAAGTTAATTGAACAACTTGACCTGAAATTGAATAATATCCTGTCATGTTAATTGTAACTGGTCCCAATAAAGAATCATAAAATAATACATTTTGGTCAAAAGTTGGATTATCACCATATATTGTTATTGTGTTAATACCATTACATGCATCATAAGCTGTTATACCTGTTGTTACAACAAAAGGAAATCTAGTGTGTGTTGGTGTTGGAGTATTTGTTGGAGTTTTAGTGTTTGTTGGAGTATTTGTTGGAGTTTTAGTTACTGTTGGAGTTTGGGTTAAAGTATTGGTTGGGGTTGAAGTTGGGGTTGAAGTATTGGTTGGGGTTGAAGTTTGGGTTGGGGTTGAAGTTGGGGTTGAAGTTGGGGTTGAAGTTGGGGTTGAAGTTGGGGTTGAAGTATTGGTTGGAGTTGAAGTATTGGTTGGAGTTGAAGTTTGGGTTGAAGTATTGGTTGGGGTTGAAGTATTAGTTGGTGTAACAGTATTTTCCGGTGTTTTAGTAGGTGTCGGTGTTAAAGTAGGTGTTTGAGTATTTGTCGGTGTTACAGTAGGTGTTTGAGTATTTGTTGGTGTAACAGTTGGTGTTGGTGTTTGTGTTGGTATTATAAACTCTTGAATATTAATATTAACAACACAAGACGCCAATTCGATTGTAATTTCAAATGCACAACCATAAAAACAGTCTAGTATTTTAAATATACTACACCCATTATCATCCGTTAATTGTAACATTATTTCAGAGGCAGAATCAAATATTGAAGGAATTGTGACATTATAATCGATTATTGGTGGAACAGTTCCAGAATTAATAGTGCCAAGCAAAGTTTGATTATTACCGTATACATCGGATATGTATATGTTAATTGGGTATGTACCTCCTGATATTTCGGTTATTCTTACCTGTCTCATGTTAAATAAATTGTATCATAAACAATAATTAATTTAATAATAATTTCAACATCTGTCGTGTCCGCTAAATGTGACAATCCTGAATCCATAGTCACAAAACATAACAATTTATCAATCAAATGCCAATCTTGGGATAGACTTGTCTTATTCATTAAGTTTAATCCATCTTTTATTTTAAAATTAAACGTTGGCTTATAAATATTAAAGAATCCCTTTTCAGAACTATCTTTCCCAATCGACACAACTGAAATACCTAAATCATTTAATTTTTTTGTTAGTTTCATCTATTTAGATGACGTATATTTTTAACAAAAATCTCCAAAAGTAAAAACTCCACCAACTACTGAACCATAACTAGTGAAATCTGAATAAACTCCGTCATCTGCTAGTGTAGTACAATTGGCGTCTGTGTAGATTGCGAGAGCATCATACAAATCACAACTATAGTTATCACATTCAGAACTTATATAGAATGTTCCTCCTGTTGCATTACAAGCATCTAATGGGTCATTGACATCGTAACCCAATTGAATTTCACAACAAATAGTTATCTCTGATGTATCACAAATAACTAGAGGTGAAGATAAGGTAACACCAGTAGAACCTGTATAAGGATAATAACATACCGTATATCCAGTAGTTTCATTCCCACTTGTTCCAGTTTCTTGCCCGAAAGGGTAACAACATGAGTGATATGAGTATACGGTATCCTTTGGTATGTGTCCTTCAACACATCTAAGACCAGCCTGTGTTTGTGTTACTGTTGGAGTTGATGTGTTTGTTGTAGTGTTACTTGGAGTCGCCGTCGGAGTTAACCCAATTGTAACTGTTGGTGTTTGAGTATTTGTTGGTGTTACAGTATTTGTAGGTGTTTCAGTTGGTGTAACAGTATTAGTCGGTGTAACAGTATTTGTAGGTGTTTCAGTGTTAGTTGGTGTTTGAGTATTTGTAGGTGTTTCAGTATTTGTAGGTGTTTCAGTATTAGTTGGTGTAACAGTATTAGTTGGTGTTTGAGTATTTGTCGGTGTTACAGTATTTGTAGGTGTTTCAGTATTTGTTGGTGTTACAGTGTTAGTTGGTGTTGAAGTATTTGTAGGTGTTTCAGTATTAGTTGGAGTAACAGTATTTGTTGGTGTTTCAGTATTAGTTGGTGTTACAGTTGGTGTTTCAGTATTAGTTGGTGTTTGAGTAGGAGTTAACACTTGTGTTTCAGTTGGGGTAGAAGTTACTGTTACAGTATTAGTCGGTGTAACAGTATTTGTTGATGTTACTGTAGGAGTTGTTGTCGGTGTTTCAGTGTTAGTTGGTGTTGAAGTATTTGTAGGTGTTACAGTATTTGTAGGTGTTTCAGTATTTGTTGGTGTTACAGTGTTAGTTGGTGTTGAAGTATTTGTAGGTGTTTCAGTATTAGTTGGAGTAACAGTATTTGTTGGTGTTTCAGTATTAGTTGGTGTTACAGTTGGTGTTTCAGTATTAGTTGGTGTTTGAGTAGGAGTTAACACTTGTGTTTCAGTTGGGGTAGAAGTTACTGTTACAGTATTAGTCGGTGTAACAGTATTTGTTGATGTTACTGTAGGAGTTGTTGTCGGTGTTTCAGTGTTAGTTGGTGTTGAAGTATTTGTAGGTGTTTCAGTATTTGTAGGTGTTTCAGTATTTGTTGGTGTTGAAGTATTTGTAGGTGTTTCAGTATTAGTTGGTGTTTGAGTAGGAGTTAACACTTGTGTTTCAGTTGGGGTAGAAGTTACTGTTTCAGTATTTGTAGGTGTTTCAGTGTTAGTTGGTGTTGAAGTATTTGTAGGTGTTTCAGTATTAGTTGGTGTTGAAGTATTTGTAGGTGTTACAGTGTTAGTTGGTGTTACAGTATTTGTAGGTGTTTCAGTATTTGTAGGTGTTTCAGTGTTAGTTGGTGTTGAAGTATTTGTAGGTGTTTCAGTATTAGTTGGTGTTACTGTTGGTGTTTCAGTATTAGTTGGTGTTTGAGTAGGAGTTAACACTTGTGTTTCAGTTGGGGTAGAAGTTACTGTTTCAGTATTAGTCGGTGTAACAGTATTTGTTGATGTTACTGTAGGAGTTGTTGTCGGTGTTTCAGTATTAGTTGGTGTTTCAGTATTTGTAGGTGTTACAGTAGGTGTTGGTGTTTGTGTTGGTATTATGAACTCTTGGATATTAATATTAACAACACAAGACTCCAATTCGATTGTAATTTCAAATGCACAACCATAAGCACAATCTAACGTTTTAAATATACTACACCCATTATCATCCGTTAAGTATAACCTTATTTCTGGAGCAGAATCAAATATTGAAGGAATTGTGACATTATAATCGATTATTGGTGGAACAGTTCCAGAATTAATAGTGCCAAGCAAAGTTTGATTATTACCGTATACATCGGATATGTATATGTTAATTGGGTATGTACCTCCTGATATTTCGGTTATTCTTACCTGTCTCATGTTAAACAAATTGTATCATGTTAAACAAATTGTCTCATGTTAAACAAATTGTATCATAAACAATAATTAATTTAATAATAATTTCTTGTCCATTTAAAGTATCATTAGTTGGGCTAGTTTGAATAGTTATTTGATTATTTAAATCGTCAACTGTAATTACACCAATACCAGGTATTGTGTTTAATAAACTAGTAACGGTATCATAATAAAGATTATCACCTGGAACAACATTTAAAGACGTTGTTGTAAAAAAAGTTTCGCTTGTTGTCAACCCTAATGGATTAACTGAAACGTTTATTGTAAATGTTGCTGAAACTAAACTACAACTTGTATTACCAGAGGTTAAATCGTCAAATCCAACATTTAACATTTGTAATAACCCAAATTTAGTTTGTGCCTCAATAATAAAAGTTTCAGACCCCATGACATATGTTTGATATGAAACATATGAAGCATCACAAGTAATTTCTGCGGTTCTTGATAACGAACATCCATTATCATCAATTACGGTTAAGTTATATGTTCCTCCTGTTAACCCTTGAACAGTAATTTGTTGCGGATTATTGGGCACATTATTAGACCAATCAAATATAAATGGTGGAGTTCCTGATGAAATAAATGCGGTTAAAGTACCTTCAGAACCTGTACCACAAGAAGTACTATATAAACTATAATCAAGTGGTATACTACTATTAACATAAACTTGAGTTGTTTGAGTACATCCTGTATTATCCGTAACAGTAATTGTATGTTGTCCTGAAGAAACATTATTAAATGTAATCGCAGATAAAGTACTATTATTTATATTAACTAAACCGTCTAATGAATAATCAAATGGAGTTGCCCCTCCTTGACTTTTAATAACCGAAATATAACCATTTGCATTATTACATGTGGTTCCTGTAGTATTTGTTGAGATTGTAAATGTGTCAGTAGCATATAATGTAACTTCATCTAAATAATAACATCCTGAAGCATCTTGAACCGCAACACTATACGTTCCTGAATATAAATTAGAAAATAATTGAGCTGTTTGGTTATTACTAACATTTAAGACGTTTCCATTTGGATATATTAACGTATAAATGTATGGGGAAGCTCCTCCATTAACTAAAACGGTGATTGACCCTCCATTACTTGAACATGTTGAGCCTTGTGTATTAATGTTAACCGAGGTTATACCATTTGGTGGCGTTAATGTTGTCCCAGCAACCATAGTACATAATGCCGCGTCTGTTACTTGGAAGGAATAATTTCCTGAGGATAATCCAGATATTGTAAATGATTTTGGATATTGAATTAATACCTCTCCTGTAGATGCAGAATAATAATATGGTGCGGTTCCTCCTGTAATTTGAATCGTTATTGAACCATCGGAAGAAAAACAAGTTGGAGGTGTTGAGGTAAACGTACCTAATCCAATTGGTGGGACATTCACAATTGTCTCACTTTTTGTTGTAACACACCCATAATAATCTGTAACACTAACAGAATAAATTCCAGCGGTTAATCCGGTGACAGTTGACCCTGTGTTACTTGTATTCCAAAGATATGTGTATGGTGGAGTACCTGTTACTCCTGTAACCATAATTTTACCCATACCAGTTCCTCCACACGATGAATTTGGAACTACATATAAACCATAATCTAAAGTATCCGAATCTTCAATAATAAAAGTTGGAGTTTGTCCTGTACACCCACCCAAGTCAACCGCCTTAATGTAGTAAGTTCCAGCGGTTAAACTTCCAAACACAACTGTTGATTGAGATGTTATTGCCGATTGTGAAAATACTCCATCTCCATGAAAAATATAAAATTCAGTTGAAGAATAATCTGATGTTGATGTTCCAGTTACAAATCCATTATTTTGAGAACATGTTGTTCCCATAACACCGAGAACACTTGCACATACTCCACTTGATACTGGTATGTTAATATAAAATTCATTATTGGTTGGTAGTGAACTATCAATAGCTCTTACCGAATATGTTGTGGCACTTAATCCTGTTTTTATCGCTGGCTCGGTAGTGACAATGTTTGGCGATAAAATAGGACTTAACCATTGTGCCGTGTATGGTGGCGTACCACCGCTAAAACTCAAACTGATAGACCCTGAGTTCGTATTTGAACAATCTCCAGTGACCGCTATATTATAATTAAAAGTTGACATTAACTACTACACTTTATATTAATATTTATTCCGACGTTTAAAAATACGGTATCTTGCAAATTTTCAGAATTACACCCTAAATTAGTTATTGTTAAATTATTACCATTTAAATAATAAGTGTATCCATAATCATATAAAATTGGTAAATAATATATTAAACTATTTCTCCATTGTAATTCGGTGGGGACATCAGTATATCCATATCCACTATAAAAAGTATTTTGAATTAAAATTTGATTATTAATTCTTAAATCAATGTACCATTCTGTTTGAACCGAATTTTGATAACATTGATTAAGTGTTAATCCGCTTTCAGACAACATATTATTAATCCTATTTGAAAGAATACTATTAAAATTAGTTGCTGTTATATCCCCATTAAACCATGGATATATATTAAAATCAACATATTCAGAATTACAGGTATAATTAAAAATATCTGATATGATATAACAGGGGTCAACAGCCACTGGTATAAATTGGCATCCTCTTTGTCTCCTATAAACAAATTTTTGTTTGTGTAATACCGAATTTTCTAATCGAACACCAGTATTCCAAATAGTTGTTGCCGGAATCATCTGTTCTACCAACTTAGTCCAATATGGACCAATACCTGTTACATAGTCAATCAACTTTTGATATGTGTATTTGTTGTTAGGTAACCCAACGGTTTGTTCTGATTCAATGTATTTCCACCATATAGATTGCAGTGTTGGATAACCACCAGTTTTACCATCAGAAATGTATTGTCTATTTCTAGCGTTAATCATATTTTGCCAAAAAGTTTGAGAAAATTCAAAGAATGTTTTTTTCTTAGGTTTTGGGTCAATATAAGTCCAATCAACTCCTCCAGGAACAGGATATCCAATAGTTAAACCTGATTCAGGTATGGGATAATCATATTTTCTTGATTGGTCCCAAACATCATAAACCAGTCCTTGTGCCGGATTTAAAAACAAATCAATATTCTTAACATTTAACACTAATTTTTCATTATCTACAAAATAATATGCGTTATAATCTGCCTGAGTTGATGTTCTGATTTTATCATCATCAGATAACCAAGATTTATTGTTATCAACAATTTTTTGTAGTTTAAATCCTTCATTCATGTATGGAAAATCTCTAAATCGATTCAAATAAGTTTGTCCGTATGTGAATGGTAGTAATTGTGTTTGTATGTTTAAATTTTGGCCAGTAAATACATTACCAGTTAATACCACATCATCAGGACTTCTATGTTCTGGAGTGGTCTCATACCATCCAGCGCCAATTTGAAAAAAATAAGTTTCGGTATTAAGTGGAGCATTGGGATAACCTTCAAAGTCAATTGGATAGTCACTTAAAGTTATATTAGTATCTTGGTACGAAGAATTTGTTGTAAATGCCGTAAATAATTGACCCTTAAAACTATATGTTTGCCCAGTTGCATATGTGGGAGTTTCTAAAACATATGTTCCTCCCGATATTTGAGACCATTGATTATAGAATTGGTCAAGATTTATTTTTTGGTCCGCCAAATAAATGTGTTCATTATATTCAATTAATGAATCTGGAGCACCAATTAATCTTAATAAAAATTCGATTGACCTTCGAGTTCCTTTTGATTTAAAAAGATAAGACGCGTTAAGAATTAAATTTTTATAATAAGTGTAATTTAATTCTGTTGGTGTTAAAGCTCTTGCGTACCCAGGATATGTTGGTGTTGACGTATTTCCAAAAACAGAACTTAAAAAATCTTCATTTGTGATTGGTGAAAAATTTGATGACCACCCTAAAGTTCTTGATAAATTAACTAATAACTCCGAAGGTATATCATTTGATGTATTATAGTTAACGGAATTCATGTAAGCCAACCCTTCAATAAATTGTTTTATTTGGTCAAAACTTCTACCGTATATTTGAAATATTTTTTCAACTTTTCTACCTAAAGTATCAAATTCTTTTAATGAGTCTGAAACCAAAAATCTTGAAATTAGATTAGTTTTAAATGAATCTAAATTAATTGCAATTTCTTGAATTTTTGCCAAATAAGAATCAAATAGAAATGAACGAATGTCCAAGTTCCAATACCCATCTTTTGGCCAAGTAACTTGTTGATAATCCGTATATGTTTGTCCATACTCGTTTTGTTGTGGTACTTGAAATACTGCGGTATATTCAGGTCGTACTAACCTATTAACTAAAAACTTTTCAACCTCATCAAAATTTTCTTGGAATATTTTATCAACAATATAATCATTAGGTCTAATTTGAAATTCTGTTTGCAATGTTGTTGCAGTTGTCCCAAATGGTGACCCTGAAACATAAAATGTTAGTGTTCCTGAAGTTAATGTTGTTGATGGTGTAAACGCTAAAATTTTATAGATGTTATCGTCAATACTAACACAGTAATCCAAATAAGTTTTATTAAGATTTCTGTAAATAGAAACCTCTAATTCTCTCATCATCAAATTATTTGATGCGTTAATAGAATAATCAACATCAAATGGATTACGTAATCTATCAACATTTACTTTAAAGTAAGTTTCGTCACTTTGAATATCATAAGCAATATCATACGCAGTGTCACCAGTTATAAAATCACCATTAGTGTATTGAACATCTAAAGACGCCGGAAAATAATTAATAATTTTTGTTATTGAAACTCTAAACCTTTCAGATAAAGAACCGTACATTGAAAAATTAAGAACCTGACTTATATCATAGTTAGGGTATACTCTAAATTGAGTTGCAAGAATTTGTCTACTTTGTTCGAGACTTTCGATATTCATCATATCCAAAGTCATTGACTCTGAAAACGCCCCGACATTAAATGTTCTATTAACTTTTTCTGTTACTCCGGTGGTAAACTCAAAGTTACCTTGCGTAAGACCTCCTCCTTCAACAGTTTGTAGTCCTACAATGTTGTCAGAGAAAGTACCCGCCCCGTTACCTGGCCTTGGTGGATAAAAGTATTTAGTATTTGTTGTATTTACGGCCATTAACTAGTTATGTTTGTAAAGTTTTTACTGAAATCAATATTATTACCTCTACTTTGTCTAACTTCATATAATAATGCATTAAATTGGTCTCTAATTTCATATAAGTTGTATTGTCTATATATGTTATTTTGAGAGTCGTAGATTGTATAAACACCATCATCAATTGATTTGGTTTGATTACCAAAAAGAGCAATTGCAAGAGATGATATGTCATATTCAACCATTTCTATCTCCAAAGTTATTGGATTAAAATATGTATTTGAAATTATAATATTTTGGTTTGGTTGTCCAATAAATGGAGTTGAGTTTGGATTATTAGTTGGAGACGATGATGGTGACAGAGTTAGAAAAATTAAATTGGTATTTCCATCAACATATCGATATCTTATAGTTTTTGCGGTAGTGTTGGTTTGATTTGTAACAACTGGCTCACAAAAGAATGATGAGGTAATAACTCTAAAAAAATTAGGTATTTTTGAACCATTAGTATTTAAATATTCTACTCTAAAACCAACCAATCCTTGTGAAACAAATTTATTTTGATATTGGGCTGGCACATTACTAACGTCAACAACAATTCCTTTTACATTTGGTAAAGCGTTTAATACACCACAATCGGTAATCTTTGTTCTAATTTCTTTTGGTCTTAAATATAACGTGTAAATTCCAAGAGCATTGAACTGCTCAGCGGGTAAAGTTAAATTATATAATCCCCCTAAAACTTCAACACCAGCATTTCCGCCAGTCTGAGTATTATTGAAATAAGGTTTAAGGATTGTCTGCGCATCAAGTTGTGTTAGAATAAAATTATCCGTAACGTCTCTAGATGGGGTATAATTTAATAAAATTTGGACATCCTCGGGACTTACATCACTTGGTCGTATTGTTCCGTAGCTTCCTATACTCACTTGTTTTCTTTTTTAATTAGTTTATTTTTCTTATTTAATAAATACCTATTAATTATTTTTAACCACCGAAAAAAATCCGTATCCATAATTAATCATATCCCCTAAATTGTCAACTTCTCCGAGTCTTTGAATTTTTTCATACGCAGAGTTTTTCCCTCTTTCAACAAAAACATTTGTTTGTATTTGTGGTTGGTCAATAACCTTAAGTAAAACCTCTTCTTTAGTTATTGGTTTGTTTGTTAAATTATTATTAGTAAATCCTGAAGATTGTTGAAAAAATATTGTAGTACCATCTATGTAATCATAATAATCGACTGAATTAATTGTGTATGCCGTGAATGTTGTTGCCGTGTTGGTTATTGCTCCCCATATTTGCCCATTTTTAATTACAGGAACCCCCACTTGAAATTTTAACGGCCCATACATTGATAACTCATTAAGTTTAGATTTTGTTAATCCTGAAACTGTAAATGGAACTGTTGTAAAGTTATTTGATGTTTGAGCCGATACTTCACTAACCGCGTCGCCCGAAAATATGTAATCATAACTGATTGGTGTTTCAAACCAATTACCGCCAGCAGGAATAAAAAACGCCATACCATTTGGATTATTAATAACAACATCTGAATATGGTGTTGTTATTGTTTTGGAAACTTTAGTAATACCCCAAGGATTTGTTTGCTCCAATGTAATGGTGTATTGGGCATTTGCAACAGGATAAGTATGATTTATATAGTTTGGTGTATAAGTTGCGATTGTTTGTGATGGTGTTCCATCACCCCAATTAATTTTATATGACGATAATTCAAGAAATTTTTGAAACTCGCTTGATGTATTATAAACGTTATAAACATATGGATTAGAGGTTGTAGATGAAAATATAAAATTAGCTACAATATCTTTTTGTAATATCGCACCATCAAATGGGCTAAAGTATCCAACATCAATTGCTGTTTGTTTAAATAAAATTGGAATTGTTAATCCAGTTAATAATGAACTTCCTTCATTACCTCCAGTTAAAACTTGAGTCATTCCCGAATAAATCCCAATCGTTTCACCAGAATAATTTGGTCCAACATTGTTACCTTGTAAATTAACAGTAAAAAGGTCTCCCTTAATTGTCTCAGGGGATATAATAATATTATAAAAATCTTCCATTATGGGTTAACATATTCATACCATTTTATGGGTTCTAATGTACCTGCCCTTTCATTATCATTAATATATATTGTTTGAGATGTGTTTATATTGAATATTTGGTAATTATGTTTTTCGTAATTTAATTCAACCCGATAGTAAAAATATTGTGAACCATCAAAAATATATTTATCACCTGAGATTGATGATTGCGGCATATTTAACATTTTTGTAAAGGAACCATTTTTTGCGTCATAAAACTTTGCCGTCATGTAAAATGTACTTATGTCTAAAAATTTTCGTTTTTTTAACCAATAAATAAAAAAACCTTCTTTATCTCCAATATAATCTAAAATAAAATATGGTTTTTTAATTGTTACCGGAGTTACTTGCATAATTGCATCCATCTTTAACCCTTGTTGTGTGGGTATAATAATTGTAATATAATTCGTCTGTCTTTTTTCATCAATATTATCATATAAATCCAATTTAAAAAATGAATTTGTAAAGTTGTTAGTATAATAATATATTTCTTGTGTTGTAAATCCTTCCATCTGATAGTTAGATTTCCAATTTGTTTCATCATTTAATGAACCACCTGAATAAAAATTAAATTCATATTTAATTTCTGTTGGGGCACCAGTTGCTCCTGTTAAAGGTGCATGCGCAAATCGAGTAACTTCAAAGTCTCTACCTTCACCAATCACTTTAGTTATCATTTCACCCTCATACTCATCAATACTTTGGTCTAAGCCCAAATAATCCCAAGTAAACTGAATTGGAATTGTGAGTTGTCTATCAACAAACCCCTCTTTATTAATTACTATTTTATTCACACTCATCGAATAATGGTTTTATTGGAAATTGAATTCCAAGTAAATTATCGTTATAGTTGATACCATCAGGTATTAATCTAAATACAACATTTTTATATGGATATTGGGAACTATTTATAAATGGATAATCAACACCTCTATTTTCATTGTCTATAAATCCATAAGTGTATAAGTCTCTCCATCTGAATTCTTGGTCTGAGGAAGAATAAAAGGAATAAAAAGGTACGTTTGCAACAGATTTAATGTCTCCAGTTTCAATATAATCAGAAAAAACCCTAATTTCCATTGATGTGTGTGGCTTATAATAATAACCTTGGGTATTAGTTGAATAAGTACTAGATGTTTGAAAAACGTTTTGATTGTAATTTATTTTTTGATAATAATTTGAAATAACTCTTTCAATTTGTTCATAATCATTCCATTCACAAAAATCTCCATCAACTGAATCCCCTCTGTTTAAATCTTCATTATAATAAAATGTTTTGGTGACTCCACTTGTTAAGGTATAATTTGATGTAGGTATGCTTGTATTTGAATTTGTGTTTAATAAATCCCACCAAGAACTTATTGGGGTTGACAAATTAAATTCCCACCCTTGTTTTAACCCTACACCATTATTTGGTTGATTAAAATAACCTGTATATCCCTTATTAATAATAGTTAAAAACAATTCGCTAACAGGTCTTTTTTGATTATCTAAAACACCATTTAAATCTAAATCATAATTAACAGTAATATTATATGAATTACTACTTGTTTTTTGTGAGATTCTTGATATTTGATTTGGAGTAATAGAACTATATTCAAATTGTTTATCTTCGTTAAAAATGTTTCTTTCAAAAGCATTTTTAACTACAATACAATCTTCGACATTTGTTAAAATCTTATGTTCTCTAACATAATACTTTGACTTAGTTTCTAATAAATTATTCGGATTAATAACTCTTTTAAATGTACCAGTAACCCCATTCGCAAATGTTGTACCAGTATAACCAAGATTAAAAAGATTAAAAATAAAAATATCGCTATCAACTAAATTATTACCTAAGGAGTATACTTCAAACAAATTTGTGTCATTGTAAGAAAAAGATAATTCAACATATTCTCCAACAGTTAATGCATGTGGTGATATACATTGAAATCCAATAATATTACTCCCGTTTTTAGTTGTATTATTAATAAAAAATGGAATTCCTTCAGATGCTATCCAATCATAACCACTATTATTTAATGTGTATGACATTTGTTTTGAGTAGTTATTATTATATGCGTAACTAACATAATAAGTCCAATTATAGGTGTAAGCACTTTTTGCCTCATAATTAATGTGTTGGTCAGTTATGTTAGGTCTATAAAAATCAAATTCATAATACTGCGGATATCCTTTCCATACAGTACTAACATAAGATTGTATTGGCTCAACATAATATAGAGTGTCTCTAAATGGAACATATTCAGTAGTTCCGGTATATGTGTTATTATATAAATAAGTTACTTTAAACGTAGGCCTAAACACACTACCACGTTGTCTTTCATCGTCAAAAACTTGAGCTAAGTTAATACTTTGACTTCGGTCATATTCAACCATTTGTTGACTTTGTTCTTCTAAAGTAAGATTAATTTCTTGGTCAACCGACGGAGCCGCCGCATACGTTAAACTACTTGGTATGATTGTATGTTTATTCACTTATTGAATATTTTGTTTTAAATTTATCTAATGCGGTCAGTCCTTGATTAATTCCAAAATAAAAATGAAATGGAGCTCCAACTAAAAATTTAGGAGGATAAGTTCCTGCATCATAACTAAACAAACCAGTGTTGTCTACATTAAAAATATATCCTCTCTCATATATATCACTTATTTGAGTGTTTGAACCAATAAAATAACTTGGCTCATTAAGATTTCGTCTAGATAATGATTGGTAGTTATATCCAAAAATTCCTGTATTAGCGGCAGATTCGTTTGTTTTCCAATTATTTTTTTCTGAACCAAAAATACTTTGGGTGGATGGTTGTTTTAATTCCCATTGGTAAAATGGAACATATTGAGATTTAATTCCATAAGGATAGGTTATTGCGTTTGCGTTATTTGATGGTCTAAAATTAATAACTCCAGGTGTTAAAAAATCTTTGTTTTGTAAATCAAAAGTAGTCGACGAAAAGAAAATTCCCATTGTTGGTGCTGTAAGGTTACCTAAAATAACAACTGGGTCGTCTGGAGTTCCGTATACACTATAAAATTCTGGTGAAAAGGGAATGACACCATATTCAGAATTAATTGACATACTTTGAGCTAAATCACCGTCAATTCTTTTTCCACCATTAAAGTCTCTAGTAAATAATTGATTTAATCCGTTATTACCAAAAGAAAAAAGTTGAGCTAAAAATCCTTCATCAGTAATTCTTGATATTACAAATAAATTAACCAAATCGGAGGTATCCGAATAACTTGTTGGGTTTAAACTATCCATAATATATGCCTTAGCTGATGGGTCAAATATTATTTCTTGATAAAAATCATCTTTAATTCCTAAATTAATAATTGTTGTTGGAAACAATAAATTTCTTGTGTTAACCGGTCTTATATCACGGGAACCATTAGAAGGATTAGTTGGTCTACCAATAAATCTTTGTGAAGATGGTAAATAAGGCGAACTTCTATAATAAAAATTATTAGTTTTACCGTCAAAATATGCGAGTTGTTTTGCAAAATCAGGCGGTAATGGTTTATTTTCTTGGTCATAGTAAGTATCAATTTGAAGTGGAAACATATATAAAGAACCATTAACCCAATTATTAGTAAACGATTGAGCCAAAACTCCTCGACATAGTCCATAAAAAAATCTAAACCTAAATGCCCATTCACTAAAACTTTTTATATCTCTTTTAATTCCTTCCGTTAATTGTGTAAATATAGTTGTGTTAGGAATCTCTTGTAAAAAAACATAACACCCATTTTCTACCGCGTCAGATTCGGGACAACCTGATTTAATTCCAAAATTAACACTATTACCACTATAACAACTAAGATTTACCATTCTATCACAATCGGTTAGACTATCTAAAACATTAGTAGCTGCTAATTGTCCTTCAATGTCAGGAGTTACTTGTGATGCTCCAGTTGAAAGTACGGGTTGAACTAATAATCCAGAACCATTATTTTGAAGAACGTATGATGCAAATATACTATTTTGTTGTAAAAGACTAGGGTTGTCTGGCGAATCAAATGTGTCCGAACTTGGAAGTCTTCCAGTTCTCATAATATTTTTAGTAGGATTTGAAATTGATAATGACGTAGTTGATGAATATATTTTAGTAAAATTATATCGATTCATTCCTCCAACATACACAGTAAGTTGGTTACTATCCATACCAACTTCTTCAGTTGAGGGGTTTAACAAACTCAGCATATCTCCTCCAGATAAATCTTCCGCATTATCATAGAAATTTGACCCAATTGTGGCACTGTATAATAAATTACTAGTCATACTTCTAATCCCTTTAAGAGTTGGGGGAGTGTATTGTATAGTAGTAAAAAAAGAACTACTAATATTTGAATCTAATCTTCCATAATATCTCACATTACTTGTTGTAAATCCGGAATATTGTTGTCCTGGTGTAACTGAACCGGATACTCCAGGAGTAAAAAATTTAGATTGGAAAAATATGTTATTCTGATTAGTATGTGTTGGTACTGTAGTTGTAGAACCAGCGGGTACTTTTTGTACCGGAATATTAACTCTAGTTGAAGCTGTAAATACCCAATCAGGGTCATCAATATCTTGTCCAAATATTCTTCCAACACTATATTTGTTGGTAAGTAATGGTGAGTATGGGTCAACACCTCTTTGTAAAATTACAACTTTTTGACTTGCAAAATCCTCAAAATAATTTGCCGGTATATACTGCAATGTGCCAAGAGTTTTATATCCGTCATTAGTATCACCCAAAGCATTTTGGATATTTTGACGCTGAGTTATACTACTTGAAGTTAGTAATTCTGATAAAAATCCAGAGCTACTTGATGCATTTGGAATAATAAAATTTGTCACTCCATTTATTACGGTAGTTGATATAGTAATTGCTGTTAATACTTGATAATATTCTATATCTGAAGGAAATGAATATCTTTGACAGGTATCTCCAGTACTTACCACCGTATATTCTGCGGTACCCCCTAAACTTTGTAATTGTATACAATAGTCAATATTAGAAATGGTTTGAGGTCCAAGTGTTGTTGCAGTAATAGTATAAGAAAGATTATTACAGTCTTTATAAGTAATAGTCCCCACATTATCAACTAAACCAGTTACTTCTACTCCAATACTACTAAAACAAAACTCCTCTATATTTTCATTTTTTGGAATAACATATGAGGTGCTTAGATTATTTAATTTATTCGTTGGGTCGGCGTATTCTACATTCATGACAAATTCATCGGTTTGCAATTTTCCTATAATACCATTAACAGCATTTGTTGGTGATACTCCTGCACTAACTGTAACGTTCTGCGACCACAAAAAGTTAGAGTCTGTAGAACCACTAGGGTTTATAAACGATAAAATTGAACCTGGTTCTAAATTTTCAACAAAATCAGGAACTACCAATACTGTTAAAGTATTGTCGTAGTGATAATTTAAATTTGAATCTGCGGCAAAAGTGACTTTAATCCTATTAACATTATCATAATACTTGTTGTTTGTATTAAAAATATTAATTCTAACACCTAACGGTATTGTTGATTGAAAACTATATCCCCATGGTCCATAACCAACAGGATTATTAAAAAAAGATATTGTTTCTCCATCTCTTGTTTGTCGTACCTCACTAACCGCTGTTTTATACTTAGAATTATTTACATTTGCTGGGTTTGTTGCGAGAGCTTCAGTTAAATTTAGAATAATTTCATTTTGATAATTAAAGCCATCCCAAAGCGTACCAAAAGCGGATGCATAATATTGTTCAACTAAGTCATAATAAAGTGTTGGGTTAGATACCGGAGTTAAAAAATTAGCGTCCGGTGGAGTTGTTGAGGTCGAAGTAGTTGTTCCTGCAACTAACGTATCACATTCACAAGCCTCACAGTCCGGATAGGTAATCATTGGTATTCTGATTGCATCATATTTTTTTTTACAATACTTACTATAACTCTTGAATGGTTTTTGGAAAAGAATATTAATCTTAGAAAATGCACATAAAATAAAATAAACAAAATTTTCCACAAACTGTATTAGGGCACCTATGAATAGAAGTATCAGTCCAATTGGTTGTAATATTGTCATAAGAACTGAAAATAAAAAATATATTAAATCAAAATTTCTAAAACCCTCATTTACTGGAAATTTATTGATACTATCACAATCTTGACTATCAATTTCTTTAATGCCAATAAATCTACCTCTAAAACCATTTTTAAATTGGTCAATAAATCCTGAAACCGTATAAACTCTATTAAATTCAAATTCATAAAAAGTATCTTCACAATTTATTGCCGCTTGTGTATTTGTATATCCCGTCCAATCTAATCCAAAATAATAAGAACCCGCTAATTTTTCATTAGTTAAATAGTCGGGCTCCAAATTTGGGTCAGTTCCGGTAATTGTCCAACCATATTCTTTAATATTTGGAACTAAGAAATATGGTCGTTTTACATCAGTTAATGATGGAGGTTGCTGCCACTTAATTTTAAATCTATATTTTGATTTAGTTGGTATTCCCAATGTTGGGTCATTTGAGATAACTCTCTCACCAAATTCATTAGTTATAATATAATCTAAATTCATTGGTAATTCAGTTAACCAAACCCCATCACCGTCAATAATATTTCCTGATTGTTCTAATTTAAATTCTTCTAATATTGGTTTACCTGTATCATCTTGTTGAATAGTTTGTCTAATTACCAATATTTGTCCAGGTCCTGACTGTAAACTACAAAGATTTCCCATATTATCTTTTGGTCTTCCTTTTTTTCTAACTCTAAATTTATCTGGAGTTGAGTATATTGACCCCATAAAAACCGCAGTGGGTTGTATGTCAACATTTGAATCGTCTCTTAAATCAAAATCTAAACGATTAATGGCTATGTCACAAATATCAGGTTCACCCCAAAGTGGTGAAATGTCTAACTGTTTAACAGAATTAATAATTTGTGGTAATGAATTTAAATCTGTTGACGTTTTAAATCTATTACCCGCAACTTGTCCTTCAGTTGCAAGACCCATTCTAATTAAATCTTGTGGTGTTAATGAAAACTCTCCAATGTCAGATAAATCAACATCCATAACTACAGTTTGAAACCCTATTGGTACACCCATTATCATGTAATCACCACTTTCATTTGTTTTGGATGTTAGAAGATAATATTTGTCATAAATTTCAATTGTGGTTGTTTCTGTTAACGCATCCATTCTTGAAGGAAGAGTTCCTGTTGCCGCATGAGCGGAATAAGATTTCATGTAAGGTAATAAATTATACCTATATCCATCTTCATTTACATCGTTAGGTGATTTATACGGATAGATACTAGAAATTATTGGGTTTGATACATCAATATTACTAATAGGAATAAAGATTGATACTCTAGCGTTTGGTAATCCAAACCCATTGTTTGCCGTTACTCTTCCAACAATAACTCCATAATCAGCACAACTTCTATTATAAACATCTTCTTGTTGTAATGTTAAAGATAAAATCTCTAATTGTTCAAACTCTTGGTCTAATTGTACGTTGATTGTTTTGTTAATACCTAACTCAGTCCTTATTCTATATGATTGACCCATTAATACCTTTAATTAATAAATAGTTTATGTGGGATTTTTAAAATGAACACACACAATTAAATAATAATCTAAAGAAAAAATAAGTGAACTTGTTAAGAGAAAGTAATCGATTGGAAGTTTTTAACTGAAACTTTAATATCTTTACCAGGGTACCTAATTTGATAAACTTGTGATGGTTGCGCAAATATAGTATCATCAACTGGCCCAATAAGTTTTACTGCCGGGTCTGAATACTCCATAGATGTTTCTGCAGATGAATACTGACCTCCAACTTCATTAAATATATCTAATGTTGACACGGTTAATACCCCATTTGTGTTTTGAATAATACTTCTAAGTTCTGATAAATAGACATTTTGACCTAATTGTCTTGTTTGAGGGTTAAAATATGTTGATACTTTATCAATAACACTTGAAATAACTTGTCCTGAGTTTTGAGCGGAATCTAAAACAATTGCAACATCAACACTCAAATCAATAACCTCAGCACTGAATATAGAAATATAATCATTCATCATTCGGTAATTTGATAAATAATTTGCAATGTTTTGTCTTAAAGTATTTGAAACAATGTTTGTTAATTTACCTGAAGTATCAAAAGATAGTATTTGAATTAAAATTTTATTATTATTTTCGGTAATAGAAACTTTGGCAGGTGCACCAAATTGGGATGGCATGTTTCTAATAATTGATTCATAATCTTGTACTGTTACCGCCCTTTTTTGTGCTGAAAAATTAAATGAAACGTAATTTCTAATTTCTTCCAATGAGGGAATTCCCGCTCCACCAACAGCTGCCGTGACATTTACACATCTTAATGAATTAACTACAGTAGAGTTTGTTGTTTCAGAAGGCCCATTAACATAAAAAGATATGGTGCCTAATTGATTAATTACATTTGAACCTAAATTTGTTGCTAATCCACCACCAACTCTATATTGAATAAACAATGTTGAATTTGGAGATAATGCCGAACCTAATGAAAAATTATTTGAGTATTTTTGAAGTTCTAATGTGGTACCTAAAGTTGTAAATTGGTTTAATTGGTCTTGAGCAGTGTTTGTTCCTCCACCAAATGTCATTTTTTTAAATCCTTCAGGAGTAAATTCCGTAATAAATCTATTTTGTGTTTGAATGTATTTTCCAACTTTAATTCCAGGTTGGTCGGAAACTTTTGTTAAGTCTTCAATAAAAACTCGGTCTTCCGCCAAAGCATCTACCTCATACCATTTATTATCTAAACCTAAAAACTCTGCAGTTGTCGGTGTATTTGTATATTGTGTACCATTTTTTAATATGACACTTGTAATACCTAATACGTTCTTTTCTGGTAGGAATAATTCAAAGAAAGGTTTAACATCATTTGCACCAATAACTCTTTTAAATACTTTTGTTATACCATTAACAACAACTTCTCTTTTTGTGATAGTATAATTAACTAAAATATTATTAGAATTAAAGTTTGGAATTTTTAATCTATTTGGAAACCCTTGGGAATTATATGGTGAGGCAAAATCAATATCATTAACATTTTCAAATACAATTCCGGCTCCAACAACTTGTGAACCTCTTGTTAATATTCCAAGATATCTCTCATCTTCTTTATCACCAAAAGCAGGAACTGTAACTGAAAAATCAACCAAAGAAACTGAAGGTCTTTGACCTGGTAATTTTAATCCGTAAGTTCTAGCGATATTATATATTGACGACCTTTGTTGTGCATATTGTAATACTGTTTCCTGAATACTTCGGTCAATATTATAATGTAAGTTGTCAGCAATTGCAGCATTTAAATCAATAAATACGGAAAATATTGAAGCGTCATTAAAATCTTGAATTAAGTCAGGATAGTAAGTTTTAGTATAATTTAAAAGTTCTGTCCTAATTGACTGATAATCTCTTGTTGCGTACGATATTTTATTATTTGCCATTTATATTAAATATTAATAATAACAAAATCACTCTGTGCATATGTTGAGCCGTTTGTTGAGTAATCTAATCTTATTTTTGCGGTGTATTCAGAAGTTCCTTTACCCGGAAATCTGTAAATTGATGATTCACTAGTTCCCACAAAATTTTGACCTGTTGCAATATCAACTTCTTCTTCTGGGTCTGCAGGTAATATACTTAAACTATTAACTAATAAATTTGGCATAAAATTTTCAATAGCGTCTCTTATGTCAGATTCAATTGCAGTAAAAGTAACACCATCAAATGGTTCAAAAATAAATTCATATAATCTTGTGCCAAATTGCGGTAAAAAGTATCGAGAACCTCTTCTTGTTAACAATAAATGTATTAAGTCCGCTTTAATTTCTTGGGATTGTAGTTCAGTAAGTTCTAAATAATCCCCTCGTCTAGAATCTCGAAAAGGGAAATTAATACCATAAGTAACACCATTTGCCATAACTATAAATATAGTACTATCTATTTTTCTTTAAATAGATTAAAAATGAAAAATCCCGACGTGTCGGGATTTATATTTAAGAGCTACACCCAAAACATTCAAAAGGACTATCTTCAGGTTTTGTGTTTAATTCAATTATTTCAACTTTTGGTATTTCAATCTTAACATTAGGTTTTGATATTTTTGAAACATCAACCGCCAAGTGTTTTGCTCCCGTTGAAATTGCTTTAGTTCTAACATAATAACATAAAGTTTTTAATCCTTTTTCCCATGAATAGAAATGCGATGAGGTAATTTTAGACAATGTTGGATTTGCCATATAAATATTCATTGATTGTGATTGGTCAATAAATGGTGCTCTATCTGCCGCCATATTAATCAATTCTTTTTGTGAAATTTCCCAAATTGTTTTGTATTTACTAATCAAGTATTCAATACGTTTAACTTTCTTGGTATAGTTTTTATCCTCAGTGTCAAGATGGTTATTAAAGTTAATGTTTTGAATTGAACCTTCATTTAAAATGATTTCATTTTTTAATTCTTCACTCCAAATACCAATCTTTTCAAAATCATTAATCAAGTATTTGTTCACAATCATTATTTCACCACCAACAACTCGTCTATTAAAAAGAGCAGAATGTGCGGGTTCTGTCATTTCAAACGAACCTGTAATTTTTGCTGAAGACGCTACAGGCATTTGAGCGGTAAATAATGAATTACAAACACCATAATTTTTAACGTTTTGTTTTAAATCGTTCCAAGGCCATCTACCTGAAAGGTCATCTTCATTTAATCCCCACATATCAAATTGAAATACTCCTTTAGACATAGGTGAACCCTTGAAGTGAACGTATGGTTCGTATTTACCTTCCATACATAATTTATTACTTTCGGTGATTGCCGCAAAATAGATAGTTTCAAAAATCGCTTTGTTTAATTTTTTAGCTTCTTCAGATGTAAAAATGTAATCCATTAAATAGAACACATCTGCCAATCCTTGAGTTCCAATCGCAATTGCTCTTTGGTCTAATCCACCTTTTTTACCTTTTTCAGTTGAGTAACGATTAATATTAATAACTTTATTAAGTGCTCTAACAACTTTTCTAACTTCATCATAAAGTAGGTTAAAATCAAACTCACCCTTTTCAATAAAGTTTTTTAATACCATTGAGGATAATGTGCAGATTGCTGTGGTTTTCTCGTCAGTATATTGGTAAATTTCATTACAAAGATTTGATTGTTTAATTACACCAATGTTCTGATGGTTTGTTTTTTTGTTAGCACTATCTTTAGAACATAAGTAAGGAACACCTGTTTCAACTTGTGACTCAACAATCTTAGTCCAAACATCTTGAGCTTTAACTTTTTTACCAAGACCTAATTCAACTGCCATGTTGTAGTTGTTTTCATACTCATCACCATAGCATTCTTGAAGTGGTTTAATACCTGCTTTAATAATATCGTTAGGACAAAACAGATACCAATCAGTACTGTCTTTTACCGCTCTCATGAAGTTATCTGGAATCCAAAGAGCTGTGAATAAATCTCTCGCCCTTAATTCTTCGGCTCCTGTATTTTTTTTGATTTCCAATAAATCCATAACATCTTTGTGCCATGGTTCAATGTAGATTGCAGCACTACCAGGCCGTCTTCCTTGTTGGTTAAAGAATCTTAATGACTCATTAACAATTTTTAAATACTTCAACAATCCCCCTGAGTGTCCTCCTGATGTAGATATTCTACTTTCCTTACTTCTAATGTTAGACATAGATAAACCAATTCCGGCAGCGTCTGAAGAGTAGGTTGAAATATCATTTAAAGTCTCCAATAAACCATTACGTGAATCTGAGTTATTATAATGTAATACACAAGATGCTAATTGAGGAACTTTACTACCTGAATTGATAATGATTGGTGTTGCGGGAGAAATAAGTTGATTAGACAATGAATTATAGTATTCTACCGCTTCCTCAAATGAGTTTGTTACCCATAGAGCAACTCTCATATACATGTGTTGTGGTCTTTCAACTACTTTACCTTGTGGTGTCTTTAACAAATACATTTCTTGCAATGAACGCCAAGCAAAATAATCAAAATTATAATCTTTATTATGATTTATAATTTCATCAATATTTTTTTCTCCGTATTTTTGAATTGTTTCTATTAACAAATCATTAATAATTCCATGTGAATGTAACTCTGCAATTGTTTCTGAAAAACTTGGGTTAGTTTCTTTATGATATGAAGAAATTGCAACTGATGAAGCCAATCTTGAATAGTCGTGATGACTACCAGTATATGCCGCAGCAATTTCATAAACCAACTTATCCAACTCTTTAGTTGTGATAAGTCCTTCAGTTGGTACCGAGGTAATAACTTTGATGAAGATTTCATCAGAATTTACGTTCAACCCTTTAGCCGCACGTTTAACTCGATTATATATTTTTTGAGGATTAAATGATACGTCCTCACCGTTTCTTTTTTTAATTTTTAATGACATCATATTATTTTAATATTAGAAATCTTCCTCGAAAGAAATTGTTTCGTTTAATTTTGCTTTTTGATACTCAACAGTTCTTGACTCAAAGAAATTTCCTTTTGTCTCAACTGCAATTTGTTCCATGAACTTAAATGGTTGTTCAACATTAAACTCCTTTTTACATCCTAGTTTAACCAATAACCCATCAACGACAAACTCAAGATATTGTTTCATTAAGTTTGAGTTCATTCCAATTAAAGATACTGGTAATGACTCAGTAATAAATTCTTTCTCAATTTCTAATGCCGATAATAAAATCTCTCTGATTTTTTTTTCACTTGGTTTATTTTCAATGTGATTGTTTAATAGGTGAATTGCAAAATCACAATGTAAATTTTCATCTTTAAAGATTAATGAATTAGCATTACACAATCCTTGTAGGATACCTCTTGATTTTAACCAAAAAACTGAACAGAATGAACCTGAAAAGAAAATACCTTCAACTGCTGCAAAGGCAACCAATCTTTCTTGGAAAGATGATTTTTCAATCCAATCCAAAGCCCATTTAGCCTTTTTTTGAACTGCCGGTAAATTATCCAAAGCAGTGAAACATAGATTTTTTTCTTCTTCATTTGAAATGTATGTATCAATAAGAAGTGAATACATCAAACTATGAATGTTCTCCATCATAAGTTGGAACCCATAAAAGAATTTTGCTTCGGGATATTGTACCTCACGATAAAAGTTTTCCGCCAAATTTTCATTAACAATACCATCAGAAGCCGCAAAGAACGATAAAATATTCTTAACGAAATATTGCTCATTTTCAGATAGATTATTCCAATCTCTGATGTCATTAGTTAAATCAATTTCTTCAGCTGTCCACAAAGCAGCTTGGTGCATTTTGTAGTACTCCCAAATATCATTGTGCTGGATTGGGAAGATAACAAACCTATTAGGGTTCTCCATTAATATTTTTTCCATAATTGTTTTTTTAAGATTTTTGTTCTTGTTCTCTTTGTTTTCTTTTGTCCAACAGTTCTTTAACTCTGTCTCTTTTTCTTTCCTCTTGTTGTTCTCCAAAACCTAAGAACGTTACAGATGACTCTGTATCAATTTCAAGTAGTTCGTTGTTGAACTTACAGTTCTCAAACACCACCCCATCTTTACCAATACGTGATTTGGTAATTGCTATTGTTGCTAAATTCATTTCTTTTTGTTGTAAAGTTTTTGCCACGGAAATGATAACGTGTCCAACTTGTGCTTTCTTAATAGAACCTCCCATTTGGTCATTGGTTACAACCTCAGAAGATATAGAGCTTCTGTTACCCTGTGTTGCCGTCCATCCAACTAATGACAGTTCGTGACACATTGCCTCAAAACCTCTCATAACTGAACCCTCAGCTTTCCACTCGTCCTTACTTGTACTTTCCGGTACAATACAATCAATATAATCTAAAAGTACCAAGTCAATTTTTGTTCCGTCAGCAATCATTTTTCTGATTTGGTTTTTAATCTGATTCATAGTTATAGAATCTGAAGGTAGTTTTTTCATAATTAACTCATTCTTCATGGTTTCTTTAATTTCTGTAATTTTAGACATAACCTCGTCTTTGTGTTTTACTAAATTATCAGGTTCAATTCCAGTCCAAAGTGTGAAATGCTTACGTTGTATGATTTTTGGATTGTCCTCAAAAAAAATTTGGAGAACATTATACCCAAGATTAAACGCGGTATTGGCAATCTTTGTTAAGATGGTAGTTTTACCAACACCTGTCGGTGCAAGGATAACCCCAATTTCACCCTTTGCAAGACCTCCCTTAAGCAATCTGTCAATACCAGGTATTCCTAATGGAATTGGATGTCTAAAATCCTCATCAAGGACTGTTTCAAGATTAGAAAAAACATCAAGGGTTCCAGTATCTTTTTCCCCAACCTGTAACGCTTCACGAACCAAACTCTCAACTTTGTCATAAGATTCAAAGTCACCTTCAGTAATAATTTTTTGGGCTTTGTCCATCGCCTTTTGTAGTTCTTGTTGTTTACAAAACTTCAACGCTTTTTCTTGAACAAATTGTGTACCCTCAAATGGTGCATCTTTTACTTTTTTAATAGTGTCAATAACAATTTTTGCAACCAATTCTTGTGAAATCTCAGATTTTACAATTTGTTCGAGAGTATCAAAATTAGGGGTAGATTGGTATTTGGTGTGATACTCCTTGGTCATTTGCAAGATAATCTTAAAGTATTTGTTATCAAAATATGTCGTTTCAATAACATCCATAATTGATGTTGAAAATTCTTTATTTACAATAAGTTGGTTTAAAAGTTGGATTTGGAATGTGTTTCCTAAGTAGTCAAAGTTTTTGTTCATATGATATATTTCTCTCGTCTGTTTTATTAAATATTCACTTGTTTAAGTCAAATCCCAAATATTCTAAACTTAATTTTTGTTCGGAAAAAATGTCAGTTAATTCTTTTAACATGTTTTTTAAAAATGGTCTTACGTCAACAGTATAACGAACTTTTGGTGGGAATTTTTTTCCATCAATACATCTATGACAAATTGTCTGTTCACCAATTTTAAGATAAATATTGAATTGTTCACTACCTTCAGTAAGGGATGTTTCCATGATTAACGGGTCATTGATAATTAAATTCATATTGTCCATCATATAAATTACTGTTTTCATTTTTAGGTGATACTCAAGTTCTCTTTTAAATTGTGAGATAAAGTCGTATAAGTCTACGGAATTTTTTGCCTTTGGGTTATACCCTCTGACATTAAAGAATCTTTGAACAACGATGTTATCGTTTAATGTTAATAAAAATTCTATTTTAGTGCTGTCTTGTTCTTTCATAATTAATTTTTTTTTGTGTTTCTTTTTTCTTTTCTTGTTAATTTCATAAAAGGTGTTAGGAAGTTTACCCAAGCCTCGTCATTTTTTGGTAGATATTTGAAAAGTCCATCTTCCACCATCATTCTCATTAAGTTTTTATATCCCCTATCTGTAGGGTCTATAGTGTCAGTTAAAATTTGTTCAACTAATTTTTTTCCATCGGTAGTGATTAAAGGGTTTGTAAGGTCGACTATCTTTTTGTTTGTTGTATAAAACTCTTCACCAAGTATAGTTGATTTTGTCTTACCAGTCAAAAGATTTGTGAATGTTTTTGAAGGTTTGTCCTGCAAAAGATTTCGAGCACAATCTAAAATTTCTTCCATAGTACAAGGTTTCTTCTGCACCTGAGGGAAAAACTTAACTAATGTTTTTTCTCCAAGTCCCTGTATTCCTTCAATATTGTCTGATTTGTCCCCCGTGAATATCTTTGTCAACAATACATTGTAGTGAGGTATATCCACTTTGTTCATAGATATCATATCTCCATTTTTAAAGTACTGTTTTGTGATAGGTGAATAGATTGTCACATGTTCAGAGATAAGCTGTGTAAGGTCTTTATCCGCAGAAAAAATGATAATCTTCTCGTCTTTAGATATCTTACAATAATAAGCAATTAAGTCATCTGCCTCATTGTCGTGCATCTCAACCTGTCTTACAAATATCTCCTCAAGATATTGTTTGATTCGAGACTTCTGATACAAATACGATTCGTACTTATATTCATTCATATCGTCTTGTCGTCTGTTCGCCTTATACTGGGGGTATATAGATTTTCTGATGGACGAATTTGAATCTCCGTCCCAAAACACAACAACTTTATCATGGTTGTGTTCATTAAGAAATTTACGGAGTATACTCACAAAGTGAAATACTCCACCCACATGAGCTCCGTCGTTAAACACGTCTTTTGCTCCGTGGAATCCTATCTTAAATAAATTATCTCCGTCTACTAGTAATGTCTTAATCACATTTGTGATTTAAATTAATATAAAATCTTGTTACTTTTTTTCAAATTGTCTTCCGCCCATAATGGTTGAAGATTTTTATAATGACATAACATATAAAGTTCGTCTTCTGTTTTTGCCGATGATAACGGAATGATGTGGTCAATGTGCCACTCACTCCTATTTTCCCAAGTCATACCATCAATAAATTGGGCTTCTAAATGTTCTTTTAAAAATTGTGGAGAACATCCAACAATTTCGAAAGTATGTTTTGACCGATATTTTAAATATCGATTGACTGAAGTTCTAATGTTAGTTTTAAGTCTAAATAGAATATCTTCTTTTTTTCTTTGTTTATTATAATCATTAATATAATCAGGGTTTTTTTCTTTGAATCTTTTTCTTGTTTCTAAAACTTTATCATAATTTTCAACATCCCATATTTTACGATATTCTTGATAATAAAATTTGTTTTCAGAATTCCATTTAGAATTATATTCTTTTATTTTTTCCTTATTTTTAAGTTTATATTCCTTAGTTCCAAGTCTTTGACACTCTCTACATTCCGCCTTTCTACCATCTTTTACTCTTGAACATACGTTATATTCCAATAGTAATTTCTCAATACCACACTTAGTACAAACTTTAGTTTCCATTTTTAATATATTCTTTTAATAATTTATTAACAAGGGAAGATAAATTTATAGATTTATCTTTAAAGTGTTGTGGCAGTTCGGGGTCAACCGCAACCGAAACCTTTATTTTTTTTTTATCTTCATCAATCTTATTTCTTCCCATATTATATAAATATCTTAAAAATACTTAAAAGTAGTAATAGTATCAATTTTTTTTATTCTTTTTCTTCTTTCAAATCAAAATCACCATCAGTTCCAATTATTTCTTTCCAATAGTCAGCATATTCTTTTTTATATTTTTCAATATTTGATTTCTCTTCAGTAGAATCTTTACCCGCCAAAAATCCGTGTGGGGTTACAATAATACGGCCATCTTCATAACCCAATCCGTTAATGTGATTTTTTAAGACCGAAACTTTACTTCTAATCGCAAATTTGATACTTCTTTTATCTTTGGTGGCGGTTATCTTATTTGTTCCAGCACCTTTTTGATTACCAAATAAAAATACTAATGAAGAATTTAACCAAATAGCATTGCCGCCCTTTGCCATAATCTTAGGTTGACCAAATGGATTATCCGGTAACTCCACCCAAGGTTGATTTACGATAATTAAAGTGTTTTCATATTTTGAATCTGACCTTCTACTTCCTGAAATTCTTTGATTAATACCCATACCAATTTTATCTGATAACGCTCCGGCCGTGTGTTGTTTCCCACCTTTTCCATCAAAAGTCATTTTACATGGTACGCTGCCCACGCTATCCCACATTATACATAAACTATAATCTAATTCTCCTTTTTCTTGAGCGTCAAGTAACGAATTAATATAATCAGTAATTTGTTCAATATATTCAAAATTATTGTTAAATATAAAGAATCCATCCCAATCTAATTCTCCTGTTTCAGTATCAACAACTTCTTCACATTCAAACCCCATTAATTTAGCGTGCTCGAACGACCATTTCTGTTCTGTAATGATGAATACAGGTAGAATACCTTTCTTTTGGGCATCAACGGCAGTTTTAACTAACGCAGTTGTTTTTCCTGTGTCAGAGTGACCCAAGAACATATTTAAGTGTCCAATTGCAGGACCTGGTAGTCCAACCGCGTCTAAGAAGTCCGAACCTAAGTCAAAAAATCTTTGTGGTTTGTATTTAGCAGAAGTAGAGAATTTTTTCTTTACTGAGTTAAAGTCGTTTTTTTTAATTGCCATTTTCCCCATAAATATTAAAATTTATAATTGTTTGTAGTTTGTCTTTTGCATTTGTTAATTTTTCAACTAAATTATCCATTTCTTCTGTATGTTGTGGATGTTCTCCAATACCAACTGAGCTACTGAAATAAATGTATAATCTTGCTTCAGAATCTGATATCTCAGCCTCATATTTTTTTATTAAAGCTGTTTTTAATTTTTCTGCGATAAATGGTTTCATAGTGTTTTTTTTATAAAATATAAACAAAAAAACGGGAACAATAAACTGCTCCCGTCAGATTTTTTTTAATAATTTATTTAGAAAGGTAACTCTCCGTCAGCTTCATCATTTAATTGTGGGTCAACAATTTTAGTTGTTTTACTCCCGCCAATAGATGTGGTTAATTCATCATTATTTGAATATACATATCCACCTTTTTCAGTATCCCATTTTGGTGTTTCTCCACGAGCAATTGCTTCAAGATAGTCAACAGGTTTTTTAGAATATACATCTAACCAAGTCATCTCGTCATTAATCCAAACATTAGCTTGAGCTTTGTCTTCGTGAACAGGAGTTGGGTCATCGTACATGATTGTAGAGATACTTGTATACTCTTTACCCGCAGGTGTCTTAGATTTACTTAATTCGATAACAAGGTCACGTCCTTTTTCAGGGTCAGTGATATCACCTTTGTTTCTCCAAATTGGAATGATTTTATCTAAGATACCATCATTTTTATAGTTGTGTTTAAATCTCCAAAATTTAACACCGTCTTCTTCGTGGTCTCTATCAATCACTTTAACGATGTAGAACTTACGAGACTTGTATTGTTTTGCCAATTCTTTGTCTGATTCTTTACCTGTAGACATCAACTCTTCGTAAACCTCATTCAAAGGTGAACGTTCGTTATCATTCTTTCCTGGGTCAAAGAATTTGTTCCATTGTCCACCAACTTGAATTTCGTGGTACCATGCTTCTTTGAATGGTGAAGAACCATCTGGTGTTGGTAGGATACGTACTCTACGTTGTCCTGATTTCTCTTTGTCAGAAAGGATACAAGCGAAATACTTTTTCATTCTTTCGTCTTGCGACATTTTGCTTTGGGCCCCGCCCCCTTGTTGTGCTTTTTCGTACTGTGCCAATACGGCGTCTAATGAACTCATCATGTTTTTATATATTTAAAATTAATTTGTGTTATAAATATAATAAAATTCTATTGATTTGTCAAATAAAAAAGGTCACTTTTTGAGTGACCTTCCATTTTATTTTATTTTAAGATTATTTGTATTTAAACTTGTCATTAATATCATTTGATTTGTTTCGAAAAGAATCTTGAATGTCATTAACATTAATGTCGGTTACATCATCAGAAGTTAAAACATACTCATTTTTTCCTGTTTTTTCCATCTCATCAGTTTTATCATCAAAGAATTGTGATAATTTTTGGTTGAATGGATATGAGTCATAACTTCTTAGTTCCAATTTTTCTTGTGGAGTTTTTTCTCTGTATTTCTCAATTTTATTTTCAAGAGCATTTAACTTGTTCATAATTGCATCCATCTCTCCTAACCTTGATTCCAATTTACCTAATTGTCCAAATAAGTTGTCAAAATAATCATCTTGTTTTGACTGAATATCTTTTTGAGCGGTAACTAAATCAGTAATATCAAGTTCTTCACTACCCTCACTATCTTTATCTTTTTCTTCTGATTCTCCCTCGTCATCAATTTTTTCAACGTCAGGGTCATTTTCAACATCAATTGGTTCGGCGGGTGCCTCGGCGGGTGCCTCACCTGCTGCTGGTGGAGGTGGAGCTTCCCCTTCAGGAGGTAACGCTGCGTCAACAGGCGGTGGAACCGCTTCTTGTTCCAAAATATAATTATTGATACTTCTGTATCGTTGAATTTCGCTTAATATCTTTTTATCTATACTCATTATATTATCCGTTTAATAATTGTTTTATACCTTTAGATGTTTCAACTCTAACTTTTCTATTGGCGGTTGTTTGGTGTCCGGCTCTTTCAATAAGACCATCTTTTTCTCTTACGGTATAACAATCTCCCGTATCTAAATCACAAACTTGTTTAGTTCCGTCTCCGTTATCTTCTTGTGAAAATCTTGTAGATTTACCAAGGTAGTTGTCTAATGTTGTTTTAATGTCCATAATTATCTTTATATATAAATATATCGTTATTTGTTAAATTATAATTGTATATTCAGTTTAAAAGTGCGAGTTGATAGTTGTCCAGATACTAAAGACCTAGCAAATAATGTAAATTCACAAATGATATTACAATTTGATGGTGGTGTTTGCCAATTAGTAGTAATGACACTTAATATGTTGGCTTGATTCATATTGAAGTTATTTGAAGTTAAGTAAGTATCGCCTAAACCAATAATATTACTTTCATATACGGTAGATGTTATTGTTGAATCATTCACGACGTTTTCTTGAGTAACCTTAAATCTCATGTTAGGATAATTGTTAGTAGGTAAGAAAGTATAAGTACCAATAAGAACAGGATTAATATCAACATTAACTGACGCATTTCCAATAAATGTAACACCATTTTGAGTTTGTCCAATCATAGGTATCGGACCAGTTTGTTGTGAATTTGTATTAACATTTGGAGGAAGATTTGGAGCAACTGTTGGTGGTGCGGCAGATGTTTGTAATGGATTATATGTAAAGATTGTAGTACTTGTTCCAATACCATGAACACCACTTAATGTAATTGTATTATCTTGAGGTATTAGTGTATTACTAAATGGAATTAATACTACAATATTTACACCACTATTAATAGTAATTCCAGTTGTAGTTGTTACATTATTTATTGTCGCCGCTGTTACCGTACCTAAATCAGTACCTGTAATATTTAATATTGTTCCAGTAACACCCGTTAATGGTGAGAATGATGTGATAGTTGGTGGAAAACAAGTTGGTAGTGGTAATGTTGTTGTATTAAGATTATTAGTCGTATTTGTTGTATTAGGGTTTACAATTTGTTGGGTTTGACGCTTAACTGCATCATATGCTTTTTTTACTGATTCAAAATCTAATTGTACTAATTTTGCCGATTGGTAAGCATCTTCAAAAGTATCATATAATTTTGTAAACTCATCTTGATTTTCGTCAAAATAAGATTCTGGAATGTTTTGGTTTTCTGCCGTTGGTGGTTTCCAATAACAAACGTAGTATTTTAAAAGACCTAAAGGAGCATTACCGTTTTCTCCATAATAAATTCTTTTAATATTTGGTGTTAATCTTGCAACCATAAAATCTAAAAATTTATCAAGATTTGTAAAATTAGCAATAGGTTGTGAGACTAATCCCCCTAAGGAATTAGGAATTTTAACACAAGATGATTGTTTTTGAACAAAATAAATAGAACTAGCCCCCCAATTTGTACTTAATGGAACATTTGCGAAATTATTATTATACCCATAAAATTTATCTTTATTAAAAGTTAATATATAACATAACAAATAAATTGTAGTTTGCAACTCAGTATTAGTTACTTTGGCGGTTATTGCGTTTGCAAACTGTAAAGGTGATAATCCTGTTGTTATAGATTCAACAAAATCACCCCAAGTCACATAATTATCACTTAAATTATTAGTACAAGAATTTGCTGCCGCAGCAACATTATCACCATTCTGAGATAACAATGCCGTTTTATTAATGTTAGTTAATGGTTTATCTGGAACGTTATCTTTATTTGTTAAAATAATACTTTCAATTTGGGTTAAAAGATTTTGATTAATACTTTGTAAAAAGTTGTCAATTGAAGGTAAATCAAAAACTCCTTGTCTAACTCCGGTAAATGATGTTTGAAATTCCCCAGAACCAATAGTGTGAGTAACATCAGTAATTAAGTAAGGTCCATTAAACATTGGAACATGTCTAAGATTAAAATACATTGTTGGTTGTAATAATGCATTTCCCAAACAAACAACTTGGCATTGGTAACTTCTTTGTTTATATAAATTATATAAACCATTATTTTGAGTTGCAACAGTTTTACCATTTGCTTGGTTAACCATGTTCAACTGAGTTTGAATTGTTTCTGAAGTTGCTTTACCACTATCCATAGAAACATTGAAAGAATAAAATATATTTTGATTTCTTGTTCCAATGTCAACATTAAATCCAACACATTTATTTGAGAGTGCCCAATCCTTTTTACCAACTTGATTTTCAATTAACGGGTTATTTGCTCGTTTTAAATCAAAAGCATCGTCTCTAAATCTAGAATTACCTTTTGGTAAATCTAAATAAGCTGAGGGGAGTCCGGCATAAAAACAAATTAATTTTGGACCTGATTTTCTATAATCAACATCTAAAAATGTTCCCCACATATTATCAGCAAACTCTAAAGAACCTTCAGCACTTTGAGATATTGTAGTCCCGTCCGCATCTTGTACATTATAAAAATTAACATATGCTGGCAATGGCATTACATTAAATTTATTCTTAATTAATATTCCACTAAGAAATGTGAATACACTCATTTCCATATTAATAGAACTCTCTTTTAAAGTATTTTTTAAATCAAAAATATCAACAAGAATAATATCACCAACATTTCTTGATGCTCTATCCAAAAATAAAAAATCTTCAAATAAAGTTTTATTTGTAAAATCTCCACCAGCAATCCATTTATCATTTAAAGCTTTAAACACTTCATAATTTTCAACTTTACTTTGTTGACCGTCAATCACACTTTCTATTTTTTTCTCAGGTAACTGTTGTTGGTTTGGTAATTCAGCTCTAACCTTTGTTAGTATTTGATTTAAAAAAATATTTTGAATTGCATTTGTTCCTTGTAAATAATCTTGAAGTCTACCTTTAAATTCTGAACTAGTTATTGTTGGGGTATATAATTTTTGAGTAGCATATTGTTTAATGAGTTGCGAACACAATGTAATATTATCTACTGAAAATTCAATTTTATTATCAATAAAAAAATCTGTAATATAAGAACCTTGGTTTGTATATTTTAAATTTGTAATTGTCGAAAACCCTACTTCAGTTTCTAAAGCCAACCAAGCTTCAGGATATGTTGCTTGGGATTGTGCCAAAGTAATTGTTCCGTTTGCTGATGGTAATGTATTGTTGACATATAAATTAAAAGGTATTGGGTCTACAATTGCGTTGTTTCCACCATTAGATGCTAAAAACGAGTCAACAATTCTTCGTTTATAATTCGCAGGATTACCATATTTTAAAATAACATCATACTCTAAGAATGATTTAATTGTGTTTGAAAATGAAACTAATTGTGAATTACCAAGTGTATTAAAATATTCTGTATTGGTTAATTCGCTATTTGAATTAACTGACATTAAACTTCTAAACAAATACTGAAAGTTTTTAAAAATTGCGTTGTTATCAACAGGTGAAGTATTAATAGGTACATTAGCTTGTGGTCCTAAATCAATGTCTGAAATAGGTTTAGAAAAATTTAAAAATTCTTGTTCGAATTTATCTAAAATTCCTTTATCAAAAACCGAAAATATTTCTTCAATATTTGAATAGTTATTTTCCAGTAATAATTTAAACGATGATTGTTTTGTATTACCAGTTAAAATTTCGTTAATATATGAGTCAGGTTGTGGTTTAACAACTTGAAGATTATTAAAATAACCGTAGTTTGGTGCTGCCCATAGTAATCTAACAGAACCATTATAAATTGATGGGTCATTTGAGAATGGTAAAATTTGAACATTGTTTATTAAACACTCAGTATTAACTTGATTTATTTGAGAACCAAATGAAGGCACAATAAAATATTTAGGACTACTTGTGTTTGTATTTGGTGAACAATTTCCTGATAACGCCTCAAAATCCATTACATTATTAGGTAAAATAACCGACCAAGTTTGGATAGACGATGTATTAGTTGTCCCACCAAGAAGATTTGAAACTGAGGAACTTGGATTAATATTTGATTCAGGAAAATTATAAACTTTCATACCACCATTAATACTTGTTTGTATTTCAGAATCGGTATATCCACTATATAAATCATAACTATTATAAAAAACATTAAAGTCGTTAATTACCTTTGGGTAAAACCCAACTTGCATTTTTGATTCACTGTTTACTAATGATATGTTTTTTACTCCATCAAATTCAAATTTATATGTTTTAGTGTCTGAACTGGTTATTGGGTCAAAATTAATTTTAGGGTCAAAATTGTCCCAAGCGGTATCAATAAAATCAATTCCAGTTATTTTATATGTTTTATAACGATACCATAAAGAACCCATTTTTAAAATCCAAGCATATGGCATTTTATGAATAGCGCCAAATTTTTTAAAACAAGACGCGATATAATCTAAGTCATTTGGTGAACCGTATGTTTTATATCGTTCTCTTAAAGACGCCAATGGCAATGAATTTATAAAAAGATATGCCGCTTGAATGTATGGGTATTTATCTTTTTGTCTCCAACTATAAACACCATTTTGAATTGCGTTTATAAAGTACGGTGTGTTTAATATTGTGGTAGTCGTTTCGGTGGTTAAATTTGTTGCAGGTCTAAAATGATTAACATAACCTTCTGTTGGTATAAAAATGTCAGGATTTTTTCTTGTGTCAAGAAATGTTTTTAAATTTGTTGCGTTAATCTCATTTATTGGATTACTAACATTTAAATATGAAAAATTTGTAACAGGTCTGTTAGTAGTATAATCATACACACTACTAAAATTTGAAATTACATTTCTGTCTTGGAAGACTTTTAAACTTTCATTTGTTTTATAAACCTCAAAACCTTCTGATTTATCACTAAGACTCATATTATTTTTTACCCATGTTGAATTTGTAAACGGATAAGTGTCAATAATCATTGGCGTGTTACTGGCATTTTTAACTAATTGTTCTAATAATTCTAATTTAATACTATTTTTTGGTGACTTACCTAATTCATTTATATTAATAATATTGAAAGAATTTTCGGTAATATTTTTAATATATGGGGTAACATATATATCCCTAATAAATTCTTGATATGACCTACCAGTTCCTTGATTTGATATGGTGTTCAAGAAACTTTCATATTTTTCTGCAGTTAAGTCATAATTTTTTAATTTTAAACTTAAAAATGGAGAACTAACACCTAAACTAGTTATAATATTATTTGTTTCAGAATTTGAAACTAAATCAATTAGTTGGTTTAGTTGATTTCCATTTGCCCTAATAAATCCAGAATAATTTGAGGTTAAGAACTGTCTTTCCCATATTTCATAAAAAAATTTAATTTCTTCTTTATTAACATACGCGATACCATTTGATGGATATTCAATAGCATTAATATTGATAATATTTGTTGTTGACTGACTATCAATATCGGATTGAGGACTTGGAGGATTAAATTTTTGAGTTAATCCTTTCATATATTCTTCAACAAATTGAACTTCGGGCCATTTTGAATAATTCCATCCTTGCGTTATATCAACAACAGAAGGGTCTGCAAGATATTTTAATTGGAATCTTCCTTTTTTATCTTCAGGAGTTTCAACAAAAAATTGCGGCCAAGGATATACGGGTATTTGACTTGTTGATAATCCTTGATTTTCGTTTTTGGCTTCATTAGTCATTTTAAGATTATCTTGCGTATCACTACCTTGAACTGAAGAAGGGTTTTCTAAAATTGCAAGTTGTCTTACTGGGTCATATTTAACGTTCCACGCATTTGTATGTACTTCATCAAGTAATCTAATAAACGCCTCGGCGGACGCCATAACAACCGCACAAATATTCCTAACGGTAGGACTGAACCCAATACCTAATTTTGTGTCCTCAATTTTTTTTGAAAAATCGGCAGTTAATTTTGTTTCATATTCAGTAAGTTTTTGACTAACATCTACCTCAATCTGAGAAATTAAATTTTCAAATCTTGGTGGAGATGAAGTTGAAAGATTTTGTTCTTTAAAAATAAATAATGGTCTTATTATAGTATTAATTGGTATGAGTTCGGGTGAATTTTTTGGTACTTCGTTTTCTTGTCCTAATATCTTTTCCAAATACTCTTTAATAGTTTTGGTATCAGCGGTTGTTGGTAATAACTTACCTGTTTGTTCTATCGTTGTTTTTTCTAAATTAATATCAACAAGGGTAAGATTAATTAACATTGAGTCATAATTAATCGCGTTTTTAATCGGCGATTTACCTGTTTTACCTAATGTTTGATTAGATTCCAATAATTTATTATATTCAATTGTATAACCACTTAAAAGTATTTTGGCTTTTTGTTCTTTTACCGGGTCTTCTAATATTTCTTCCTTTAAAGCGTAAACCAAAGTTTTATTATTTAAAACTATTGGTTTTGGATTTATATAAGTATTATACCAAGAAGTGGTCGCCCCATAAATTTCATTATAATAATTTTTTAAAGTTTCTTTATATGCTCTAATATCGGTTAATGGTTGAACATCTACTTTATTGTAAGTATTAATAATGTTTTTTTCAAAATTTGTTAAACTAGTCATCAATTCCGCAAATGTTAATTCCGGAAAATCAGGAGCAATTAATCCTTTTGCTTTATATTCACTATAAACTTCTCTAATTTTTTGATATCCTTTTTCACTAACAATTTGAGTCACGACATTATCTGTATTATTAGGAGATGAGTTGGAAATATCAAATCTAGTACTGTACATGTGTGGGGTCGCCAATAAACTACCCATAGATATTTCGTTTAAAATATTAAACTTATATCCAACAAATTCTAAATTTATTTGATAATTCCCGCTAAAAGAATTAAATCTGGCATTAAATGTTTTTAAATTTAATTGGTATCTAATTGCCTTACCATAAAACCCTTTAAGGGTTAAATAAAAAGGGCAATAAGGTAAATTAAAAAACGCGGCATAAGGTGAATTATCTCCTAACTGAAACAGAGCTCTTCCTTGTATATCTTCTAATTCAATTGATACTGTTGGAACAAAAGAAGTATTTGTTGTTACCCTAATACTTGTAATACCTAATAGTCCGTTATCTGTTGACGTATTACCAGGGTTATTGATAACAGCGGTTTGGTATGGTTTAGTTCCGTCATTTGGGGTTATAGTTTTTTCTCTTATTTGATTTTCTCCTGACCCAGTACTTGAATTTTTACCAGTTAACTCATCATAATAACTAGAAGTAAGTGATGTTCCTTTTGTTGGTTTTAAAAAATTAATCTTTGCAACAGAAATAGTTCTAATCCTATCTTCGGGACTTCCCCCAATTGATAGTTTGGTTCTTGGCACAACTTCGGCTTCAAGGTTGGCAAACATAACCAATTTTTCATGGTCAACTAATCTTTCCTTAATATTACCAAACGCATCAATAGTTTTATTTGGGTCGACAACAATAATATTATTATATTCAAATTCTGTGTATATATTTCCGCTATTGTCCCCTGGTGTATTACCTGCCATAATAATAAAAATAATTGTCTAAAGCTGATTTATAATCTTGTAATGAAGGTAGTAGAGGATAAGGAATAATCAATACCGCACCATCATATATATTGTTTTCTAATCCACCAAATTGTGGATTTGCTTGTAATATTAACCAACCAAAATATGGTGAGTTATAATATTCTTGAGAAATAACATCTAATCTACTTCTAGCCACCTTATATATGTAAGCGTTATCCGTAGGTTTTTGTGGTATTTTTACAAAAGGCACAGTAGTTTGTTCTCCATTTATAAGAAAATCACTATATCTATTCCAATATTGATAAGCCATTAATTAAAGTTTACTTTTGATATGAATAACGACGCACCATCAACGTCGTTCCATGTTTTATTATTTGTATTTTGGTTTTGTGTTGCCCCTAATGATTTTATTAGTTTAACTTGCCCATCACTTCCGGCACCTTCCGTTGTATAAGTAAAAATTCTTTTTTTACTTGGGAACGGTGTATATTTTAAAAAGGGTTCTAATTTTTCTTTTTCCATGTATGAAATAAACGCTTCAGTTATTTTATTTTCTTCAATAAATAACGGTTTTGCTATTTTATCCCAATAAGCATCAAAAACTTCACTTAAATTATCCGCACCGTTTCCAATAATTCCAGTGTTACCAAGTATATTACCAATCATTGCAGTTTTAAAAGTTTCATATTTTTTTGCGTCAACAACATCATCAGAAATAATCATGTAAACCATTTTAAATGTTGTATTTTGAAATGTTGAAGTAGGACTTAAATTAATGTATGATTGATTTGTACTAAAAGGTACAAAAACTTTTTCGTTTCCAGGAAATTTATAAGGAGTATCTACCGGAAAAACTAAAGTACCTTTATAATTTATACCTGAAAATTGAAAATTAGTTTCATTGGAAACTATACCATTAAATTCTTTAATATTGTCACTAATTTTTGTGACATCAATTAAAAACTCCGATAATGTATCAGTTGAACCTTGTGAACTTGAATTAACCTCAGTTGTTGGAAACAATATAAACGACCTAACATTACCATTTTTTTGTTGTGAGCCGTCAGTTCCTGAAGGGTCAGTAATAGTAGACTTATAAAGGACTGTATTTGCTCTGGCCAAATATCCAATATAATTTTGTTGAACTCCAACAGTAGTCTGAATAATAGTCGTTAACGCGTTTTGATATGACCCCTTTTTAGTATTAACAACATTAACATAATTTTCTTTAACTTGTTTAACTAATCTTGATGAGAAATTTTTAGAAGGGTTGCTTATAAATTGGATGAATGGGTCGTTGTCTGATGTAATTTCCTTAATCAAATCTGAGAATATTTCATCAATTCTTTTACCAAAATTATATGGTTTACCAAATAAATCAACTTTTTTCTCCGTATATATGCCGTCCCCAACTCCAACAGTCATATCACCTTTAGTATAATTTCTTTCTAACATCCATTGTTGTCGTAGTGCATTATTATATTGAGTTGTCACTTCTTTATTTTTACTAACAACAGTATTAAAATAGTTTTGAGTTTCACCCACAAGCTTATCCATAAATGTTTCATAACTAATGCTACCCGTTTGTCCCGATTCACTAATATTATTTGTTATAATAGTACCAATAGTTGATTCATTACTTAATGCGTCATTAGGTTTAGCGTCATTAATTGTTGGTGGTGGAACGTTACTTAAAGCTGACGATTGTATAAAGTCTTTGTCAATGACTTTATAACTTAAATCTGTTGAATCCGCTCTATCATCATAAATTTCAGTGTTCGCATAATAATTAAACGTTAAAGCATTTTGTAGTTTATCTACGGATTCTTTTAATCCGCTACCACCAACAAAATTAAATGCCATTGTTACTTTTGCAATCATAGGCTGAATACCAATACCTTCAGGATTAATGTCTAAATTTTCATATGCAAGACTTAAACTTGTTGGTATAATCTTAGTATTATAAAAATCACCAACCCTTAATACTAGTACTGGTGGCGCCCCAAAAGCAGTATTGGTTGCATTATTATATTCTAAGATTGGTTTACCCCCTGAGTCATCACCTTTAACTACGGGTATTGTATCACCAGGTCTCATACATTGTTGTAAAAAAGTTAACCTTGTATTAAGACCTTCAGGTGTTGTTGAATGAAATGCCGGTTGAAAAAATTTTAATTTATCTTTAAGATTGTCATAAACCATAGGAGTTTCTTCTTTCATAACTTCAAAATAATCACATTCAGATAGTAATGCTCTTAACACTCTTTTACTAATATTATCTTTTTGAACTGGAACATTTTCCACACTATTAACCTTTTCTGTTGTTGTTACAACATTACCGGTAACAACTGTTTTTGTTTCTTTTGGATTCTCAACAATTATTGGAGGAGCAGGTGGTGGAGCGGTTAGAGTTGAACTTATATCAGCAATAAATGCTCTCCTACAAGCCATGGCATTTGATGTATAAACCGCGGTTGATGACATTGTGTCTCCACCCGCCGCATTTAGATTTGTATCGGTACAATTTACAGAATTTCCAGGTGAAAATGGTAAAGTGTATGGTGCAACGTTGGTACTTGAAACCATTGGGGTTGAGCTTGTCACTTCTCCACTTGCGGTTCCAGCGACCACCATTAATCTTTTTTGTGCAACATAATCTTTTGTTGCAGAATTTTGTTCAAAAAATTTAATAACCGAATTAATTCTTCTAACCGATAACTCAGCATTATAACCAACAGTTGCAGGAGCGGAACAACTTGAATTAATTCTAATTGTTACTGTACCAGCCTCACTATTTTTAATTTGTTCTGCAACATCAATTGCCATTTGTTTAGCAATTTCATAGTTTGGTGTTACCATTGTGTCATAGGTTTGAACCAATTGAGTTCCATTTGTTTTTCCAGCATATGTTGTTTTTTGCCCAATATATACATCATACATTTCTGGATAACTTGGACTAGTTGAAGGTTTTGGATAATCATTTGCAAAATAAAACCCGATTTGATTATATTTGCTCATAAAATATTCGGTATTACCAATAATTGGAGTACTAGCACTAGCCCCACCACCATTACTACTAGCAATTGGACTATTAACAGTAATTGTACTAACAACATATTCCATCTGTTCTTTTGTGATTTCTTTAGATGTAATTGCTTGTTGCATTTGTTCTAAATCATTTGGATTTATTGTTGCATATTTTTTAGCCAATTCATATAAATCGTATTTTCTACATCCAGCAAAGAATGAATCCAAAATACTATCAATTCTTGTTTTGTTGGTTTCGTTGGCCATAACTTTATTAACAATAATGTTTAACACAGATGGGTGGTCAACAACAATATCCCAAGTTAAACTACCGGTTCTACTTGTATTTTTGTAAGTATAAATTGGTTCAGGTCTTCCAATAAAATCATTTGATTGCCAACTTGCTTGGACTGACTCACTAAATACTAAATTATACGGTGGAAACCACATAACTCTACCTCCATTAGGTCCTCGTTCACATACCGCTAAATCAGAAACCGCAAGACCTGGACTGTTTGATGTTGCCCACGCCAAGTTCTCTAATGAAAACATATATTTTTTAGCATAAGCATTATTTAATGAACCAATAATATTTGTTGAGTCTTTACCACCTTCTTGTTTGTTAGGTGCAATGTTAAGATTATATGTCTTATCTAACACAGAATAAGAAAATCGTCTTCCTTCAGTTGTAATACCGTCTGTTTTTTGAAGGTCATTATACTGAAGGTATGGAGTATCTTTTGTAAATACTCTACAATATTCAGTTCCAACTTCTTGTCCAATTGCTCCAACATATGATAAAACTCTTGAACCTTTAGTCATTTCTTTATATCCATCATTGAATACTTTACTAACTTGGTCAATCGCATTACCAGCATGTTGTAATCTTTTACCACCTTGTGGTTGGCTATCAATAATTCTTTGTGTCTTATCAAGTATAGAACCTTCTTTAAAAGTTCTTTCAGTTGATTCAGTTGAATTATAAGATGATGGTTTAAAATCAGAATCTTGATTTGTTACTTTTCCACCAACACCAACATGTTTACCCGCATTACCTTTATATTTTGGTGACACCCAAGTAAATCCACCTTCAATACCTCCTCCATTACTATATGTTGGTCCGTTAGCCCCTAAACGAATTTCATTACTTGGACCTTCATACAATTGAGCCAACTCAGATGGGCCATAAACAGGGTCTTGTTGTTCATTACCAAATGCGTCATTTGGTAATGACCCTGATGGTGAGAATACTCTTGATGGGTCTGAAGATGTACTTCCAACATAAAAATTTGAAGTATTTGTACTAGTTCCAACGAGTGCACCAGCTAAAGTGTCTAATAAACTCTTATCATAATTTGGTTTAAACTTATTAAAATTAAGGTTTTTCCATAAAATAGATTTTTGACCTGCACCTGTATTGTTATAAAATATTTGAGTTCCTGTTTTAGTTGGCCCCAATAAGTTACTAATAAAATTACCTACAGCCGCAATTGGATTTGCTAATAAAGATTGTGCTATTGTTGTTGGTTGCGGTGGATTTATACTAGTGTCAAAATAAGAGCCCGGTATTATTGAAAATGGTGCGGTAACTCCACCAAGACTAACGGCAAAATTTGCAGCAACGGCTAATGGATTTGACGATACTGTAATGGTATAGTTTGGTTCTATTAAGGGTATTTGACCACTTAAGATATTAACAAGGTTACTACCACTATTAATATTTAATATATTTGCACGTCCAAGAGTTTGTCTTAATAGTTCTCGACCAATACGGTCTTCAAATTCTTTTTTTAAAGTTTTTGCTCCTAATCTAGCAATAAATGAGTCATCACTCAATAAACCATTACTACCTATTGGGTCATTATCTAATAAAATTGAGAGTGGTCGATAGGACGAAGGAACAAATTTAAAATAAGGTTGTCCATTTGATTGTTTTTGGTCAGGTAAAAAAGTGTTTAAAGTTGTTATTGCCTCTCCAGCGTCAAAATTATTATTACTTGAGTACCCATTTAACGGTCTCCATATTTGAGTTGCCGCAAATCCAGAATCAACAATATGAGCATCTTGTTGTCCTGGCCCATATTCTCCTTGATTTGAAAGAGTATTTAAATTTCCACTAACATCGGGAGCTTGGTGATATCCTCCTTCAGCTCCCCACTTGTTAAGTGGGTAACTTGAATTAGCAAAGTATGGGGTATCAATTAAATAATCAGGACTATCAACAACAGAATAATTTGATTGAATAACCTCAAAATTAATAGGTGGGGTGGCAGGACTAGGTGATTTAGCGTATGGAGCTAAATTTCTAGGAATTAATTTTTGTCTAAATCCTTCACTATTTACAAAATCTAACGGGCTACCCATCAATATCTTTATTATATAAATAGGTTAGTTTGTATTTTTTAATTGTTAATTAAATGTTTTCTCGTTAGTATGATAAAACTCCAGACCCTTTATTTTCCGAAGAATTTTGTTTTGTAAGGTTAACAACATATTGTTTAAATTTATCGTTATTGAATATATCATTTAATTGTTGTTGAGTTAAAGTTGTTCCTGGTGGTGTTTGAATTGTGATTTTAAATTCTCCAAAATCAACTTTACTATTGGTATTTAAATTTTGACTACTTGAACCTTTATTATTTAAATTTTCTTGAATTTGTTTTGTTTTTGTTTTATTTCCGATTACAGATGAAAGCCCTAATGTTTTATCTTCTTCTGTTGTTGTTGTAGGTTGTTTTGGTTTACTTAGTGGAGTCCCTGTCGCGGTTAAAATCTCAGAAGCAAACTTTTTAAATTCTTTTTCAATACCACTGCTACCTGTTACTTTTTTATTTGCGTCAGAAAGAATATTTTTAAATGCCTCTATTCCTTTTTCACCTAAACTATTTGCATCATTTACTATAGTACTTTGGAGGGTTTCTAATTGTTTTATAAATTGAGCATCAGTTAGTTTACCTGCGTCTTTTGCAACAAATAATCCACTCATTTTATCTACCGCAACATTAATTTTTTCAGTTATTTCCGCACTTTCAGGAACATTTTTATCAACAGAATTTGTAAGGGCATTTGTTATTCTTTCCGCTCCAACAATATTACCTCGTATAACGGAGGTACCGGCAACACCATAAGTGCCTTTGGCGACACTTCCTTCAATTGCTTTCTGAATATTTATTAATACATCCAACTGACTTATTTGAATTTCTTCTAAGGTCTTAGGTTTTTCATCTTGTTGTTTTCTTAAAGCTTTAAGTTCTTCATTTGTAATTTCACTTAACTTAATTTTATCAACTTCCCCCGTCTTATCATTTTTAAGTTGTACAATGTATTCTCCACCCTCTCCCATTGTTGCCATATTTGCCAACAATTCTTTATCTTCAGGTTTGTCAAAATTTAAAGCTGGATTAATGAACGAAAGTCTTTTATCTAAATCTACCGCAGCTAAAGCACTTTTTGTTAAATTATCATAAGAAAGTCCAGTTTCTGCCGCCATTTCCCTTAAAGTTAACATTCCTTGTGGGTTTATTTTAAATGATTTTGTTTTTTCATCAAATTGAACAAACTGTTTTGTTGCCTTAATTAAACTATCTTGTAATGCTCCTGGGTCATTGATTGCGTCATTCATTAATGCAAATGGGTCACCTAATTGGCCAACAGCAAGACCTAATCTTTGTAAAGCCGCGGCGGTCTTAATTGCTCCTTCAGGGTTCATTACTGATTCCGCAAACTTAAAGGTATCTGACATATCAAACCGTAACATTGACGCTTGTGCCGCCATTTTAGCCAACCCAACAACACCATCAGCAAAATTGTATTCATTCATTTTTTTCATGTTAGTATTAACATCGCCCATAACATCTTTCGCATTTAAACCAAGACTTTGAATATATTGAATAGAACCTTCTAAATTAACACCAATTTGAGAAGTTTCATACCCAACTTCCGCAAAATTATTAACTAAAGTTTCTGAACTAGTTCCTAATACACTAGAGGCCGCATATAATTTTTTAACTTGTTCTTCAGTCGCAATAACATTTCGTCTTGACCCTGCAGCAATATTTTGCATAGTTGTACCAACATCAGTTATTGAACCACCTAAACGAATAACTCCTGCTGCCGATTTTGAAACGGCATCGGCCATTTCATCCATTCTGGTTCTACCTTCTAAAAATGCGTGATTAAGAATATCGGCCTCATCATACATGCTGCCTATAGCATCAATAATTTTGTCAATTGGAGAACCTAAACTTTCAATAGTGTCTTTAAGGTCTTTTAGATTACCTCTCTTATCTCCTGCCATCTATTTTTGTTATTATATTTTTTTTTAGTTTACGTGTGAACTGACAAACCAACAAAGATTGGTTTACTTCTTAAATATAAATAGATTAAAGAATTTTTTTTTAAGTTTTTTGGTTATCTTCTATCCACTTATCTAATAAGTATTTTCTTACAAACAAGGGCATTCTTTCAAAATCTTGATAAGAAATCTTCATTAGTGTTGTTAAATAATAAAATTCGTCGATTTGAACTTTTCTATAATCAGAAGAAAGGGAGAAAAAAGTCAACCCCAAAACCAACATTCACTGTTAGCTTTTCTCCTGACGGGGCTATAATTGTTTTAGTCATATCTAATCTTGGTTCATTTTCATTCATAAATTTTCTTATGAACTTTGAGTCTGAAATTGGCATCGACTCAACAAACTTTGCAATTGATGCTTTATCGGTTGACCCGTCAACTTCAATAATTTCTTTTTGCATTCTCCAAGTTACCTTTGGAACAACCCTACCTTGAGGGTATGTTTCTGCTAATTTACCAATCTCAATAATTTCACCGTAACTTAATGGTTTAAGTTTAATTGTAGATTGTGATTTTGGTAAAAGAGTTGTAAATGAACCATCCTCATTTGGTTTTTGACCATTAATAATATTTAATTGGTCTAATAATACGTTTGATTTAAATGGTTTTTTAGTGACAGGGTCGGTAACATTTAATGTTATTTCAGGCCCAAATCCTGTATTTCTTAAAAATATTAGGATTGCTTCAACATCACCTTCAAGTAATTCCTCAACTTTAATATCAGGTTCATAAATTTTTGCTCGTAATAAAGTCATCGTTAAATCATTTGCACCACCCATTAAAATATTTTCATCTGAGGCGGTAAGATAACCAACTTTAATTGATTTTTTTTTATTTTTATAAAAAATTCCTTGTGAAGGTAATTGTACCACATCATGTGGTAATGTGAAGTTTTCTTGACCGTAGTCCATTGATTGAGTATCCATATAAAAAATTAACCGTAAAGTTTATTGTCTTTACGGTTAAATATAATTAGATTTTTTTAATTATAAACATAATTCTTATTTAATTATGATTTATAGTAAATGAATAGAAGTATTGTATTATTAAAAAATTAATAAACCAACACACATCTATCCATTCTTAAAGAAGCGGTAATTTCGGCTAAAGCATCTTGACTATAAGATAAAGCCCCAAAATTTACATCAGTTAAGAATGTACCATAAAGAATCCATTTTTCAACAACAACTCCTGTTGGGTCTAACATTTCAAGGTCAATGTCTTTTTTGTATCCCGCAGCATAACCCATACGACCTGTCACAGATTCAGCGTGTAAACGAACCCACTCCATAAGTGCTTGAGCGGCTGATGGACCAATTGGGTCACGAAACTTAACACTAATTGGGTCCCAATTAAATCTACCCGCAACAAATGTTGATGTGTTTAAGAATTGTATTTCAGTTGCTCCAATTTTAATTGATGGTCTTGAAGCACTTTCAACAAACCATTCGTTAATACCTAAACTTGATGGAAACCTTAAAATAAAACGATTTTGTCGTTTTGGTTCATAAGGTATCGGCATTTTCATTAATAAATCAGCCATGTTATTTTATTTTTTTTGTTTTAGTTGTTTATATTCTATATGTATAAATATATCCTTGTTAAAATTTTTTTCTATTTACTTTTATTTTATCAAAATTATAATCTAGTTATATTTATTTTTAATGCCACTAGCAGTAGAATAAGTCTTAATTATGTTATTTGGTTTATTTATAAAATGTTTATTCATTACTTCTACATTTTTAATGTCGTCATCTGAAAATCCAATAGTTGGTTGCTCTGGTATAAAGTTATTTGATATATCGTTTTTAATAAACGCTCTTTTATTTAACTTATTAGCCATTTTTCTAATGTAGGAAACAAATTTTTCCATATCACGAACTTTAGCCTCTTCAGGATTAACCGCACCTGACTCATCACCAAAAGACACTGGATAGTACTTATTTAGGTTCAAATACGACTTAATTAATTCATCATCACTTATATCATTTTCACCGACAAACGTCCTATATTTTTTAAGGTTTTTAACTAGTTGATTTTTATCAATCCCATTAAATCCGTTGATAATATAATTATAAACAGCTTGTTTTAAAATATTTGGGTTATGACCTCTTGCAGTAATTATTGAAAAAATTGAACCATTATTAATTGCCTCTTTAAAATCATCGAAAGCTGGTCCAACATTTGCCATCATAGCGTCAACTAAAAAATCTTTATCACCTTCGGTTCGAAAATTTTTAAATGGATTTTTACCAAACCCAACAATAATTTCTCCATTATATTTAAAATTTTTTTTCCCAATTTTCTCCCTATGTTTTGCAAAATCATTAGTACTCATACCAATTTCGTCTCCGTCTTCAGTTTTTACTATTATTTTGGTTGGCATGTGGACAATATTGTCATCCCAATCAAACGCGTAATATTTCATGTCTGGAGTTCCTTCTTCTTTAAATCCTTCTCTAAGTTGTCCTTTCATAATTAGATAATACGGGGCAGTTATATACCCCGTTAATTTTGTTAAATATTTTCAAATGAAGCCCCTGTTGGTGTAATTAAGAATTCAATATCTATAAATTCTAACGCCCTTGTAGGTTTTAAATAAATTTTACCTGTTAATGTGTTTCTGTCTAAATCTTCAGGTGAAGATGAAACTGTTACACGGAAATCATATAAACCTCTATCTCTTCTAATTGAATCCAAAATAGGATTAACACTATCCAAGAATTGTTGTCTAACAACTTGGTCGTTTTGTTCAAATAATAATCTTACAGCTACTGCGGAAATTAACTTACGAGCTTGAAGTAACAATCTTCTTACATTCAATCTATTAAGTGCTGAGTCAGCAATTTGTAATGTTTTATTACCCCAAATTACAGTTCCAACATCAGAGAAAGTTGCTATAGGATTTATTCTACCTTGATATAGTACATCTCTGTCGGTTTGTGTAAGTTTTTGTCTCGCCTTAATAGAGTTTACAAGTCCTCTAGTGTAACCCGCAGATGCAAACCAAGGGAATGAAATGTTATCGGTCAAAGCTAAGTTTCTACAAACCTCACCAGTTGGAGGTAAATAAATTTGTGTGTTATTAACAGTATCTCTTGTTAAAATCCAAGGGTAATAAGTTGCTGTATAGTTAGAGTCAATTCCTGTATTATCTAAATTGTCAACTGATTCTTGAGGATAAATAATGTCCAAAGAATTTGTTCCGTCTGGAGTATACATTCTATAATCAGGTGTTGTACAAATATAAACCGAATCCGCTCTTGAAAATTGAATCATGTCTATCGCTTCCTCAACAAGGTTTGAGTTATTTACGTAGTCAATACTTGCACTTGCGAATATATTAATGTTAGTTGATTCTGGATTTGCAAATGATAAAATACCAAGTAGATATGCGTAGTAGTCTGTATTTGCAAAATCTTGAGTATTGTTCTGAACCACAATTCTTTTAAACAATCCATCACCTGTTGCGGTTGGATATCTTGATGAAGGTGCAGTACCCGCCAAATAACCCGAAGCTCCTAATTGAAATCTATCTTCGTTAGTTCTCCACTCTCTATAAATGTCCCAACCATCAAACCCACCAGCAAAACATAGTGTATATTTTCTTGAATATATGAAATAATACGGATTTTCTTGTGTTTCTGGGTCACTTCTAAATTCAGCAGTACCACATTCAAAAGCTGTTTGACCACTTGTCATTGATGTGTTAGCAATTGATACAACAGTTGCTCCTGAGTCCATATGGAAACCTTTACTAGTGTAATTCCATTTAAATGAGTCAGTTGCTAAAGCCCAATTTGATTGAGGGTTTTGTTTTCCTTTATAAGTTAAAAATGATTCATCAATTCCATACTGTGTTGAGAATCCTAAATATGTTCTTCTTATAACATCTCCAGGAGATTCAACAGTATTTGAGCCACCAATAGGTGTTCCAAATGGTGGGTTAGCAATAACTTCTCCAGGGTAATCATATTTTATTTTATATTTTGGATATGGTGATGGGTAAACCGAAGCGTCTTCATATTCTCTTTGTGTGTAACCACGGAAACCACAAGGTAGTGAGTCAATTGGGTATTCATCTGCCATTTCAACCATAACATATCTTGAAATTAAGGCAAATTCACCATTAGATGAACCTATTTTTTTTCCGACAAAGTTATTTGATGCTGGGTCCATATTACAATTTGTGAATTTTTCAATTACAACTGGATTTGAGTCAGAGTCATAAAAATTTCTAATCTGAACATCAAACGACATATTATTGTACGATAAGTTAGCGATTGAAATTTTAACTTCAGTATTTGCATCATTTCCATCGGAAATTGATATGAATTTAAATAAATTATAAACTTGGTTACCTCTTAATTCAGAAACCAAATAAGGTGTTTCAGGTGATTGGTATTTTTCTAAATTCCAAGCAATTGATTGACTTGATTGACTTCTTGCATCAGGTAGTGCAATTAAATCACAATTTAATCCACGGATATAATTTTGACTATAAGCATAATTCAAACTTCCCTGATAAAGTTCTTCAACATAAATAGGAACCTCGTATCTTGATTTACCAAAATTATCAACACCTAATACTTTTGTAATATATTTTGACGAAGATGCACTTAATGACGTTTCAAATGAAAATGTTTTATTATCATTTGTTAAACCCGATAATAAAAAAGATGAATAAGGTGATTCTGTAATACCTGAATATTGTCCAGTACAAACTATTTGTAAATTATTTGGAACCCATGTATTATTATTGTTGTAATCAATACCAACCTCATAAACTGGACCATGGTTATTACTTCCGGCACTATTAACATAATTACAAATACCTCGTGAACGAATAGTACCAACAACCATATTATTGAAGTCGGTGTACGCCATACCTGTAAAATTAACGGAAGCTCCAGAAATAGTGACAGTAAAATTAGAGTCCACAGTATTAATAACATTATCAATAACATAATAAAAAGAATAACCCGAATAATTGTTTCCTGAAGAAATATTAAAATTAGCATAAAGCCAAGGGTCGTTTGACGACGCAGATAAATCATTTTCTTCTAAGATAGGTACACAATCATATGGTGTTATTAGGTTAGGGTGTCCATACGTAAGAGAATAATGGTCATCATAAAGTATTGAACCATATATAACTGACGTTGTTGCAGAAAGTGATGTTGTATTTACAATCTCGCTTAAATAATTGTTAAAATCGGTTTGTATTGTAGATACTGAACCGTCTTGTAATTTATATTGTTTATTTAATTGAACTTGATTTGGTAATGCCCCACTTATAAGGTTAAATGTACCTCCCAATGATGTACCAGTAAACGTTGCGGTAAAAACCACGGGATTTGATGGTGCAGAAATAGTTGTTGGGTCAACATTAGCAACTAATGAAAGACTCCAAGATGGTCCTGCGTCATATCCAGACAATCCTAAAATTCTTGTTACAAACAATTGATTTGATTGTTGTAAATATGATTTGGCAATATAAGCCGCCTCATATTTTGGTATCTGAGTACCATAAAATTTAACGGGCTCTGAACCACCAAAATATGATTGGAATTCGTCAAAATTTGTTATGAATACTGGTTCAAATGCTGGACCTTTTAAAGTTTCTCCAACAAGGCCTAAAGTTGTTACCCCCACACTTTGGGCGATAAATGATAAGTCGGTTTCCGATGTGTACACTCCAGGTGATACAAATACTTTTTGATTTGCTTGTGCTGCCATTATTAAATTATTCTGTTACAGATTTATTTTATTGATAAATATTAGAGTTTTTATGAAAAAACTTTACTTTTAGATAAGTATTTATAAAGAGTATGAATAAATACTGCTTTTTTTCTACCTATGAATACTAAAAAAGAAATAAAAAACATCAAAATATCTCCTGAATCACACGATATTTTAAAAAAATATTGTGATAAACGGGGAATAAAAATTTACAAATTTTTAGAAAATTTAATTGTAGAAAAATGTAAAGAAAAGAAAGACATTTATGGGGAAAATTAAATTAATTTATTTTCATATAGTATGTTTGCTTCTACAGTATTGTCATTTTTTGTAACTTCTATAGTTAAAATATCGTTTGTTGTAATTTCAATTTTTTGAAGGTCGCTCCCATAATAATCATTATTAATATATACATCAAAAGTATCAACATTACTTGTTGAAAGTAAATTCATATTTGAACTAAAGTCAATTACGTCAGTTAAACTTGTATTACCTGAAACAAATAAAAACGGAGTTTCAAAATTATCAGGGTTTTTAGGATATTTGTTTGTTCTTTTTTTTCTTGGTGCTGTGTTCATTTCAATTAATTGAGTCACTCTTTGAATTGCTGGTTTTACTTCAAATTCTTCTTCATCTATTAAATAACCCAACATAGTAAACTCATAATTTTGGACGTAATATTTTCTAGATTCCATACTTAATTGAGATTCGTCGGAAATGTTGGCTAATATAATTGGTATGTATTGACCTTTAATAAATGTATAAGCTTGTTTTGATGAAAATGTTTGCATCACAATCTTATTAAGTTGATTTAACTCTCTCATTCTATTACAAATAATTTTTACATTATATGTGATATCTACAGGAACTGGTTGTGGAATTGTATAAATATCCATTCCTTGTTCGTTTCCATTCCAAGTTGGTACTGACGCGTAATAAAATTGTTTTCTGTTTGGTATTGTATATTGAAGTGATGGATTTGTGCCATACTTAACTTCAGGAGTCCTAACAACAGTAATAAATGGGGGGGTTGGATTATAGTCAACATCCACAAATTTCCAAGTTTCTAAATATTGTGACCAATTTTGAGTTGTGATTATAATATCTAATAATGGAACTATTTTACCTGAGGTAACAACTTTAAGTTTATCTTTAACAAATTCAAGCATACCCTTATCCAAATCCGCATGTAATACTGATTTGGGTAAATAAGTTCCATCATCTTTAATATATTCTAAAAGTTGTTCTCTCCTTTCAGATAAAATTTTTTTTGGTACTAAAGGTAATGTTGGTTTAACTATTGTTCTTGGTAGTGGCATGTTATTATTTAATAATAATTTTATTATAATCCGTTAAATTCGTCAGGACTTACATATGTTGCAACAATCGTTCTATAGAATGGTTTATATCCACCGTAAGTGTGTTTAGTGTCAGACACAACATATCCGTCATCACTAATGGAATAGTATCTGACTTGAGATTCAGTCTCATAATATCCAAGGTAATCCCCCATAAAAATCTCAACACCTAAATCATCAAGTTGTTTTTGATAAATTGAGAACTTTAAATTTCCAGGTTCTTGTATTTCAACTTTAGAACTACCGTATAACTTATTAGTTGGTGCCATAACTTGAACTAAACCTTTTAATTCAATAGGAGCCATAAATTGTATCCCATCTTCTAAAACTTCACCGTAAACATCGTCTTTTTTTGTTTTATACCTATCAATACGATACAACACAACGGTAAAATTCATATCACCCTCAAGCCATTCTTGTCCCATATCAATATCAAGGTCAAAATCTTCATTACCAAAAAATTTGCCTAATCTTGTAACTGGAACTAACTTTTCTAATGTCCGTTTCATATATTGATAAATACTTAAAGTTTTATTATATTTTAAATAAGTTTATTAATATTAAATGAGTAACGTTAGTTTAGAATCAAAGGCAATGTCCATTCTTGAGTCATATGAGGGTGGCAATAACTATATCTTGGAATTAAAACGTAAATCACAGGTTAATAGAAAATTTTATCCAACAAGGAGTCAATCAGAATACATTATTAATTTTCACAATAAACAACCAAAAGTCGCAAAAAAATGGGTAATCCTTGACACATACTTTGCTCAGAAATTAGCCGACGACAAATTATATACCGAAATCCCCCAAAAAGTTTGGGTTGAAAAGTTATTGGCGGATAAAGAAAAGGCTTACCACATTTGGGGTAAAGTTTTTGAAAATGAAGAACTACACGATTTTTGGTTACCAAAGGCCGCAATTATCAAAGACAATTCAGTTAAAGATGTGGTAATTGATTACTCTAAGTATTCACATCGTCCACCACTTGAACACCAAAAAGAAGCAATACAAAAATTGGTTGAGAATAAAAAGTTTATCCTTGCCGACGATATGGGTCTTGGTAAAACAACATCAACAATTATTGCTGCGTTAGAATCAAACTCAAAAAAAGTATTAATCATTTGTCCTGCAACATTAAAAATTAACTGGAAACGTGAGATTGAAAATTACTCAGACAAATCAATCTACATTGCAGAAAGTAAAAATTTCAGTACCGAAGCTGATTTTGTAATCATAAACTACGACATAATTAAAAATTTCCATGACCCTAAAAAGAAAAACGAATCTCAAGTCCTTGCGTCCAACTTTGATTTAGTTATTATTGATGAAGCCCATTATATTAAGAATGGTACGGCGCAGAGGACGAAACTAATCAATGATATTGTTAAAAATACCGAAAGACTTTGGTTGTTGACAGGTACACCAATGACATCACGACCAATCGATTATTTTAATTTATTAAGTATAATTGATTCTCCTGTTGCTAAGAATTGGATGGCATATGCTATCCGTTATTGTTCTGGATACCAATTTAATGTTGGGGGAAGAAAGATTTGGAATGTAACAGGGGCGTCAAACTTGGAAGAGTTAAGAGACCGAACCTTAGGTTTAACATTAAGAAGATTAAAAGAAAATGTTCTTGATTTACCCGATAAGATTATCACACCTGTTTACCTAAGATTGAAATCAAAATTATATGAAAATGTTATGGGAGAATACTATGATTGGTATGACAAGAACCCTGACGAATCCAAATCATTAACCGTTCAATTTTCAAAGTTAACAAAAATTAGACAAATTATTGCCGATGAAAAAATTGAACAAACTATTGAACTAGCGGAAAATATTCTTGAGCAAGATAAGAAAGTAATCATTTTCTGTAATTTCACCGATTCGTTAAATAAAATTACAGAACATTTTGGTAAAGCTGCAGTTAAACTTGATGGTTCTATGTCAAAACCCAACAGACAAAACTCCGTTGACCAATTCCAAGATAACCCCAAGATTAAAGTCTTTGTAGGTAATATTAAAGCGGCTGGTGTCGGTATAACATTAACTGCTGCTGAAGCTGTTATTATGAATGACTTATCATTCCTTCCATCAGACCACGCCCAAGCTGAAGACCGAGCTTATCGTTACGGTCAAAAAAATAACGTTTTGGTTTATTATCCAATATTCGAAAATACAATCGAAGGTATCATCTACGATATCCTAAACAACAAAAAACAAGTCATTGCAACTGTAATGGGAGACAACCAACATCCAGCAGATGCTGCAGAAGAAATCCTACAAAGAATTAATGAATTGAGATATTAACAAAGAACGGATTATTTATATATAACGGATAATCCAATACTATGAAAAAAACAGAAGAGAAAATCCAACAATTAGAGTTACAGATACTTGAAAATCACGTAACCAAAGAAAAAGAGTTGTTGATTACAGAAATGAAAAAAATCGGAATAGAGAAACTACCTTATTCCTACTCAGCCCTCAAACAGTTTATTGACCCCGAAACCATGAGTTTCCACTACAATAAACATTACAAAGGGTATGTTGATAAACTAAACGACGCATTATCAAAGAAAAAATACGGAGATTTAGATTTAGAAAAAATAATTAAAACAATCAGTCGTTTTGATAAAACAATTCGAAACAACGCAGGTGGAGCATTTAACCACGCATTGTTTTGGAATATGTTAACTCCCGAACCAAAGAAATTAACAGGTGAACTTTATAAAAAGATTACCAAACAGTGGGGAACATTCACAAACTTTAAAAAAGAATTTGAAAAACAAGCCAAAGACCGTTTTGGTTCAGGTTGGGTATGGTTAATTCTAACCTCTAATAATACTTTAAAGATTATGTCAACTCCAAACCAAGATAATCCATTAATGAATGTGATTGAAGGTGGTGGGTTTCCATTGTTGGGGTTAGATTTATGGGAACACGCTTATTATTTGAAGTACCGAAATAAAAGAGACGAATACATAACAAACTTTTGGAAAGTTGTTAATTGGGAATTTGTAACTAAAATGTACGAAATGAGAGTTGAAACCAAATTAACAGAATCTACCAAAATGAAACAAATATTAAGTGAGGGTAAATCTGAAATGTGTTCAAAATCTGATAACGAATTTTACAGAATGTTATTTAACGTAAATCAAGATATTAAATGGACTTACATGAATGGTATCAATAGAATCCTTAAAGAAGTTTTTAATGAAAATTATATTGAAGTTCCTCCCACTAATCAATTACCGGGTATTTATGATATTGAGGGACCTGGTAGGTCAGTAATTAATAAACTCAACACAAATTACACGGCGTTTTGTATTTTATTAAAAGATTTAAATCAAGTTATTACAACTATACCAAATAAAAAACCAATCACTTTTACCGATAAAACTCCCGCAGAACAGAAAAAAGAAGTTGAGAGATTTGTAAATGCGTTAGGACATTTTAAATATAGAATATTTGATAAACAAAGTTCAACATTTATTAATTTATTAAGAACCTTAACAGAAAAAAATAATGCAGGTGATAAAAGAGAACAAATTACGTTATCAATCCTTAGAAGATTTTTTGGTCAAAATGCAAAAGTTGAGTTGGTTGGTGGGTTAGGAAATAAAAAAGATGCAATTCAAGGTGTTGATTTAGAAATATTTAAAGATGGTAAGTTACACACCGCACAAGTTAAACCATTTAGAGAAATGAAAAAAACTGAAAGTGGAATTGAATTGGAGGGTACCGCAAGTGTTAAATTATATAAAACGGATTGGATGGTTTTTCAACGAGGAAAGAATGTTTTAGTGTTTGATAAAAAACCAAAAATTGTTGGTGGTAATTTTGTTTTTCCACTTGATTCACTTTTATATAGTATATAATAAACTAAACGATATTTATTAGATATGTCAGTTATACCAGAACCAGAAAGGTCAAAAATTTATACGAGAATAAAACATCTATTGGGTGCACCATTAAGAAGTGTTGAAGTCACTGATGAAATGATGGATTCGTTAATGGAATTATCCATTCAAGATTACGAACAGTATATCTTGAATTGGTTAATTGATAGTCAATGGGTTAACTTGGTTAATCTTAATATGAGTGAAAAATCTGTTGCTCAAGCGTTAATCACAAGAACAATGGATTTTGAAAAACAATTCTCATATTCATACTCAAAAATTGTGGGACTTCAAGCTGAAGGTCCTTGGGTATTAAAAAAAGATTATATTGTTCTTGAAAAAAACAAACAAAACTACGAAATCCCTGCAGGTCGTGAAATAAATGAAGTATTATGGTTTAGTAATCGACCTATTACCGCATTTGGTATGGGAGGTATTGGTGCTGGAGCAGGTCTTGGTGCAAATGAATCTGGTTTTGCCCAAGTGGGTAATCAGGGTTCTTATTATATGATGTCAGGGTTTGATTACTTGATAAGAATGCAAGAAGCGAACATTATAAAAAGAATCCTTGGTGGTTCTTTAACTTATAGAATTACTGCGTTACCTGATGGTAAAAAAGATTTACAATTATACAATGCACCTGGTAGTCGATTTAATTGGAGTAATTATAGTCAATACGTTGGTAATGCTGTTTGGTATTGGTACTACGATGTAACACCTGATAGTAGAGCAGATTGTTTAAAAAATAATCCTGACGTAATTAAAATGCCAAACGAAGTTCCTTTAGAAGAAATGAATTGGGTTGACTTAAATGTTCCCGCACAACAATGGGTAAGAAGATGGTTCACCGCATATGTTAAAGAAACGTTAGGTCGAGTTAGAGGAAAATACAGTGGAAATTTAAAGGCTCCTGATTCAGAATTAACAATGGACTACACAAGTTTATTAACTGAAGGTAAAGACGAAAAGACAAAGTTGATTGAAGAATTGACAGGGGCTGAAGGTTGGTTAACAAGATTACGTCCTGAAAAAGTAATGGAAAAAGAAGCGTTACTCGCTGAAAATCTAAATAAACAAATGAAATTCAGAGCAATGCCTCGTCAAATATATGTAATTTAAATTATGGCAATTATTAAAACAATACCATCAACAAGATTGATTAATGGTGAAGTTATTGAAACTTCTGAAATTTCAATAGTATCTGAAAAAGAATATAGAACAAATGGTGAAGAGTGTGTTATCGTTAGAAATGTACAAGAGTCAACAATCATATTAGATTCAAAAACAACAGACCATGTAGTTATAAAATCTATGACTTATTTAAAAATTAAACCAGATATTGGTAAAATTGATGAAGAGTATGATGAAGTAATTGCTGATAGATACTCATGTATTGAATTTAGATTTTGTGTTGGTAACTGGTATATCTTGTCGTCAGACGGTCTCAAGAATTCCTAATTTTTCTTTCCAATCCTCTTCAGCAAAATCATACATATAATCAGAACTTAAACCTCTTCTTTCCCAATAATTTAATTCTTGTTCTGTTATATCAAGTACGTCTTCTTGTAATCTATCTTGGTCACCATTACCTAATGGATGTCCATTGATAAGTTCACATTGTGACTTTGTAAAAATACCCCTATTTTCAGGGTCATTAACAATTAAGTTATTTCTAACCTCGTCTTGAAATACAACCATCAATGGTTCCATTCTTTTGTTAAATGTAGTAATTGCTCTTGGTATATTATAATCACCTGTTAAATTAGGGTCATTTTCCAAAATGTCTTTGTGTAACATATAACAATTGATTTGAACTCCGTCTCCTTTTTTCTGAACATCACCATGTGAAGCTCTTAATCCATTATTCACATACATAATAACATCACCAAGATTTACCGCAAGATTTTCTTGTATTGCAAGTTCCATGTGAGCCATTCGACTCATACTATTACCCGATTTAGTTTTAGTTGTTAATCTTTTCTTATAGTCATCTACAGATAGTTTAACTTTTGCTCGTTGAGCAATCTTACTTAACGGTATTTGTTTGTCAAAAATCTTTTGTAGGTATTCATAATAATATTCGACAAATGCTTGACCATTACCTTCCAATAACATCTTTATCCCTTTATCTAAAAACTCCTCAATATATAATGGAAGTTTCTTTGACTTGATACTATTACCTGTCAATTTAATTTTACCTTTGGCATCCATAACTGCATAGTTCTTACGAGCCAAGTTAATACACGAAGGCCAAACACCATCCGTATCAAGTGCCATTTCACCTCTCATGAAGATATCATTATACTCTGCAACATCAGCTTCAGGTCCATAATATTCTTTACCCAATACAACTTTCCAATTTAATCCACGACCAACATAAACTCTGTCTTTTGCGTCATCAGGAGTTGAAAAGTTAACACCGTCAGTATCCATTACCAAAGGAACATAACCTTTAGTCATAAAGAACTTAATCATCTGACGAAGGTATTGTCTACCTGTACAAGTAATCTGTTCTCCCATGTACATATCTCCCCAAGCAAACACTTGTGGTGCTGACAACGCCCCAAACATCGAGTTAATGAAAATCTTAATTGGTAATTGTTTATTACCATATGATTCTGACTTATTACGGTCGGTTTCGTAGTATTCTTCAGCAAGTTGTTTGTATTTGATACGAGTGTCACGAAAGTATTTTAACATTCCTTTCATTGCCCCCGTTACATCACACTTAGGGAATACATCGTGTACTAACTGAATAGATGGATATAACGAAGAAAAATCTAGTTTAAGTACATTCTTACTATAACCAACCTTAAGTAGTCGTGAGAGACCTCCTACGAAGTCTGTCTTACCTTGTTTAGCGGGGATTGCAAGTCCATGTTTATAAGACCAAGCTAACATTAACATTTTCCATAGAGTCGCAGTACCCATTGTAGATACTCTCTCGTATGTTGTTGGAATCATTGCAGCAAGTAGGAACGACCCCTGATTAAACTCTTGGTCAACCTTTAAGGTTTCATCTAAGTCATCATCAAGATACATCTCTACAATCTTATCACCTGTAATCTTTTTGTATACGTTAGGAAATTTTGTATCTAAATCATTATATGCAGGATTATTGGCCTTTTTGTAATTACCATTCTGTGTGTTTAACCAATATTCCTCTTTGTTAAGGAACATCTTACCGATATTATCGTGGTCAATATACACACGACTTGGTGATTCAGCATTGATATATTTGGTAATGTATTTTAATCCGGCTGCTTTAATACTAGAATTGATTGCCTGAGCTCTACGAACTGCGTGGATAATATCAATGACATTATAACCCCAAATTGAAGTTTGAGTAAATATTTCCACGTCATTTGCAAGTTTTAACATTCCGTCTTTTCTTGTGAATGAATGTTTGGGGTGCAATGATTTACAAATCTTTTTTGGGTCAAGACCCAAGATTTTACAACGTTCAAAAATCCAATGCCAGTCAAAGTTTGCAGAATTATATCCACCAATAATACTTGGTTTTAACTCGTCGATAATATTAAAGAATTCGATGATTGCTCCTCGCTCTTCAGATTCATCAATACATTCAATAACTTTGTGGTATCCTTTATTTGTTTTAATTCCAATCATAAAAATACGACCGTGTTGTGGTTCAAGAGAGGTTGTCTCTAAGTCATATACAAGTCGGGTGACTTCATTATAATTTTCAAAACCTTTAAATAATCGTTTTTCTTTTGAAATAAGATATTGTTCTACAGGTGGTAAAACAATGATTTTATCTTTTGTCTTTTCTCCCCACGGGTCACATCCACCTTCTCTAAAGAATTGGATTAGTTCACGATAACCTTTAAGAGATTTAACCATAAAAGTCATACCCTTTTCTAATCGTTCATCACCATGAGTTTCTAATTTATCAATCATAATCCCATGTTTGGTCATGGCAACTTTTTGGGCGGATTTAGAACCACCGTAAAAGTTAATATTTCGTAAATCACCAACCCAAGCAAATGGGGTAAATGTGTCTTTACGTATTTCTTTTCCTTTGCCAGGAATTTCTTTTATTTTGTAAATGGAGTTGGATGCGTAGTCAAATTCAATTGCCACAATAAATTCTTCAGGGTCGTTGCCGTGCAAGAAAGATTCAATTTCTTCGTTAGATATCATAATACTTATTTCTTTGGTTCATTAGCTTTCACACCGTCGTGAAATTTACCTTCGTAAATAAATATAAATAAAAAATTGGATTAATCAAATTAACAACAAGCAGTTTCCGAAATAAAACTTGGTTGAATATTAATATATAATTCCTCTCTGATTGGAAGAATTAAATTTCCCTCGTCATTCTTAATTAAGAACTGACCAACATACCTACCTGGTGTGTTTGTGTCTCTTGAAGTGAATTTGTAATAGATATAATATTCAGGTGTCGCACCTAAAGGTAAGATAAGTGAAACAATTTCACAAGGGGCAGACACAATTTTAGGGATTTCGGTCTCAACATCAATCATTGTAAAAAAAATAGTAGAAACTTCCAAGTCCTGCATCAGTTCCAAGTAACCCGCTCTACCATCTTTTACTACTTGCATTTTTAATACAGGTAACGTCGAGTTTTGTTTAATAAAGAATTCCATAACAATAAATATATTGTTATGACTCTTTTCTTAAACTTCTTTCATAATGTTCAAATCTATCATGTTCTGTTGGTGTCATAAGTAATAATCCAGGATACAACTCACCTTTCTTAACCAACTGATACATATGGCTCATCCAAGTTTGTTCAAATGGATGTCCCCATGTTACATCTAAGAACATTTTTTGATTTCCTGTTCTTGTAACAATTTGAGGCCAATTACAATAATAAACATCACCTGTTACATAAGGAACTCCTTGAAATGAATTAATTGAATCATATACCGTTCTTGGAGCATTTGGGTCTAATCCTTGAACCGGTAATCTGTCTTTACCTGGCCAATACTTTTGTCTAACATCTTGAGGTACGTTATACCATGACCATTGAGTGCCATTGTCTCCAAAGAATTCACTATAATTGAGTTTTAAAAAGTCAAAGTTTTCTTTTTTAACAATTTGTAATGTTTTTGAATATAAATTTGGAACATATCGGTTAAATCCATTTCTACATACATCTCCCTCTTTTGGATAAAAGAACATGTCATCTTCAAAAAACAAATAAAAATCTAAATCTGTTTCATTTTGGAAATGTTCGGCAATCCATTGACGGCCACCACAAATACCTAAATTATCTTTCTTAATGTGTTCAAACCCATTTTCTTCACACAATTTAGCATAGTCATCAAATGTTGATTCATCACTTGAGTTATCTAACAAAAACTTTTTAGTTTTTAATAAATAATCTTTATCGTAAGCATTCATGGATTCAATTAAAGTTGAAAATTGTTTTGGGCTATTAAATGTAATCACATATAAACCAACTTTATTAACATCTAATGTGTTTGTTTCTTTATGAATATTTTCAGATTTAGGTTTCAATTCATTATTTTTTAAATCTTCAAAAAACTTACCAACCAAACCATTAGATTCAATTTCAAAATAATTAACCATATCAGAGTGTTTATAACACATAATACTGAAGATTGATTCTTCGGTACCCATATAACCTTCATCTAAAGTTGTTTGTAACAAATTATAATATATTCCATTAATATCGCTAATGGTATGCTTTGGGCCACCAAAAAATCCACCTCTTGCGACTTTATTAACTTTTGAACCCGCAATAGAATTTAACTTATTATATTCAAAACCATGAATTTCAGTTTCAGCATCATATTGAAAACAAATAAATGAAAATTTTGAAATGTATTTTGACAAGTTATTTAAAACTTTATCATGAGTAAAATAACCTTGGTGAACGGTATTTGTTAAACCACCATCAATCCAAAACATATATTCAGAGTCAAATCTGTCCATAATCTTAGCATCGTGTAATAAGAATACCTTGGACATAACTAATGGATTATAATTTTCTAATCTACATTGTGTTGATTCTTTTAACCAACCAGATAAATTTTGCCAATTTTCATCAGTTCTAATTTTTTGAACTTTGTTAAAAAATTCAGATTCTCTAAACCAAGACATTGGTCTAAGAATAAATTGTGTATTGTCATGACTTCTTCTTTCAAAAACAAATTTTTGAAGTTCTTCGTCTCCAAAAATAATCATATTCTCATCACACTTTAAAAGTTGTTCAAACTTATCTAAATAATGTTGGTAGGGTCTTGACCAACCTTCGGTTAATTCTTCTCGACCGATATCCCATATTCCTGTAACTAATGTTATATTACTCATATATTTAATTTAACTCTTCTAATATTTTATAAAAACTTTTATTTACTCTTGTATGTTCTACCATATCTGTACCAGCAACTCTTTCGTCTTCATGCCACCAAATATCAAATTCTAATGTAACAAATAAATCGGGATGGTTTCTATACATTAATGTCATTATGTCTTCTTCGTGATATAGTCTTTTATCGTGTTCAGTAACTTGATAAACATATTTTTTAAAAAGTGTGATTATCTCGTTTAATAATTCTTTTTTTCCGCCAAAAAAACCACCAATAATGTGTCTAGAAATATCATGTTCATTAAAATGTGATGGATTGACAGTACCTGACCAAAAATTTCTTGAGTTTTCTTTTGAAACAATAATTATTTTATCCCCACTTTTAGAAATTAAATTTTTTAAAAATGTGTTATTAAACAAAGAACTTTCATAATACTGACTATTATGAATACCTGTTTTTGCCAAATACTTATTTGGTATTAAACCACAATGGGACAAACCAGCATCAACCCAATAATAATTGTCGTAAGACATATCTTCCATTGATAACCATATAAACTTCATGTATTGTATTTCAATACATCTATCACCTTTTTTAATTCCTTCATAGTCTTTGTATTGACCAATCAACTCAGAAAATTCGTTTTGTTTTAAATCAAATTTGACAAATTTGATTTTTTCTGGATTTATATTATGTTCATTATAGAAAAAATTAACCAATCCATTGTACTCACTATCAGATGTATAACATAAAAAATCGGCATCAGTCATTTTTAATAATGATAATAAACTCCAACAATAATGGCCATGTCTATTAGGTCTTCCTCCTAAATCAGTTCCATGTAAATTAGAATAAATTGCCGTAATAATTTTAACTGACATACGTAAATTGTTTGTGTTCTTTATTGTCTTTTAAATCTTGGGTTAATGTTCCGTTTAAATATTCCGAAGGTATTTTACAAGGACTATATAAATTCCAATTATATGTTTGTGTATAAAAATTATTATACTGTCCTTGAGACACATCGGACCAACTACTCATTTGAGGGGCAATTGTTAATATTGGAGAATAACTTTGTTTAATTGGTAAAATAAATTGATAAATATAATCATCAATTGAATAATACCCTAAAATTTCAGGTTTCTCCATTTCAATAACATTATCATAAATTGAGTTATGATATAATATCATATTAGTTGCAAATATCCCTCGTTCGTATTCTTTTTTTGGAGGTAGATTTGTAATGTCTAAAAATAACGGTAATTTCTCACTACGATTAACAGGTCTATTTAATGTTGGAGAAAGATTAATAATCCCAAATTCAAATTCATCTGTTTCAGTTTCAATTTTAGTAATTAAATCTTTTGAATATGGTAAGAATGTACAGTCATCCTCAATAACCATCACCGATTCATAACCTCTTTCTTTCGCAATTTTTAGTATTTCTACATGGGATAATGTACACCCTCCATGATTATTTAAATCAACCGCTTTAAATATTTCATAATCCCAACCAATATATTCCATCTCTTTTTTGATGTGCTCCAATCGGTCGGGTCTTCTTTCTAAATTAACAACAAATTTAGGTATATTAGTAATATTCATTAACTAACTTGGTTATTGGTTAATCTACCTGTGATTCTATCACACCATCCTTTTGATTCTGAGTGAGGCCAAACAACCCAATGAGAAGGCATTTCATCAGTTTGGAACTCTCTCCATACTTTACAGTATTTGTCAGGGTCTATCATAAAACCCGCAATTTCGTTTTTGTCGGCATCTTTTCTAAATAAAGTTTCATCTTTATCATTATGGAATGCAACAACCCAAAAATCATAATCAGTTTCAGTAACTTGTGAATATCCGATATCAATACAATGTTTGAACATCATACAGAAACTATCTTTCCATTCTTGTTCTGTTTCAAAATTATATGGATTTGGTGGATAATTTTTATCTAAGGTATGTTTGTCAATCGCTCTCTTTGAAAACAAAATACCAGCATATTTTTCATATTCCGTTAAAGTCCTAACAGGACCAAAACCATAAGGACCATCATGACCTTCTTGTTTTTCACCGTCCATACCAAATAACTTTCTATTTGTTAAGTGAGAGTGACTATTCTTTTGTCCCCAAGTTTTGTCATCATCCCATTGTTTTGTTCTACCCTTACGAGTGTATTCGTGGTAAACAACAGGAATATGAGTGTGAAATAAATCATAACCCCAAGTGTAAGCTCTTGCGGCAATTGAAATTTCTTCACCGTGAAAATAATATTCAGGATTATGTTGAACTTCCGTTGAGAATTGTCCTAATGTAAAACAAAAGTGAGCCGAATAGAATCTTGCGGTCACAGGTTTCTTCATTTCTTTCCATCCTGGAATTGTTTCAGGTAAGAAAAATACTGCTCCTTCAGGAATAAAACGGTCAAATACCATTCTCCAAGCTTCTTGAGCTCTTCCTGCGGGTTCATTTTCGGGGTCAAAAGAAGGAACATAACCCGTAAGTAGAGGTTTTTTGTATCCGTCCTTCTGTAACCCCTTTATCATTTTGATAAGGATATCATCCCAATCCTTCACAAATCTCATGTGAGAGTCAATTTGTAGGGTATAAGTTTCACCTTTATAAAGTTGTTGAACTTGGTGTCGCGCCCAACATACACCTTTGGCGTCTTGATAAGGAATATCTAAGATTCTAAATCTTTTGTCGTCTTTGTATTCATCTAAATTATCAAAACCATCCTCATCACTATATTGTCTTGCAATACCTATGACAAGGTTATTTGGTTTTTTGGCGTTTGCCAACATGTCTTTAATTGTTGGAATTAACTGAGGGTCTCTATAAGAGGCGATTTGAACAAAAATTTTCATATAATATTATTTTATACCTAAAAATAAAAAACCCTTCAAAAAACTGAAGGGTTTTATCTATAATAATTTATATTATATTTTAAATAAATTGTTAATAAGACCTAATCGCTCTAATGTTCATAAGTTGACCCTTTCCAATAGTCTCTATTAATGGAATATGTTCTGGAGTAACACCCATATTAAAGAAGATATAATTTATTTCGTCAGCTCCAATTTGAGTAGAACTTAAATAGTCTCCTTCAACAAATCCACCAATACCATTTCTGTTATCCCACACTTTATTTAACTCATCTATACTTGGTAGATACCAATCATTATATCCATTTTGTGATAAATCTGAACACAATCTAGCCGCAATTCCCGCATTAGCACATCCATTTACTATATCTATGGTGTTTTGATTACCTGTCCCAATTGTAGTTCCACTAGCTCCTGTTAATAGAGTACCCGGACAACCCCATAATGCAGAACTTGAAACATTTGTTGTAGTAACAACTAAACCATGTTGAACATTTGCGTCATATCCTGAATCACCAGGTTGTAATATGTAAGCGATATAACCACCTAAAGCAGAGTCACCTATGGTATAATTACATCCATTAGGGTCTGATGCGGTAATTTCTCCAAGACCGCCAGTAATGTTATACGAAGCAATTCCGTTAGAATAATAACCATTTGATGCTGGTATTGTTAATGCGGTATCAGAATATAAAATTTCTCCTAAGTTTGGACCAGGTCCTCCCGCAACAGTACCATAAACATAAACTGGTGTTCCTGGGTCATATGCTGTACATGCGTCGATTGCTGTTGTTGCATCATATCCTAAATTATATGTATAATATGCAAATGTTGCAGTTGGTGTTGTAGTTACGGTTGGTGTATTTGTTGGTGTTGTAGTTACGGTAGGAGTATTTGTTGGTGTTTGAGTTACGGTTGGTGTTGGTGTGTTAGTTGGGATTAATGAACAAAGGAAGAATTCTCCAGTTTCATATCCTGTTGAAAGTAATTGAACTACTTGTCCTGAATTTGTGTAGTATCCTGACATGTCAGTTGTAACTGGTCCTAATAACGAATCGTAAAATAATACATTTAGGTCAAAAGTCGAATTATCTCCATATATTGTTATTGTGTTAATACCATTACATGAATTATAAGCTGTTGTACCTGTTGTCACAACAAAACTAAATCTAGTTTGTGTTGGAGAAACAGTTGGTGTTACAGTATTGGTTGGTGTTGAAGTTCTAGTAGGTGTATTGGTTGGTGTTGTAGTATTAGTTGGTGTATTGGTTGGTGTTGTAGTATTAGTTGGTGTATTCGTATTTGTTGGTGTTACACTTGGTGTTACACTTGGTGTTACAGTATTAGTTGGTGTTTGAGTATTTGTTGCTGTCGGTGTTGATGTTGGAATTGATAAACATCCGTTAGGGTCTGATGTTGTAACTTGTCCAAGACCACCAGTAACGTTATACCAAGCAAGTCCATTTTTAGAATAAAAACCATCTAAAACTGGTGTTGTTAATGATGTATTAGAATATAAAAATTCTCCTACGTTTGGACCAGGTCCTGCATCAACACTACCATAAACTAAAGATGGAACTGCGAAACATGCATCATATATTGATGTACCACTTCCTAAATTATATGTATAATATGCAAATGTTGCCGTTGGTGTTGTAGTTACGGTTGGTGTGTTAGTTGGTGTTACAGTATTTGTTGGTGTAGGAGTATTTGTAATTATCTCCGAACAAAGTGAGAATCCTCCATCTTCATATCCTGTTGAAAGTAATTGAACAACTTGACCTGAATTTGTATAGTATCCTGACATGTTAGTTGTGATTGGACCAAATAACGAATCATAAAATAATACATTTTGGTCAAAAATTACCTCATCACCATATATTGTTATTGTTGGTGTGTTAATACCATTACATGAATCATAAGCTGTTGTACCTGTTGAAACTACAAAACTAAATCTAGTTTGTGTTGGAGAAACAGTTGGTGTTACAGTATTAGTTGGTGTATTAGTTGGTGTATTAGTTGGTGTTTCAGTATTTGTCGGTGTTACAGTTGGTGTTGGTGTTAAGGTGTTAGTCGGCGTTTGAGTTATGGTGTTAGTCGGCGTTTGAGTTGAGGTGTTAGTCGGCGTTTGAGTAGAAGTATTTGTTGGTGTTGGAGTTTGAGTGGAAGTATTTGTTGGAGTTGGAGTTTGAGTAGAAGTATTTGTTGGTGTTGGAGTATTTGTAGGCGTTTGTGTTGGTGTTGAAGTTGGTGTATGAGTTGGGAAAAGAGGTGGAAAAACACCATTATTAATTAAAACAATACTAGAATAAAATAAAGGTGCGGTTGAGTAAGTATTATCAATTAACCAAATTGTTTTAGTTTCATTTTGTGTCAATTCTGTTTGGTACTCCCACATAGAATCGTCGCATCGTCTATAGTTAAAATTTACTATAGTTGAGCCAGTATTTGTTAAGGTATATTTGCTACAAGCCATTTTTAGATATTTTATTATAAATACTACGTTATTTTATATTATTATAAATATTTTTTTATTCTTTAATAATTTTTAATACTTAATAAAATTTTTATAGTACAATTTATTTATTTGTCAAAGTAACTGTTGACGTTTAAGTCCCTGTCGGTGTAACAGTATTTGTTGGTGTTTCAGTATTAGTTGGTGTTACAGTTGGCGTTTCAGTATTTGTCGGTGTAACAGTATTTGTCGGCGTTTCAGTATTTGTCGGTGTAACAGTATTTGTTGGTGTTTCAGTATTTGTTGGTGTTACAGTTGGTGTTTCAGTGTTAGTTGGTGTTTGAGTAGGAGTTAACACTTGTGTTTCAGTTGGGGTAGAAGTTACTGTTTCAGTATTAGTTGGTGTAACAGTATTTGTCGGTGTTACAGTATTTGTCGGTGTTTCAGTATTAGTCGGTGTAACAGTATTAGTAGGAGTTGTTGTCGGCGTTTCAGTATTTGTTGGTGTTACTGTAGGAGTTGTTGTCGTTGTTTCAGTATTTGTCGGTGTATTTGTTGGAGTTGTCGTTTCAGTGTTGGTAGGTGTTACAGTATTTGCAGGTGTTCCAGTATTTGTTGGTGTTACAGTTGGTGTTTGAGTGTTTGTAATTGTAGGTGTTGGTGTTGGGCCAGGAACATTTAAAGAATATGTATAACCATATGTTGGAACATAACAATCGTATATACCATAATAATAACTTGAAATATAATTAAATGGAAAAACTTTAGAACCTAAATCAATAGTTCCACCTGTATCTGGTAAATACGTAACATTTGTGGTTTGACCACTCAAATTATCACTTAAAATTCTTACTCCTATTGCCATGTTAATAAATACTTATTCTTTTTGTTTTAGACATATTAATTAGTTTTTATCAACACAATCCAGCATTAAGAATTAATGTTCCGCTCATTTGTATAAATCTATTACCATTTGAAATTGTGAAATTTGCGTTTACAGGTGGAATGGTTAATAATGAATTACCGAAGGCATTATCTCCTGGCACCAAAAGTTCAAACGGTTTTGTTGTATAAATTGTTACATTTGATGGTGTACCGAAATGAGTTGATTCACAAACATTTTGATAATAACCTCCCGTCCATAAATTATATTGGTAAATAACTAATGGGGTTTGAGTTGGTGTTGGAGTTTGAGTTGGAGTGACGGATGTTTGGGTTGGTGTTGGAGTGACGGATGTTTGGGTTGGTGTTGGTGTTACAGTTGGAGTAGGGGTTGTGGAAGGACATAATCCCATATTAACAACATCTAAAGGTGCCGCATAATTCTCAACATATAAATCTTTTGCACAGACATAACTTGTTTGTAATGGTTCTACAGGATTAACACTAATAATGTCAGTACACCCTGTCCATCGGTAAAATCCAGTTTCAACATTATTATAATTTGTTATTCTGTAGTAAAAACAATCCATTTTAACTTATTTTAAGATATCCGTAATTTACAGTGATATTTGAACCTGTGTTATTTTGTATTCCAAACACAAATGTATTTGTTGGGGTACTCACACTAGGACTTGAGGTTGATATTGCACCTGCGGTACCTATAATTTGGTCAGGAATTGATGTAAACAATATTGGACTACCACCTCCAGTATAATTCCACGCATATTGATAACCAATTACAGGTACATTACTATTACTTATTGATACAGTTGCGTTGTAAACTATTATACCATTCGGTATATTAGCTAAAACCCACAAATTATAGGTACTACTACTCTCAAGAGTAAAACTATAATTACTGGTTCCTGATGTTACCGTCCAAGAACCTGTATTACTAAGATTATTTGTAATGCCTGAGTAGGCAATATGATAGGTTACACCACTTAGTTCTACAGGAATAAGAGTGTTATTGGTAGGTTCCGCTAAAAAAGTTAATTCTCCGATTGTTTTACCTGTTAGTGACATATTTTTTATTTTATAAATATTTGTTTATAATCCATATTTTGATTTATCTGCATTGAAGTTTTGTAGGACTTGAGATGCTGTTAATGATGTGTTGTATAAACGAGTTATACCAATTTTTCCATCAAACCATTGAGAAAACTCTCCACCATTATAACTACCAATGTAAAGTGGGTTAGTTACATTTAATATACTTGCCAAACTATGACCCACACTTCCTATACTTACACCATTTACAAATGTTTCAAGTGTATTAGATGCGACATTTGTAAACACATAAACTATCTGATACCAAGTACCAATCGTCCCAACGTAGTTTGTACTATTAACAAACAATGATGAACCACTACCACTACCTGAACCCAATTGAGCGTAGTATGTAGTATTGGTTGTTCTGATACTATAACTTACATCTATAGTTAACCCTCCATTATCAAACTTTCCAAGTACAACATCATTACCTAAAACCGATTGATTAACCCACACTTCCATAGTCCAATCTCCACTTCCTGGTTCTAATAATGGATTATCGGCAACTTGAACTTGTGATGAAGTTCCATTATATGAAAAATATGGTGATGTGTATGTAATACCCGACATTGAACCATTTAATCCATTTCCTGATAAATCATTTATTGTTGTACCAGTACCAGGGTAACTTGATGAATTACTTGGGTCGTAATATAAAACAAGATTAGTGGTTACGGGAACTGCTGGCGTTGAGGTTGGAGTTGGTGTATTAGTTGGTGTTGTGGTTGTTGTTGGATTTGGTGTTGTCTCAAAAAATTCCAAATACTCACCATTACCAACTGAAATATATTCATCAATATTACTTACTAAAACGGGATTAATTAGTACTGTTATTGGTGTTTCAGTAGGTGTTGGAGTGATAGTTGGAGTTATTGTAGGCGTAGGTGTTGCGGTTGGTTCTATAAATCTTGGGGCTAAATAATCGTATTGTTGTGTTATTTCAGTAAGATTTAATTGTCTGTTATAGAAATACATGTTGGCGACATGACCCCAAGGTTGAGCAACAATATCATTATTACCCCATCCCCAATGTGTAGTTCCACCAGCACCCTCATTGATTGTACTTCCCACCTGTGAACCATTTATGTAGAATCTTTGAGATGTATTTGTTCCGACTACTGCAAATTGAACCCAAACACCTGCCGAGGATGAAACATCATATCCTGAACTTACAAATCCTGTCGCCCAATATCCTAATGTGTTTGTTCCATTAGGTATAGTAATTGGTGTGATTTTAGGAGGTCCCTTTGTATAAAGTACTGTTCTAAACCCAGCATTACTAGGTATTAATCTTGCCCAAGTGATATATGTGTATCCTGAATTTGGTAATAAAGGTCCTGTTAAGTTGTAATCAACTCTATTAGTTCCTGTTGTACAATCAAAACATTTTATACCATTAAGAACTGTGTAAGTTGCACCAATTAATGTATGGTCATATCCACCTGTAATATCAAAAACAGTTGTTCCTGTTCCAGGATAACTTGAACTTTCATATGCATCAAGTTGAATAACCAATCCTGAAGTTACAAGATTAGGTGTTACAGATGGTGTTGGTGTGTTAGTATTTGTTGGGGTTGATGTAATGGTTGTGGTATTAGTGTTTGTTGGTGTTGGAGTAATAATTTGGGTTTCGGTTGGAGTATTTGTAGGAGTTTCTGTATTTGTGGGGGTTGGTGTATTTGTTGGGGTTTCTGTATTAGTTGGAGTATTTGTAGGAGTTTCTGTATTAGTTGGTGTTGGTGTTGGTGTTTGTGTTGGAGTTTCGGTATTAGTTGGTGTTGGAGTTTGTGTGTTAGTTGGTGTATTGGTTGGAGTTTCTGTGTTTGTTGGGGTTTGAGTTACCGTTGGTGTGTTTGTTGGGGTTTGAGTTACCGTTGGTGTGTTTGTTGGGGTTTCTGTGTTTGTCGGAGTTTGAGTTACCGTTGGAGTTTGAGTTACCGTTGGTGTATTAGTTGGTGTTGCCGTATTAGTTGGAGTATTTGTCGGTGTAGGTGTCGGTTCAATTATTTCATAATACAAATCATTTGCAGGGATACTCAAATAATATAAATCATTATCAGGAATTAAAATATAAGTTAAATCATTTCCTGGTATTGTTATTCTACAATTTAAACAATCAGGGTCTAATAAATTATATTTAAATTTTAATATTCTAAAGTTGTGTTTAATTTGTGAAGCATTTAATGGTTCAGTATACATTCTAAATGCACTAATTTCTCCAATCATACTACCACCAAAATATTCTTCCAATTTAATATGAGTTGTTAAACCCGAATAAATTGTATTGTCCAAATCATAAGTGGTTAAACTTTCAGGGTCTTGTTGATAAACAATTTCTTCTATTGTTGCAGGACACCCACCTGAGAATGTTAAGTTATCGTGAAGTCCTTGAGTTCCCCCACCAATTGAAATGTTATATCCAACACCAATTTGTTTTTCTTTTGGAGTGTTTAATAATCTTGGAATAATTTCTTCAAAGTTTTCAGTGACCATGAATAATTTTCCATTTACATAAAACTTAAGTGTCCCCAATCTAAACTTTTGTTCTTCGGTCCACATGTCTGTGAATGTTACAACTTCAGTTGAAGCTGGGTCATACTTCGCTTCATGGGTTATTGGAGGCTCAATTAAAGTAACACTTCTACCTTCGATTGTTGCATAATATACATCTTTAACAAGTAGACCAAGTCCACCTTTATCGTAGAGGTCACAGATATCCAACCATTCATATCTTTGGAATACGGCATCAATCTGAACCCAATGTTCGACATTTTGATATGTTGTCCCTGAGCAATCGTCAAATATACCTCTTGTTGAACACCATTCAGTTAATGAAGTTCCCGTTACATAAGTAATCCCTGTTAAACAAGTTCCCGTGCTTTCACACCCACCTGTTATTCTATATGTCTTAACACATAATCTTGGACTACCAGTATCACCACTTAATCTTAAAGACAACGCATTTGAAACCTCATCATATAATGGGTCTTTTTCCGGATATTCTGCCGTTGTTGTACAATCACACTCACATCCACAAGTACAATTTGTAATCGTACCACCTGATGGTTGATATACTTGAAGACATTGTGATGATGTATTGGCACTACTTGCACAACCACAAGTGTGCATACAAGTTAAACCTGATGTAACTCTTGTATATCCTGAATCTTGTTTTGGACTACCATCAGCATAATGATAAAATTTATTCTCGGCTCTTGCCCCCATGTAAAAGAACGTACCCTTATTGTCGGGATATCTATTGTTAAGTCCTCCTGATGTATCACCAGTCCATCTATATTTTAACATAAATTCAGCAGTCCAACCTAATGGAACTCTTTGAGGAAAAACTTGGTAATCATACCCCGATATTTTGTAAAACCCTTGGAAGAATCCACCTTGTAAGTTTGCAACATACCCAATATCTCCACCAACATTTTGATAATTTAAATCATAAGTATATGAGTTATCATTCCATAATCTGTTTTGAGTTGTAGTAAAACCTGTGATAGGATGAAGTTTCATTCTCCTGTCATATTTGTATCGACTAAACTTATCCGTTGTACCTGAATATAATCCTGTTGTAATTTCTATTGTTTCTCCCGACATGTTTTGAACCAGTCCGTTGTCAATTCCTGTTAAACCAATATCACATAATTGTGTGACGATTGGACAAAAGTTGTGGTCAATGTCATCAGGGTTCCAATAATTCTCTGAAACAATTGTTTGGTAATCAAAAGAACATGCTGATGTTTGACATAATGTTGTCCCTGAACTATTGAAGTCAAACTTAAATGGCATTCTGTTTCCATCTAATTCACCAATTAATAAAGGTGAAAAAACTACTTCTTGGTCATAATCTCTCTCGTCCGATGCTAAGCAAATGTCGGTGATTTCGTTAACAGGTTTTATTCCCCATTTACGAAAATTATACTGATTAATGTTTTGATATGCCATATACTAATGATAAATACCTTATGAGGTAATATTTATAGATAAAAAAGAAAGATGATTACTATAAACAAAGAATTTTATTCTTCTCCATATTATTTTTTATTAAGAGATAAGGGGGATAAATACTCCTTATACTTTTCTGTGGAAGAAAATTTAAACGAAGCTCGTAAAAAAGATGAGGTAATTCACTTTAAAAAAAGTAAAGGTGAAATGGTTAAAAACCATCTTAAAAAAGTTGCCAAAGATAAAAAAGTTAAAACAACTAAAAGTCTTAAAAAAGATTTAGAAGAATTGGTAAATTTAGATGGGACATTATCTAACTCAAAAATCCCAATTGTTGACCCAAAACTTCACCCAAAAAAAACTATGGACCAAACGGTTTCTGCCGCTAGTATTACAAATGACCCAATTTCAAGAGGATATAGAACATATTTTAGAGAATCCGTTAAAGAGATTGATGAAGTTGATATGTCAGGAGCTTTTGGTTATGAAGAAACTAAAGATATGGACGGAAAAGAAACTTTTAAATATTTAGTTAAAAAAATGGGTATGACTCCTGATGAGGCAAAAAAAAGAACAAAACAAAAAGGACAAGACCCAACAGGTAAAAAAGATGAAAATTCGCCTTACTATGATGATAAAAATTTTATAACAAAAGCAACTATATCTGAAATCCAAAAACAAAAAATGATTAAAGTTGTTGAAGATATTTTAATGGGTAAAAAAAAATATGATAATCTTGAAATAGGTAAAAAAGAATTAGACATACCAAATATTTTAAAGAAAAATATTTTATCGTTAAAAAAACAAGCGGAAAAGCAAGGAGTTTCTCTTTCTGAATTATTAAAGATGTTTAAAAATGAATAAAAGTTTATACGATAACGAAATTGAATTCCCATCTGACAAACGGGAACATATGAAAAAATTTTTTCATATGGTTAAAAATGCGGATGAGAATACTGAAGGATTTAAAAGAAATAAAGAACTTCAAAATCAAAAATTTATTACATATAAACAACTTAAAAGAATTAAAAATTTTTTTGATAATTTTAAAGGTAGTCACAAAGAACCGTCATTTATTTTAAATGGTGGTGTTGAAATTAAAAATTGGGTTAACAATGAATTAAGAAAAATGAGGGATTACATCGCCAATACAAAAACTAATAAGATGAATGCCGGCATGATGAATCAATTTATTGCCCCGCATGAAAAAAAAAATTTTACAAATGTAAGAACATCTCAAGAACACTTAAAGACTGTAGACAAATATACGCCATCAGTTAATGAAAATGTTATGAGAATAAACGAAATAATATCAAAAATATAAAATTATGGCAACTCAAATTACGGTAGATTTAAATCAAACAGAACCAAACACTCTTTCATCTATTGCTGAACTAGAGAGAGGAAAATTAATTCCTAAAAATAATTATAATAAATCGGGAAATGAATATTCATCAGTTAATAAAGATGCAATGGCTGACGGAGATTCTAAAGGTAGAGGTACGGGAATTTTCTTAGATGTATATAATTCAACTGCAGGAACAATAGAAGACGTGTCCGAAAGAAAAAGCGAAGTAAAAATTAATCAATATAGTGCAGTAAAAACATACCCAAATTTCTAATGAAACTTCATGGAACTTTAAAAGGTTTAATTTGTGAAATCGCTTCTTTAGATAGTATAGTTGATGCGATTAAAAAACGAAAAATTATTATTATTAATTATAATGGTGATGAGCCAGGTGGTACAGGTATACGACAAATTGAACCTGTCTGTTTAGGTGTTAGTAAATCGGGAAATAAAGTTTTAAGAGCTTGGGATAGTGAGGGAGCGTCACATACAAGTTATAATGGTGAACAACCATTACCAGGCTGGAGATTATTTAGATTAGACAAAATATTATCAAACAAACCAACTGGTGAGGTTTACAATGAACCTAAGCCTGGTTATAATTTTAATGGTGACAAAAGTATGGTCAGTGTGATTATAAACGCAACATTTAATGATAACCCATTAATACAATAAATATAATATGGACAGATTAACAGAGAAATTAGCATTATCAAAGGCAATTATGGATAAAGCAGATAGAATTAAAAATACAAATTCTATGAATGGTGGGCTGCCACTAACATCATTACAGCAAATGAATTTACCTGAATCATTTAATGTTCCGACCGCAAAGTATAATATACCTGAAGAATTTTTACAGGAATCTAACACATCACAACAACCTTACCTATCTCACATACCAAGAGAAAATACTACTCCAGTCGGAATTCCAACTGTAGACGCAATTAAAAATTCTAAATTACCTGACGAAATTAAAAGATTAATGATGGAGCATCCAATTTCTCAACCTCAACAACAATCGACTACAATGTCTAACGAAGTTATTGAAAGAGCGACAAGATTAATGAAACAAAATAACAGCGGATATATTCCTGAATCTGCAAAACAAACACAACAAATACCACAAACAGAACAATCGACATCAACAAATGGAACCGTTAATTATAAATTAATACAAAAAATGATTAATGAAGCAATTAAAAACGCATTTGCTGAAAATGGGTTAATAACTGAAAGTTCTGAAAAATCTAATGAAAATTTTAATTTTAAAGTTGGGAAACATATTTTTGAAGGTAAAATTACAAAAATTAAAAAAGTATCTTAACCAAGATATGTTAACCCTAAATTAAAAAGTTTAGGGTTTTTTTGTGCTCTAATATATACCACCCACACAACACTAATTTATATTTTTTAATAGTTGATAATATAAAAGAATATTGTTATAATTTATAACAAACTAAATAGTCTTAAAAAGTTATTAAAAAATATGGAAAAAAAAATTAATGTTTTAGTTATCCCTAGCGATAAAACTGGTGTTGGAAAATTTCGTTCAATAGACCCTCATATTTTTTTACAAAATTTATATTCAGATGAATTTCATGTTGATATTATATTTGACCCACAGTATGATGATATGGTCTTTTGGTCTAAATATCAAATAGTAGTATTCCATAGAAGTATTGGTTCTGATTTTGAAAAAGCCCATGAATTAATTCAAAAATTAAATTTATTAGGGATAATCACTGTTGCTGATATTGATGATTATTGGATGCCAGGTAAAGAACACCCAATTCATGATATTATTAAATTTAATAAGATTAATGAAAAAATTGTTGCAAATCTTAAAGTAGCTTCATATATTACAACAACAACTGAAATATTTGCAACTGAAATTAGAAAATTTAATAAAAACGTTTTTGTTTTTCCAAATGCAATTAATCCAAATGAAACACAATTTAAAGAACCAACATTAGAATCAGACCGATTAAGAATTGGTTGGTTAGGAGGTTCTTCTCATTTACATGACATTCAATTATTAGACCAATCTTTTAATAAGATTATTAATCTTAAAGATAAATTACAATTTGTTTTATGTGGTTTTGATACAAGAGGAACCGTAACGGAAATTAATAACCAAACAGGAGAACATAATAAAAGAGATATTTTACCACATGAGACTGTTTGGGCACAGTACGAAAAAATATTTACCCAAAACCATGTATTGGTGTCGGAAGACTACAAAAAGTATTTATTAAACTATACTCAAGAGGTTTACCCAAATCAATATGACGAATCATATGTAAGAGTTTGGACTCAACCTGTAACATCTTACGCTAAAAATTATTCAAAATTTGATGTATCTTTATCACCTATTAAAAATACAATGTTTAATAGAATGAAATCACAATTAAAAGTAATTGAAGCAGGATTTTATAAAAAAGCTCTTATTGCGTCTGATTTAGGTCCATATACAATAGATTTAAAACATTGTTTAAATCACGGTAACTTTGTTGATGGAAACGCAATGTTAGTTGATGAAAATAGAAATCACTCTGATTGGGCGAAACATATTAAAAAATTAGTTGAAAACCCTAACATGGTAAAAGATATGGGGGAAAGATTATATGAAACTGTTAAAGACAAGTATGATTTAAATAACGTAACAAAAGATAGAAGAGCTTTTTATTTATCAATAATTAAATAATATAATATGATTAACATACCATTAACCAAAATTTTATTTTTAGACATTGAAACTGTCGGAATACAACCTGATTGGGATTCATTAGTTAAAAACAACGAATCCCTTTCATTTCAATTTGAACACTATTTTGATTGGTTTCAAAAAAGATTTCCTGAAGATGGGGCTAATGGAGTCTCTCAAATGTTTGTCAATCGTTCTGCCTTAGTTCCCGAATTTGCAAGAATTGCTTGTATTAGTGTTGCATTTGTAACTGAAAGTGGTGAAATTAAAATGCAATCATTTAGTGATGCTGATGAGAAAAAAATGTTATTAGATGTTCAAAAACTTTTACATAGAGTTGGAGAACTAGGATTTTTTTTATGTGGACATAATGTAAAGGGATTTGACATCCCTATGTTAGCAAAACGAATGATTATGAATGGAATTATGCCGCCAAAAATTTTACCTGGTCACGACACTAAACCGTGGGAAATTAAAGCTCTAGACACAAAAGAAGTTTGGCAATACGGTGGATATGGTTCTATTGCGTCTCTTGAACTTATGTGTGTTTGTTTGGGTGTTGAGTCATCAAAAACAATGGAGATAACAGGGAATAAAGTACATGAAGCTTTTTGGATTAAAAAGGATATTGAGGGAATTGTAAAGTATTGTGAAAAGGATGTGTCCGTATTAATTGAAGTAATAAAAAAATTAATAGATTTAAAATAATGAAAAATTTAAATAATATGGGATTTGACCCAAAAATTTATAATGACATTCTTGAAAAATTTGAAAAAATTAAATTTGACGCTGGAATAGAACCAGATGAAGAATCTCAAAAAGAACTTGAAGAATTTTTTGGAGTTGATTTAGAGGGTTTTGAAGATTTAGATGAAGAGTTTTTTAAAAATTCTCAGACACGAACTATTGAAGTTGAATTAATTCACAAAGATGCTGTTTTCCCAAAATATGCATACCTATCCGATTCAGGATTTGATTTACACTCAACACAAGATTTAGAAATTAAACCATTTGGCAGAATTTTAGTCCCAACAGGGATTAAAGTTTCTTTTGAGAAAGGTTATGAACTTCAAATTAGACCTAAAAGCGGTTTAGCAATTAAACAAGGATTAACCGTTCTTAATACACCAGGAACTGTAGACCAAGGATATACAGGTGAAATACAAGTAATTGTGTTTAATACAAATAACCATTCCGTAATGATTTCAAAAGGAATGAAAGTTGGACAAGCAGTTCTATGTCCTGTCATAAATGGGGAATATGTTAGATTTGAAAAAGTTGACCAACTTGATGAAAAAGATAGAGGTGATAATGGATTTGGAAGTACGGGAATTTAAATATTAAATAATGATTACAGTAGGATATTCAACAAGAGAACATAACCCCCAATTTATCGAGTACTTAAAAAAAAGTTCGGGGTTTAAAAAAATAGAAGTTATTGAAAAGATTAATAACGGAGAGAAATCATTATCTCAAGTTTATAATGAAATTCTTGAGGAATCAAAAACTGACATAGTAGTTCTTTGTCATGATGACATTTACTTTGATACATCAAGTTGGTTCCACAAAATTAAAACTCATTTTGAAAAAACTGATTACGGTATCTTAGGTGTTGCGGGTACTACCAACATGCCAGAAACAGGTAGATGGTGGGATTCAAGAAACACCATGATTGGTATTGTTAACCATGAGAGTGAAGGAAAAAAATGGACATCAAAATACTCTGATGATTTAGGTAAATCAATTAAACCGACTGTTATTGTTGATGGTGTGTTTATTGCGTTAAGTAAATCAAAAATTAAACATACTTTTGACGAGGAGTTTGAAGGGTTCCATTTTTATGACATTGCATTTTGTTATAGGAATTATATAGAAGATGTTAAGGTTGGTGTTATCACAAACGTTAGAATCACTCACAAGTCAATTGGTCAGACCAATCAACAATGGGAAGATAATAGAGAATTTTTTGTTAAAAAATATGGGGAAAGCTTACCATCAAAAATTCCGTTTGATGTTAATAAACGATTAAAGGTTTTATTGTCTTGTATTTCTTTTAGAAACTTTACAGGTTCTGAGTTATATGTTTTTGAGTTAGCTAAAAGTTTAATTAAATTAAACTGTAGTGTTACGGTTCTTTCACAAATTGGTGGACCTGTGACTGACATGGCAAAAAAACTTGGAATTAAATGTGTGTCATTTGAAAACGCACCAGGATTTAAACTTGGTGATGGACAATGGGGTACGAATACACCTGAAGGGTTCAAACCATCAACACCAAACGCGTTATATAGAGTTTCTGAAGTTGATTATGATATTGTTCATTTCCAACACAAGCCTGTTGCGGAAAGAATTTTAAATATGTATCCTGAATTACCTAAGATTTGTGCGATTCACTCTGAAGTTATTTCATTAGAAGACCCTGTTGTTGACCCAACAATTAAAAAATATGTTGCAATTCGTCCTGAAATTAAGGAACACATGATGAACAATTTTGAAATACCTGAAGAAATGATTGAAGTCATTTATAATCCTGTTGATAATGAAAAATTTAAATCTTTGAATACAACTGAAAAAGATTATGTTTTATTTGTTGGTACTATAGATTATTTGAGAAAAGAAACCATTTTAGATTTAATCGAACACACAAGAGAGCTTGGAAAAGAACTTTGGTTGGTTGGTGATAATAATGGAAATTATTTAGAAAATGTATTACTTGAACAACATGTTAAGTATTTTCCGGCAACATGGAACATAGAAAAATTTATTTTAGATGCGTATGAAACCGCAGGAATTCAATTAGGCAGAACAACCATCGAAAGTTGGATGTGTGGTAAATCAAGTTGGATTTATAAAGTAGACTCTGGAGGATTTATTTTATCTAAAGAAAAACATGAACCACCAACAGATATTAAAAAGTATTATTCGATGAATGTTGCACAACAAATAAAAGAACAATACCTCAAAATTTTATCATAAATGAAATTAGGTTTAATTGGTGTTAATGAAATTGGTTTGTCTTTTGGATTGTTATGCGAAAAAAAAGGTCATGAAGTTTTAGTTTCAAATAGTAATGATGATTATGTTTTTAATCTTAATCAAAATATATGTATCACAAATGAACCACTAATCCAATCTATGTTATTTGATGCCACTAAATTTAGTGCAACAACAAGTAATACAGAGGTAATTAAAAATTCCGACATTATTTTTATTTTTTCGCCAACACCATCTAATATTGATGGTAATTATGACACAACAAAAGTTTTTGATGTTGTTTCAGAATTTTATAGTTTATCTTCTCAGAACTTTTCTCTTTATAATAAAAAAGTTGTAATATGTTCCACAACAAATCCTGGTGAAGTGTCACAAATACAAGAAAGATTAAACATGTTTAATATCCAAGTCGCATATAATCCATTTTTTACAAATGATGGTGAGATTGTAAAAGATATTGAAAATCATGAAATGGTCTTAATTGGTGGAGAATATCAAGAACTAATAAATGATTTAATTAGTTTGCACACCGAACTTAAAAAAGTTCTTGTTAATGTTTATACAATGTCATCAAAGGCCGCCGAATTAACAAAAATTAGTATTAATTCATTTTTATCTGTAAAAATTACTTATGCCAACATGTTAGGTGAAATTATAACTAAATCAGGAGTTGAAGATGAGGTTAATATGGTATTAACCGCAATTGGTGGTGATTCAGGAATTGGACAAAAACATATGAAATATGGTTTTGGGTATGGGGGTCCAACAATTAATGGAGATAATAAAGCGTTAAAACATTTTGCCAATAGTATTGACGCAAATACCGAATTAATTACAAGTGTTGATACATTCAACAAATCACACATTTCTTTTTTAAAAGAATATTATATTCAAAAAAATCCAAATAAAGAAGTACCATTTGTTATGAACCACATAACATATAAGAAAGGTGCTAATGTAATTGAGGAGTCACAACAATTTCAATTATGCGTTGATTTATTAAATGAGGGATATACATTAAACGTTATTGAAATACCTGAAGTTGCAGAAAAATTAACATCATTAAGTGAGTCGTATGATGGTCGGTTAAAGTTTTTTCCAATAGGGACAAATCCTGAAGGAATATTAATTAATTTATAATGATAATCTTAACTACAACATATAACTGTGAGAATTTTGTTGAGCGTTCTTTAATGACAATTATGACTCAAAGATTTAAGGACTTTAAATGTTATATAACTGATGACATGTCAACTGATAAAACTGTTGATATCATTAAAAAAACCATATCGGGCGATAATAGGTTTATTCTTATTGAGAATAAACAAAAAATGTATCAACCAGGAAATTACGACCAAGTAATTCGTGGATTAGATATTCCTGATTATGAAATATGTGTTGAAGTTGATGGTGACGATTGGTTACCAAATTCAAATGTGTTATCCTTCATAGATGATGTTTATAAAGACAAAAATGTTTGGATGACAAGTGGTTCGTTTAAATATCATGATGGTAGGCCAGGGTTTGCAAATCCCCCTAAAAATTTTACAAACATTAGAAAACAAGCTTTCACACTATCACACATTAGAACATGGAAGTCTTGGTTATGGAAAAAAATTAAAGAAGAAGATTTAAAAGATGTTTCTGGAAATTATTGGAGTGTTGCGGGCGATTTATCATTTATGTTTCCAATGTTAGAGATGTCAGGAGAAAAACATTTTAAATATATTTCAGAGACCTTATATATATATAATGAGTCAAATCCATTAAATGACCACAAAGTTAATATGACCAAAGTAAGTTCAACCGTAAACATAATTAGAAATAAACTACAATATAATTTATTACAAAATGTCTGAAAACTTTAATCCAAAAATTTCAATATGTATTCCATCATATGAAGCAAATGGTAGAGGCGTTGAATTTATCGATAAAAATATCCAATCAATTCTTTCTCAAACATATAAAAATATGGAAATTGTAATTTCCGACCATTCAAAAAATGATGACATTGAGAACTACATTAAAGGGTTAGGGTTAGATAATATTGTGTATTTAAGAAACACCGAGAATATTGGGTTTCCTGCTCACAATACTAATAACGCCATTAAAAATTCTAGTGGGGATTACATCAAATTGATGAATTTAGATGATTTTATTGTTGGTGAAGATACATTACAACTAATGGTTGATTTATTGTTAAATGAAGGTAAATGGGTTATCAGTGGATGTATTCATTACGATTATGGAAATGGAAGTTGGACAAATCCAATCATTCCTAGAATTGAAGGTGATGGTAGACATTTAATAAGGGGTATTAACTTTGTTGGTTGTCCAAGTGTTGGATTAATACCTCGTGATGAATATTTTGACACTGAAGTTTTATATATGATTGATTGTGAACTTTGGTATCGTATGTTTATAAAATATGGTTATCCGGGCGTTTTAAAAGATTACAGAATATCCGTTGGAATTGGAGACCATACATTAACCAGCCAATGGGCGTTAAAACAAAGTGATTTACTTTATAAAGATATTGAGTATTGCAATAAAAAATTTTTAATATGAAAAACATACAATTATTTATCCCAAAATTTAGAAACGAAGAAATTTTTGAACACATGTCAACTTGTTTAGACAAGGGTTGGACAGGATTAGGATTTAAAACCATTGAAATCGAAAATGAATGGAAATCTTACACAGGATTACCTCATGCTCATTTTATAAACTCAAATACCTCAGGTCTTCATTTAGCGGTGAAAATATTGAAGGACACAAATAAATGGTCTAATGACGATGAAATCATTACAAGTCCATTAACATTTGTATCTTCAAATCACGCAATTATGTATGAAAACTTAAAACCTATTTTTGCGGATGTAGACGAATATTTGTGTTTAGACCCCGTTTCTGTCGAATCAAAAATAACTAAAAAAACAAAGGCTATTTTGTTTATTGGTATCGGAGGTAATACAGGTGAACTTTATAAAATTATTAATTTATGTAAAAAACATAAATTAAAGTTAATTTTGGACGCCGCTCACATGTCAGGTACATTTGCAAAAAATCCATCAACAGGTGAAGTTGAACATATTGGTCATGGTGCCGATGTAACCGTATTTAGCTTTCAGGCGGTTAAAAACTTACCAACGGCAGATTCGGGTATGGTTTGTTTTGCAAACGAGGACTATGATTCTTTAGCTAGAAAATTATCTTGGTTAGGGATTGATAAAGATACATACCAAAGAACCAACGATAAAGGAAATTATAAATGGGAATATGATTTAGTTGATGTTGGTTACAAATACCACGGAAACTCAATGATGGCTTCAATGGCGTTAGTTGGTTTAAAATATCTTGATAAAGACAATAACAGAAGAAGAGAAATTTGTGAAAAATATGAAGAAGAATTAACCAAACATGGAATTCAAACAGTAAACAGTCACAAAGATTGTTTCTTATCTTCAAGACACTTATTTCAAATTGTTGTTAACCAAAGAAATAAATTTATGGAGTTATTGAACTCAAGTGGAATTTATCCAGGAGTTCATTATAGGGACAATACACACTATAAGATGTATAAATATGGATTTGGTACTTGTCCAAATTCTTTAACTATCTCCGAAAAATTAATAACATTACCATTACATATGAATTTAACTGATGAGGATGTGAAATATGTTATAGAAAAAGTTATTGAAATAAATAAAAATTTAAATTGATATGTTAGTTATTCGTGATTTTGAAAAAAAAGACTCAACAGAGGAGTTATTAGAAACACTTAAAGAAGTTTGGTCAGTTGATGAAATAAATGAATCAACATTAGATAAGTGGTTTAAAAACGATAATCATATGGTAATCGCTGAGTTTGATGGTAAAATTGTTGGTTCAGCAACTTTACATTTACAACAAAAAATTATTCGTAATGGTGGTATTGCTGGATGTATTGAAGATGTTGTAGTTAGAGAGGATTACAGAGGAAATAACATTGGCGCCCAATTAATACAAGAATTAATTAAAAAGGCCGAAAATTTTGGATGTTATAAAGTAATTTTATCTTGTTTTCCCGAAAGGATTAATTTTTATAAAAAAAATGGATTTAACCAAGAATCAATAACCATGAGATTTGATTTAAAAAAAAATATAATTAAATGAAATTAGCAATAATTATGTCAACATACTACCGTAAAGACGGTAGGTCTAATAGTCTCTTAAAAAGAGCATTAGATAGTATTTCAAATCAAACTTATCAAGATTATAAAATTTTTTTAATTGGTGATAAATACGAAAACAATGAAGAGTTTGAAAATATATGTAAATCATTCCCTTACCCTGAAAAATTATTTTATCAAAATTTAGAGGTGGCAAAAGAAAGAGATAGTTTTAACAATAAAGTAGATATTTGGAAATTTGGTGGGGTTAATGCAATAAACCACGCAATAAATATTTTAACTAATGAAGGGTTTAATTATATTGTTAAACTTGACCATGACGATTTTTGGGAAAACAATCATTTAGATTTAATAAATGAATGTATTGAATTAAACAATCCAGCATTTATTTGTACAAAAAGTAAATATGGTGATAAAATATTACCTAATATTTCAAACCATGAAAAATACATTAATTTTAAACCATATCCAGAAACTTTAGTTCATTCCTCAATATGTTTTGATTTAAATCAACTACCCTTAAGATACAGAACTTTGGGGGATAAAAAATGTGGAGATAATTCATCGGACGGATGTTTATATTTTGAAATTAGAGAATTGATTGAAGAAAATAATTTAAAATCTATATTAATAAACGAACTTACCTGCACCGTAGAAGGTGATGGTTTTTTTAAAAACAACTAAACATAAATATAAAAACTCTTAAAATGGACAATGAAATTTCTTTTTCAATTGAATCTATAGTTGAAGGTCATCATAAAGTATCTTATCGAGGTATTAAATTAATTAAAGACCCTTTTGATTATTTACTATATCAGATGATAATAAATGACGTTAAACCTGATTTAATTATTGAAATTGGGACTAATCATGGTGCTTCTGCACTATACATGGCAGATATGTTAGATTTATTAGGTAATGGTACAATCCATACTATAGATGTAATGGGATATCCAATTGACCCATTAATTGTTAATCACTCAAGAATTAAAAGATTTTTAGGTGGTTTTGAAAATTACGACTTAAAAAATACTGAGGGATTTAATAATATATTAGTAATTGATGATGGGTCTCACATATATACTCATGTTAAAATGACTATGGATAAATTTAAAGATTTAGTTTCAGTTAACTCTTATTTTATTATTGAAGATGGGATATTAAATAATATTGGTCTTGAAAAAGATTATGATGGAGGACCACTAAGGGCAATTAGTGAATTTTTACCAAATAACCCTAATTTTCAAATTGATAGAAAGTGGTGTGATTTTTTTGGTAAAAACGCAACTTTTAATCCAAATGGATATATTAAAAGAATATATTAACAGGTAAGTTAAATAACATATCTATAACTATAAAATATGTATTCAGTAAAACAAAATTCAAAATGGGACATTCGAATAGATATTCAAACAGATAAACCGTGTGAGTTGTATGTTGACACATTTCCATCAGAACCTAAAAAATGTTACCTTACGTTCAAGAAAATTACGAAAGAAGTGTTAAGTACGCTAAGTTCAGAGAAACATTAAGAGACGAAGTAATCGAATTTGTTAAAAATTATGGAAATTGTATCAACAAGATTGATAGGTGGATTAGGGAACATGATGTTTCAAATCGCAACCTCCTATAGCGTTTCACTTAGAGATAATAAAGAAATGATTTGTGACACCAGGGACATGCAAATCCCTCACAAGACATATACATTTTATACCGATAATATTTTTAGAAATATTAAATTTTCGGATAGTGTAATCGATTTAAAAAATATGGGTGAAGGTGGGTTTCACTACACACCAATACCAAAGATTGAGGGTAACATTAAATTAATTGGTCACTTCCAAAGTGAAAAATATTTTATAAACCACAAAAATGAAATACTAAAACTTTTTGAAATTGACGATATTACAAAAAATTATTTGTTAGAAAAGTACGGTGAGATTTTAAATCAAGATACTTGTTCGATTCACGTTAGACGTGGGGATTATTTAGGTTTACAAAATCACCACCCAATCCAACCAATTGAATATTACCAAAAAGCAATTAATATTATTGGTGAAGAAAACCATTTCTTAATATTCTCTGACGACATTAAATGGTGTGAAGAAAATTTTAGTTTCTTAAAAAATAAAACATTTGTGTCCGACAATTTAGATTACGAAGATTTGTATTTGATGTCGATGTGTAATAATAATATATTGGCAAATTCAACATTCAGTTGGTGGGGAGCTTGGTTAAATAATAATGAAAATAAACAAGTAATAATTCCATCCAAATGGTTTGGAGTTTCCAATTCACATTTAAATACTAATGACTTATATTGTAATAAATGGATTAAATTATGACAGTATTAATTACAGGTTCAAACGGATTACTTGGTACCGCGTTAAAAGAATTATTAGGTGAAGGTCACATATACCACACAAGAAAAGACGCGGATTTAACCGATGAAAAATCAACTAACGATTATATAACACATCATGTTAAAAACTCAGGTGTTGATACAATAATACATTGTGCCGCAATGGTTGGTGGAGTTCAAGCAAACTCAAACAATAATGAAATTTTTTTTATTGAAAATTATAAAATAAATAATAATGTGATTAACTCCTCATTTGAAAATAGGATTAAAAACTTTGTTAATTTATCATCCACTTGCATTTTTCCCGACACTAATATCACATACCCATTAACCGCAGACCAAATTGATGTTGCGCCACCACATCCATCTAATCATGGATATTCTTATGCAAAAAGATTATCGGGATATCAAACAAAAATCATCAAACAATTAACTGGTAATAATTGGATTACAATTGTACCCACAAACATATACGGACCTAACGATAACTTTCATCCAGACCATAGTCATATAATACCAGGTATTATACACAGAGCCAATAATTACAAACAAAACAACGAAGACTTTGTGATATGGGGTGACGGAAGTCCATTAAGACAATTTATACATTCAAAAGATTTGGCAAAAGTTATTCTATGGGCAATTGATAATTGGAACAGTGAGGTTCCATTTATGGCGGTAAATGATAAAGAACATTCTGTTATGGATATTGTTAAAATTGTTGCTAAAAAATTTGGTATTCCAAATGACAAATTAATTTTTGATGAGACAAAACCAAGAGGTCAATTTAGAAAACCCGCAAAATCAGACATTCCTAAAAATTACCAATATATTAACTTAGAACAAGGAATTACCGAAACCATTGAATGGTTTATTAACAATTATAAAACACTTAGAAAATGAAAAGAATTGATTTAATTCAAGACACGATTGATAATCAAGACATTGATAATTTAATTGAATGGTTAAAATCTTACCCTCGACTAACTAAAGGGTCTAAAACAATTGAGTTTGAAAATAAATGGTCTCAATGGTTGGGGTCAAAATATTCGATATTTGTTAATTCAGGGTCATCCGCAAATTTACTTATGTTATATACCTTAAGAGTTCTTAAAAGAATGAAAAATAATAAAGTTTGTGTTCCAACATTGTGTTGGGCGACAGACTTGGCACCGGTACTTCAATTTGATATGGAACCATTATTAATTGATTGTAATTTGGATAATTTATCTGTCGATTTAACTCATCTTGAAGAAGTGTTTAAAACAGAACAACCGTCAGTATTACTTTTAGTTTCAGTGTTAGGTTTATCTCCTGATATGGATTCTATTATTGAGTTATGTAAAAAGTATGATGTTATCTTACTTGAGGATAATTGTGAATCACAAGGAACTAAATTTAAAGGGACCAAACTTGGTAACTTTGGATTAATGTCATCCTTCTCCACTTATTTTGGACACACAATGTCCACAATTGAGGGCGGAGTCATTTCAACAAACAATGAAGAGATTTATAACACTTTGTTGCAACTTAGAAGTCATGGTTGGGATAGAGATTTATCTTCAGAAAAACAACAAGAATTAAGAGAGGAATGGGGAGTAAGTAATTTTTCAGCATTATATACTTTTTACGTACCAGGGTTTAACGTAAGAAGTACTGATTTACAAGCACAAATTGGTATCAAACAATTGGATAAGGTTGATGGGATGATTAATAATCGATATGAAAACTTTTTGTATTACAAATCTAAGTTAGAAGGTAAAACATGGTTCCCAAAAACTTTTGATGATAGTTATACTTCAAATTTTGCGATTCCATTTATCACCAAAACTATTGAAGATAAAGAAACTTTAATTAAAGAATTAAGCGAAAATAACATCGCATGTCGGCCATTAATTTCAGGTTCTATGGGAACTCAACCATTCTACAAAAAATTATACGGAGAGAACAAATTACCTAAATGTTCAATTATAGACGAGAGAGGGGTATATGTCCCAAATCATGATAAAATGACTAAAGAGGATATTGACAGAGTTTGTGATATCTTATTAAAATATTAATATATGTTAAAATTCTTTAAACCTCCAAGAGATAGTGGAACTCATCAACGGGGATATTTTTCATATATTACCGAAGCGGTTGTCCATATACATAATGTATTATTAAATCACCCAAATGAAAAATTAAAAATTTATTATGACCTGTCTAATATTCAGGGATATGGTAATCAAAACATTTACGAGGCGTGTTTCATTCAAGATGAAAATGATTACTTAACCAATATTAATGAATATTCTAATATTGAATTGGTTAATTATATATCAAAATTAAATGCTTATGAAAGTGAGACACTTACTGAAGAAAATTTAAAAATGTGTGAATCAATAATTAAAGACAATTTTATTTTAAACGATGAAATGAAACAATTATTATCATCAAGACATTCTCAAATTGATTTTACAAAAACAATAGGGTTCCATAGAAGAGCTACTGATATGGCAACAGTACATAACCTATCAACTATAGATTTATCAGATATCTTTAATATATTAGAACAAGAAGAATTTGAAAACGTGTTTTTAATGTCAGACAATTTAAAAGATTTAAATGAATTCAAAAAAAGATACGGAAACAAATTAATCACTTTTGATGAATTTACATCATCAAAATTTGATGATAACCCATTTTTTAAAGTCGAGAATGATGAGGAGTCAATTAAACAACATATACGAGAGATTGTTTTTGGGGCCTATACATTAGGGATGACAAAAAAGTTGATTTGTACTAAATCAAATTTATCTACCTTCTCAATATTTTCAAACTCAAAATTAAATTACAAAAGATTAAATTAACATGGTAACAAAAATTGCATTAATTACAGGAATAAACGGTCAAGATGGTTCTTATTTGGCGGAATTTTTACTTGAAAAAGGATATGAAGTTCATGGTACATTAAAACGAAATTCTGTCGCAGAAAATCAAACGGCAAGATTGGACAATATCTTTGAAAAAATTAATTTACACTACGCAGATTTAACAGATTTGTCTTCATTAATATCTGTAATACAAAAAACACAACCAGATGAAATTTATAATTTGGCTGCCCAATCACATGTAAGAATTTCATTTGACCAACCAATTTACACCGCACAAGTTACTGGTGTTGGCACATTAAATATGTTAGAAGCGGTTAGGTTAATTAAACCCGATGCAAAAATTTACCAAGCGTCGTCATCCGAAATGTTTGGTAATTCGATTGATTCTGATGGATTTCAAAGAGAAACAACACCAATGAATCCTGTTTCACCTTACGGATGTGCTAAAGTGTATTCGTATAATATTTGTAAAAACTATAGAAACTCATATGACATGTTTATTTCTAATGGTATTTTATTTAACCACGAATCACCAAGACGAGGTACAAATTTTGTAACTAATAAAGTGGTTAAAGAAGCGGTTAAAATTAAATTAGGATTATCTAACAAATTGGCATTAGGTAATTTAGACGCCACAAGAGATTGGGGACATGCTAAAGATTATGTTGAGGCGATGTGGATGATATTACAACTTGAAACTCCAAATGATTATGTATGTTCTACAGGAGTATCTCACACAGTTAAAGAATTGTGTGAATATGTTTTTAGAAAATTAGATTTGTCATACCAAGACTATATTGTTTTGGATGAAAAATTTTTAAGGCCTGAAGAATTAAACGATTTAAAAGGAGACAACTCAAAACTTAAAAAACATACTGGTTGGGAACCAACATATACTTTTGAATCAATGCTTGATGAAATGATTGAGTATTGGTTAAAGTACTACAGTAAAAAATAAAATTTTAAATTAAAATAATGGCAACAAAACCAACTAGAAAATCACCGACACCAACACCACTATCAGAAGAAAGAAGTTCAAGAACAAAAAAAGAAATTATTTGTTCAATCATAAAAAGAAAAACTAAAGAAAAGTTTTTAACCCAAACTCAAAAAAGTTATTACGATGTTTTGACATCAAGTGAGGTAACTATTTGTTCAGGGCCAGCAGGTGTAGGTAAAAGTTATATTACAATGAAAGCGGCAATTGATTTATTGTCAGACCCAAATACACCTTATGAAAAAATTATTATTGTGAGACCCGCAGTTGAAGCTGAAGAAAAATTGGGTAGTTTACCTGGAAATGTAGAAGAAAAATTAGACCCTTATATATTTCCATCTTATTATTTGTTAAATAAAATTATTGGAAAAGAAACCAGAGAAAAATTAAAAGAACTTGAAGTTATTGAAGTTTTTGCTTTGGCATTTATGAGGGGTATGAATATTGACAATTCAATATTAATATTTGAAGAAGGTCAAAATGCAACACCAAGTCAAATGAAACTTCTATTAACAAGGATTGGATTTAATAGTAAGTTCTTTATTTCTGGAGATGTTGAACAATCTGATAGATATAAAAACAAAACACACAGTGGTTTATGGGACGCTATTGAAAAATTTAGAGATTCTAATCACATTTCCACTTTTGAATTTAAAGATAAAAAAGACATAGTTAGAAATCCTTTGATTAGTAAGATTTTAGACAAATACGATAACGAAACAGAATGAAAATTGCGATAGAATTAAACGGAGTATTAAGAGATACTTTAAAAAAAATACAACAAGAGTATGAAAAATGGTACCTTGAGAATCCTTTTAAAGAAGATGAGGAAAAATCTGAATATGAAGTAATTTCAGATTTAACAACTTTAGATATATCAAAACATCTTAAATTTAAAGATGAAGATGAATTATATAATTTTTTATATAAAGAACATACTATGGAAATTTTTGGTCATGCAGGTTCAGTTGAACATTCTAGTATGATGGATTTTAATGATTTTTATTTAGATTTGAGAGATTCTCACGATATTTTAATCGTTTCGGATGAAATGGGTAAATCAAAACCAGCGTCTTTATTTTTCATTTCAAAATTTGGTTGTTTAGTTGAATCTGTTAAATTTTATAGTGAATCAACAATTAATTCGCTTTGGGATTCAATAGATGTTTTACTTACTGCAAATCCTAGTCTATTATTAAATCATCCGAAAGATAAAACAGTTATTAAATATGAAACATTATATAATAAAGACATTAATGTTAAACATTATATAACAAATTTTAAAGAATTAAAAACAAAAATAAAAGAGATATATGATTAAAGTATTAGGAGAAAATTATTATTTTGATTTAGACAGAGTTGAGGAATACTTAGATATGTCAAATGACATCTTTGATGAGGAATATACCGGCTCAACAGAAATAAAAATTAATATAGTAAAATTTGAAATAGTTAAAATGTTAATGGATACTATTTTAACAGAACATGAAGAAATTGACGAAAAATTAGGAATAAAATCAAGTACAAACACTAGTATACCATTTAGGTTAGCTTTTAATAGCCTATTAAATAAAAAACTTATAAATCACTATTAATATGGAATTATCTTTAAACGAAAAAGTAAAACAATCAATTCAAAATTTAAAAAATAAAAAATCGAGAATATATTTCTTAGTACAAGATACTAAAGGAAACGCGAAAGCATCGGTTAGATTAATTTATCAGACAGCAAAAGTTCTTTTAGATTCCGGATTTAACCCTATCATTCTTCATGAAAAAAATGACTACTCAGGCGTAGTTGCTTGGATGGATGAAGAATATATGTTAATCCCGCATAAATCAATTGAGGGTCAAAATTTAGAAATTTCTCCTGAAGATTTTATTGTTGTACCTGAAATTTTTGGTTTTATTATGGAACAAATTAAAAATTTACCTTGTGGTAAAATTGTGTTAACTCAAAATTATTCTAATATTGTTGAAACATTACAACCAGGACAAAGCTGGTCCCAATACGGATTTTTTAAGTGTATTACAACTAGTAAACAACAACAAGAATATATTGAAAACGTAATGAGACAAACTAGTTTTGATATAATTAAACCTTTAATTACGGATAGTTTTTATCCAAAACTTTTACCACCGATGCCAATTATTGGTGTTCACACTAAAGAACAAGAAGATACTATTAATATAATTAAAACTTTTTATTTAAAATTCCCACAATACAGATGGTTCACATTTAGGGATTTAAGAGGTCTTTCTGAAAAAGAATTTTCAAATTCGTTACGTGATTGTTTTGTTAGTGTATGGATAGACGAAAAAAGTGGATTTGGTACATTTCCATTAGAATCTATGTCATCAGGAGTACCAGTAATTGGTAAAATACCTAATATGAGACCTGAATGGATGACTGAAGATAACGGTGTTTGGATTACAGACCCAACAATGATTTGTGATTTTATCGCAGACTTTATTCAAAATTGGTTGGAGGATAACATTAAACCTGAACTTTACGAAAATATGAAAAAAACAACCGAAAATTACACAAATAAACAAGAATTTGATTCTACAGTTACCTCACTATTTCAAGAGTATTTAAACATAAGAGCAAATTCATTTGAAGAACAAATATCTAAAACCGAAGAATAATATGAGCAATAAATTATCACTATCCGTTATATTACCAATTAAATCATCAAAAGTTAAAGATTTTGAAGAGTATTTTGAGAAAGCTATCACATCAATCAACGCACAAACTGTTGAGATTGAAGAATTAATTATTGTTCATTCATCTGAAGAATCATTAGTTAATTTTTTAAATGATTATGATTTTGGAACATTAAATGTTGTAAAATTATTATGGGACAAAAAATTAAATTATTGTGACCAAGTAAATTATGGTATTAGTAATTCAAAAGGAGTTTGGGTTTCATTATTTGAATTTGATGATGAGTATTCGTCAATATGGTTTAAAAATGTTAAAAAGTACGCTGAGTCATTCCCTCAAGTCCAAGCGTTTTTACCTGTAGTTGTTGAAACAAATGAACAAGGGGTGTTTGCCGGATTTACAAATGAGGCCACATTTGCAGCCAATTTTAGTCAAGAAATAGGATTTCTAACAAATGACACATTACAAAATTATCAAAATTTTCAAACAGCAGGATGTGTAATTAAAAAATCGGTTATTGAAGATTTTGGAGGATTTAAATCATCAATTAAATTAACTTTTGTTTATGAATTTTTATTAAGACTAACATATAACTCTGTTTCAATTATGACAATTCCAAAACTTGGTTATAAACACACCAACATGAGAGAAGGTTCTATTTTTTGGAATTACAAATTTGGTGAGGAAAAAATGATTGAGGATGAAGTTTCATTTTGGATTCAAACAGCAAAAAAAGAATATTTCTTTGTTGAGGATAGAAACATAAAATACCAATTAGACAATGATTAATGATAGAATCTTTGTCAGCATCAACCGAAGAAGTTTTATCTAAAAAAAGAGGTAGAAAAGCTGTAAATTTAAATTATTTTGATGTTGCAGAAGAAACTGCGGTTAGAAGTTTTTTATTAGCAAAAACCTCAGAAGAAAAAAATAAAATATATAACGAATGTTTGAAAGAACCTCTCGATAAAATGATTTCATCAATCATACGAAGATATAAGTTATATCGAAAAGATATGGATTTTAATGAAATTCATTGTGATACTCACTCATTTTTAATGACAAAAGTTGACAAATTTAAACCGTCAAAAGAAAAAAAGGCATATTCTTATTTTGGAACAATTTGTAAAAATTACTTAATGGGTCAAATAATTAAAGACCAAAAAGAAACAAATAGAAAAGTGTCATATGAAGATATGTCACAAAGTATTGAGGAAAGACCTGATATGATGTATCGAATTGACGATGAAGAAATGGATACTAACGCAATTATTATAAAATATTTAAACGAATTACGGTATTTCATTGAAAATGAAAATTTAAGTGATAATGAAGTAAAGTTAGGATACGCCTTAATTGATTTATTTGATAATTATGAATCTATTTTTTCAAGTGCGGACAATAATAAATTTAATAAAAATGTCATCTTACTATCGTTAAGAGAAATGACCAATCTTAGTACAAAAGAAATTCGTGGCTCAATTAAAAAATTTAAAAAATTATATATTTTAATTCAATCAAAGATGAAAATAAATTAAAAAGTATTTATAATATGCCAAGACCACAACGTAAAGAAATTAATTTTACTAAAGATTCAATATTATCTTTAATGCAAGAAATTTATAATGAACTTGTAGAACAAAGGCAAACAGCAATCAGAATTCAAAATAAAATGTTGACAATGTTGAAAGACCCTGAAGACATGACAACCATTGGTCCTGTTATTGAAAAACAACAAAAAATTGTTAATGATTGTGTTGAAAAAAAAATTAGTTTATCAAAATTACAATCCGGTATTTGGGAAAAATCAAACAACAATACAGAATCACTTTCACTTGCTGATTTAGATGATGATTTAATTCAAAATCTGATTGATAAAGATGTGTCCAGTAATGAAGAATCTTATAAAATAAAGTGATATGGCGGCTACTGACTTAAACCAAGGACAAATTGAAGCTAAAAGTAAAATTTCGGCAATTAAAAACTTTTCGGAAGTTTCTAGTTCTGAAAAAAAATTAAAAAAGAGCGCGGGTAATTCAGAATCAAAAGGAATCCCTGATATTGCTTCTAGTCTTGATAACGCATCAAAAGACCAAAAAAGATATTTAAAACCTCCACCAAATTCTTTTGAACAAGTATTGGAGATGATAGGTTTAACTAGTGGTAATGGTTCTGAAACTTTAAAATATTTAAAAAAAAAATTATTGTTAACGGCCATTAAAATAGAGCCTGAAATTAAAAAAATCATAACTAAAAACGCTATAAAGGCTTTAGGTTGTTCTCAAGAACAAACATTCCAAGGATTTACTTCCGATTTTTTAGAGCTTAATCCTTTGAACACTCTTCCAGTAGGTCAAGGAATATATGTTCCAATTGAATCTATGGATATTTCAGGAATGTTAAAAACTACAACAGATTCAAAAATAGGTAAAGTAGTTTATGAAAAACCTAACCCAAATGTGATTGAGAACGTATATAAACCTTATAAAGGAAAAAAGCCGTTCCCAATGAATAAAGAATTTAATAACAGATTACAGGGAACATTTGTAACAAATTCATTTAATGGTGAATATGGTAAATATTATCAAGGGGTATCAAACCAAAACTTATTTGATTTTCAATATAGCCCAACAAACCAATTTGGTGTTGACCAAGCATGTTTTAAAGTCGCTTTAATATCCAAAGTTAACGAATCATTAACTATAACCGGTGGCTCAGCAAATAAAGTTATTGATTTTTTAGAAGATTATTACGGAACAATTAAACTTTTTGATACTACTGACTTTACCGCAGTTATGATGAATGCTGTGTCAGGTGCAATAAATATTAAAGCAAATCTTACTTCAGATGAGATTAGCAAACAATCACAATTTATGTTAATTCTTCAGAGAATATTAGGTCTTTGTTTTGACTCAAGAAGAGAAATTGACGTTAGTGGAGTTTCAAAAATTGCCGAGTTAGATGGTGTTGACGAATCATTTTTTGAACTTACTGAAATTGATTTAAGAAATATTGATGTACAAATTAGTAATATACAAAATGGTGTTATGGAACTTGTTGATTGTGATAACGTAAAAGTTCCTGTTGATTATGAAACAATAATTGATGGATTAATTGACCTTAGAGAAACCGAAAATTTATCTTCAGCATTAGAAGTTAATAAAATTATTGCGATTAGTGATTCTTTAGTTCAAAATCCTGATTGGAAAGTCCTTTTACCAACAAATTTAAATTTGCAAGTTTTTGATGAAGATTTTATAAAAAAAATCCCGTTATCCGTTGCGGGAGCAATTTTAAGCCCAAAAGTTTTATTTCCAATTTTTGTTTTAATGCAGTCACTTGAATCCAATGCAACAAATTCTTTTAACTCTGCGGTAACATCAGCAAACACTTTTATTCAAAGCGCTAATACTATTGGTAATTCGGTTAATAATCTTATTAATAGTAACGTTGATTTTTTAAAAACTTTTAAAAAGTTTAATATAGAAATTGTTGCAGAAATTGGGGCTATTTTTGTAACCGAACTTTTTAATATATTAAAAAAAGATTTAATTAATCTTATGAGACCAATTATCACAGATATTGCATATGACGTTTTTAAAGCCAAAATGCAAACGATAGAAAGATTAATTACTATTGCCTTAATTATTAATCAAATTGTAATAGGGGTTAAAGATTACAAAAAATGTAAATCTTTAATTGACGATATTTTAATAATACTAAATTTAATAAGTTCTTTAGCCCCTCCAGGAAGTAAAATACCTAAAATATTATTATTATTAACAAATTTTTTACCTGGAACTTCAGCTTCAAGGGCAAGTATTAATACAATAGAAGAACTACAAAAACTTGGAATACCTACAGGTACTTTACCTGATGGTTCACCAAATTTAATGTTATTGGCGGACTTAGCATCTAAAAGAGCAACAAAAAAAGAATCTGCTCAAAATGGAAAACTTGACGCTATTGGAATTAGTGCTGATGGCAAACCGGTTCGGATTAGTGGAAAATCTATATAATATGACAAAAGAAGAATTTGAAAACATTTTAAATTTACAAAACAATTTAAAAGAATTACCTAATACAAAGTTAGTTGAAGTTATGGATAAACTAACTGTCACATTTGATTTAACTAAAGAAAATGTAATTAGTTTAACAATATATTTAGATAAACTTGAAGAATTATATAATAATACCCTTAAAGAATATCAATCTAGAAAGTTATAAACATGGACGATAATACAATTTTTTTTCAAATAACTGTCCTTGACAATCAAGACCCAAT